ATACCTCCAGCTATGGAAGTGGAGGCGTCGATAAAGCCACTGTTTGATCTCTTTCCACATATAGAATCTCCTTGTATCGGAGGTAGGACCTAACTTACCTTACGGAGGATAGTATGGATCTTTGGAACTAACAAGCTGTTGTGAAACGTGTCGTTGATGCAGATACCATTGACGTTGATCTCGACTGCGGATTCCGCATTTACTTGAACCTACGGCTCCGACAAGTAACGCTGCAGCCTGTTCGAAGTGATAGCACGACCACGACGACCCCTCAAGGTCCACTGTATGTTGGTCAACCGTTAGCACGACCCCCACCTCATCGTGCGTGTAGGTGTAGATACGGTCGCCGTACTCATCCTTGCTCGATTTCCGCTGGTAATCGTACCTGCGGAGTATCTTGTTGAATTCTTTGCGATCCATCTCGGCCTCTCAGACGCCTCCAGAGACGTCGCAGTAGGGAAGGCTTACGTTCGGTCACGTACAGGGTTACGAAACAGTCTAGGGCCTCTGGCTGGTCGCTGTACGTCCACATACGTTCGACCACGCGGTACGGATTAGCTTTACCGGGAACCCGGATGAAATCACCCCGGTCGGGTAGGGTGTTGGGGATTTTGTTGTATCCCCGTATTTCCAAAGTTGGTCCCCCGACCCGTTCGATATAAACTGCGCAAACTGTCACTGGTTATCCATCATGTGGTGTTCGCAAATCTCGTCGTACATTTCACGGGGAATCCGTTCCCGCACGGCGGTATCCAGCCGTCGCATATTTGAATACGCCAAATTCCAGTGGCCGTCACGGGCATTCGTGAGGACGTATTCCAGACTGTCCGCATCATCCTCGTACATCTCAGCCAAGTCCGGGTCCTTTTCCTTTTCCCGGACGTCGTGGGCTTGTTTACGGAAATGCGTAACCACCTGTTCGAATTCGCGGAAAATATCTTCCAGCGGAACCGCCTCTTTGCGGTACGGACGCCACGGGATATCGTCGACGGCTTCATCTTCTTCGAAGAACAACTGCGGGCTTGCATCGCGGTCGGTACTCACCGCATTGAAAAATACCCATTCGTTGCCCTCATTGTTCCAGAACTTCGACTTGGGGATGCGACGATAGCGGTGGCCATCCTTAACGAAAATGCCGTTTTTAACAACGTTGCCGAATGTGTACATGGTCGAATCTCCGTGTGTCTTATGTGTTACCAGTAACCTATACCCTAAGTGTACCTACTCCGTCAAAAGTCCTAGAGAGCAAGTAGGCTTCGGAGCGCTGGAGGTCAAGGTCGAATAGCCCCACTACTGTGGGGCATTCGAAGGGGCCTTGATTTAGCGCTTCGCGGATCTGTGCGGCTGGTACTTCACGTTTTTGGCACGGTAGCCAGCAACCAACTGGTCGTAGGCGTCTTCGCCCATGAAGTGTCGCACAAGGTCAAGGTAGATGGCGCAAAACAGACGACCGTGGCCAGCGTGCGGCTTCGGAACCAAGGCGTGCGTCAGTTCGTGAATCAGGATGCGTTCGCACATGTGGTTTTTGGTGCTGAGGCGGATGCTACCGTTGCTGTAGCAAGCGCTGCCGCTACCTCGGCCCGGTCGAAGCGTGACGTTCGGGTTGTTGAAACGGCGGTTGAACCATGCCGAATTCAACATCTTGTCCAAGTAGCGCTCCGCCTGACGGAAAGTTTTGAACTCGGTGCCACGGGTGCATTTCTTTTCAGCATCGTACAGCTTCTGGCGCTGACCATCATACTCATCGCCACGCTTACGGATCGTGGTGCCGTCCAAATAGCGCCTCGACGCTTTGATGTACGTGGGCGGGTTGCTCAGGTCACAAGCGGCTTTCAACACATCAGCGGACCGGCCAGCGGCTTCCCTCGCCCGTCTGTTTCGAACCTCTTTGTTGTTGGACCGGTACGAATAGCTGGTGGTGGTTTTGATTTTCACCCGGCTGGCCTTCGGCTGCGGGGCCGATTGGCGGCTAGGCTCGGCACTCGGGGCCGGTTTGCAAAGCGAAGGCGGCACGTTCCATCGGCCACCCTTGCGATGCGTCTTTTTGGTACCGCGCACTTCCAGCGTCTCTACTTTGAAATTTTTGCGGTTGATTTTGACGATCTTGCCGAGGGTTTTCTCACCGCTGCCTCGACCGAACAGCACTTTCATTCCAACTTTTCCATCACTTTTAAGCATCGTCGTCTCCGTTTGGTTCGTAGTAGGTGTCGTCCCTTGCTTCACTAACCTATACCCTAGTGTCATAGGTCTGTCAAAAGTTTCTTTGAGTTTTGACAGAAGGCGTAACCCTACGGTATAGGGGAGTAGAACATAACGTGACTGTAGGAGATCGAAATGCTACTGATTAAAGCTGTCCAATTCGCCAGTGAAAAACACAAGGGTCAAACCCGCAAGGTGTCTGGGTTGCCTTACGTTATCCACCCCATCACGGTGGCGTTTCTGTTGGCGGACAACAAAGAGTCCAAGCGGCTTGAAGAATTGATGGTCGCCTGCCTCCTGCACGACACGCTGGAAGATACGGACACAACCTTCGAAGAGTTAGCCAGTGAATTCACGCCGCTGGTAGCGTCGTTGGTTCACGAACTGACGTCGGACGACGATGAGATTGAGCGTATCGGCAAAAACGAATATCTCACCAAGAAAATGACCGGCATGTCTAGCTATGCGTTGGTCATCAAACTTGCCGATCGTCTGTCAAACATCATGGACAGTCCGACTGAATCGTACCGTGAAGATACTGCGGATATGCTGAACACGTTGGAAACGAAACGCAATCTATCCGGGAGCCAAGTCAAGATCGTCGGTGAGATTCGCAAACTGCTGTAGGGTCGGACATGATTTTATTCATACAAGGCGCACCGGGGGTGGGTAAAACCACCCTCGCACATAGCTTGCTAGAACACTTCAGGGATAGCGTGGTGATCGAGGTCGATCACATCCGCCAAGCATTGCCAGAAAACGACTGGACAGACGACTGGCAACATACCGAAGCTATCCAACAGGCTCTTGTGGGCGCTTTAGAGCGTCAAGGGCGTGATCTGGTGATGCTTGTGGACACGTTTTACCAAGGCAAGATCGTCGCCCCCGTGGACGTTATGAAAGAGGAGGGGGTGACGCATAGGGTAGTGTCTCTGGTTGCGAACCGGGAAGCGCTACAGGCCCGTATGGCCCGTATGGACCGTCGTGACCACGGGTTCACAGACATTGATGCGGCGGTTGAGGTCAATGCCGATATCTGGGAGTTCCGGTGTGATAGCGAGATATGTATTCACACAGGGGATCTGGATGCAGATCAAGTGTTCAACATGGTGGCGGGGATGCTTGAGCGGGGGTTCGGCCTGATCCCTAAAACCGCTTGCTTAACTTCCGAAGCCCCCGAATGAAATCAAAAAAATCGAATTTGGTCTGCACCAAAAATTTGGCTGATTTACCCTCAAAATGAGGGCCTCATTCGTCTTCCATAAGCTCATTCAACTTCGCCCACATCCCATTGCGCTCTATGCCTGCAAGGAATTCTTCCTCTGCGGACTTAACATACCCCGCGTCCCTGTGCGACATTTCTAACGACGCACGCCCTTCCACCCCTCTTAGCAACTCAGCTACTTGCGTCCTCCGGTCACGCCGAACCGAAGGCGATGAATAACCGTCACCATCGAGGTCGAGGCCCTCCATAGATTTCAATTGGGGTTCCTCGGGTTCCATAGGTTCCTTCCCCTCGGCGCGGTCGTCGTGATCACGGGCCATTTGCATGATTACGGACCGGTTCACATGGAAATCCTCTTCCACCTCTTCCACCTCATCCTCAGTACGCCCCAGCTTGACGAATTCGCTCAAGAGAAGGCGGGATTGGACAGAGGTGAGCGTCCTATCTTTAAGGGTTTCTACGTTAACCTCGATTCTGATCTCTTCGCCTTCGATAGACACTTGATTGAGGCTATACACATACATCCCCTTAAAGAGGATATCTTCGTTGATAAGCTCCGCCACTTGATCCTGTAACTTGGTCTGTAAAGACGATAGCCATTTGAGTTCGCGCAGGTTCATGTAAGTTCCGTTCCGTTTTTTCGAAGCAGGTAATCGTCGCTGACGCTTTTGAGTTGGACCCGGCCAATCAGGAGATCACGCCGCTCCTCTGTAGGTCTAACTACGACCCCTTCCCGGATATGCGCCTCTTCACCACTGACTGTTTCAGCGCCGGTAGTTAGTTGAAGCATTTTGGCTTTCGAAAAGGGGCCACGGTAAAGTACCGGCACCCGTTCGAATCCGCGCTCTTCACAAAACTGCGTGAGTTCGTCGTCGTTGAGGTACCGACCGTGTTGAGGTTGACCCTCGTACACATCGAACACGCGGAAACCTAACGTCTCATCCGATTTTGTGTGTGCCCCGTAACCCAAATCTTGGACCCCTGAGCCAAACACCTCGCCAATAACGAAGATCGGCACCTCGTAATCGGCCAACCTTTCCAGTGCGTTGAGGTGCCGGGCTACCCGAAGGTACAGGTTGTTTGCGTTCTGTTCGGCCTCCGGTTTGAAAGCCAGCCCTTTCGACCCCAGCCCTTTCGAACATACGACGAGACGCCCGTAATCTTGGTAGGTCAACTGCTGAGGGATCACACCAATCTGGCACCATGAGTTATGAACTAACACACCATTGGCGAAAAAATTATGATTCCCACGGACCTGTAAGTCATATCGATCCGAATCATGACTTTCCAGTTTTCTGATACTCTTGATCTTGACCTTTTTAGGCATCTTTTACTCCTATATATTCATCTAACTTATCGCAACAATCTTCCCAATCTTCGTTAATAATATCCTTCTCCCACAAAACCAGAACGTCGAATCCAGCTTCGTTTGCTAAAGTTACACGTTCGGCATCATAATCCCATTTCTCTTGAGCAGTCATACTCTCTTGAGGGTAATTAAAAACATCATCCGCATTGTAAATTTCAGGGTTGGCGTGCCAATAATCACCATGCACCTCTATCAACTTGGTAGTTCCTTCTACATGGATGTCGAAAAACGCCTTTTTATCGCCATCTTTATCTAAGTGAAACTCCACGGAACAAGGGATTCCTATTTTACTCAAGTATTGGTACACTTGTTGGTGGATGGAAGAGAATACCATTGACTGAGCAATCTTGGAGCGATACCAGTCTAGAGTCCATAAGTTCCTAGTACCATACCTTTCTTCATAAGATTGCTTAATCTTCTCCTTAACGCTTTCCCTTTGAAAAACATTGGTAATACCCTCTTCTTCTAGCAGCCTTGCCTCCCACTCGTGTCTAGAAGGGTGATCAGCACAAAAATTATGAGGGGAACCATATTTATCCAAGTGTGTGTCTTTAGCCCTCTGCCTAGCTTTAGGCATCTTTTTAGCTGCGGAGATGGATCTGGTTTCGATCCCAAATTCTTTCATTTTCCTATTAATAGTAGCCACTGAAGATAATCCCAATTCTTGCGCAATGTGTGACATGGCTTTCCCTTGTTGAACATAATGTGCGTAAAGGAATTCTTCGGTTAGGGTGGAGTCTCGCCACTCCTTCCAAGCTGAACATCTAGATAAATGTCCACTTTTTGTGTATTTGCTTTTTAGAGGTAAGGTAGTATTACAATAAGGACAATTCCAATCTTCATAGTCTGACATGGTTCCCTTTTCCTGTAGTCAATGAACTACAGAGAAAATCCACAAAAGGATAACCATGCGTCTTTTCAGTCCCGATCAAGCAAGCAAATCTCATCCCCTTTTAATTGATCAACTCGACGGTAGCATTTCAACTCAGGCAACCACACAGGATGATTCCCCGTTAAAACCACAACAGCATCTTCCATCTCCAATTCATACCAATCACCCTCATTAGGATCTTGAGAGTAACCCTCAACAGACTCAAAAGAGATATCTCCGGTCTTCACATTCATACTTTTAACATGACAAGGGATCTTGTTTTCTACAATCTCTGAGATAGTTAGAGTTCCATGTTCCAACGTCTCTATTTCGGTGTCCTTGTCCGCACATCCGTGGATCTTCTCCGTGATCACGACTTCTTCACCCTCTTTGAGGACACCGGGATACCGTTTGATATTTTCGATATCGTATTTCATGCACCGGCGTCCACCCGCAGCATAGACTTCACCCGACATGGAGGCGGGGATAGGCGGCTCATATTTCGTGATACCCAAATCTTCGGTCACGTCGTCGCCCTCTTCCCAACCGTCCTTTGCCGGGTAACAGATACCTTGCGACAGGACGCCTCGGAGTCGGATAGCTTTGACGCGGTTGTGATCTGAACCGGCAAGGCGGCCCTCAAGTCCTAGCTCCTTCAGTATGTCTTGCGGCACCAAAGATGCTTCCGGGATGTAGGCAGCCAGATCACCCGTTTCGAACTGGTCTTTCATCACGATGGACTGGTAATCCCCCACCTGCGCTACCTCCAGACGATCCGCATCAGGATGTTGTTGGATGGTTAATCGTTCTACGAGTACTTTGTGCTCAGACATACGGCCTCCATTTTATCAATACGTACCAATCTTAATTGGTACCGTAAGACCTAAGAGGCTGTCAAGGGTGCTACTTTTCGATAAGGTAAGCGAAGCGGTCGGAAGGGGACTGAATCTTTAGGGGCTTGTAAACGACGCTGATACTGCACGTGGAAAGGCTTTCCCACACACGTGAAGCCTCGCGTCCAATGAGGTCTTCGATGCCCCCAGCGCCCATATACGTAATGTAATCGCACACGTCGTCGCCGGTTGGTTCAGACGGGAACCGCTCTTTGTGGTAGGAACGTAAGCAAGACAGAGCATCCTTGTAATGGACGTCATATTCGTAGACGCCGCCACTGTCCCGCAGCATCTTGATCACGACCCTGTGGGGTATCTTACTCTTCGTCGACATCTGAAAACTCCGATATCTCGACTTCAGATATATCTTCGAACAACGTCTTGATAGGCCCTAGCTGTTTTTCGATACGGTCGAGGCTTGCATCAGCAGCGCTTTGCAACGCTTCTAAGTCGTTCTGAAACGACCCTTGCAAGAGGTCCAACTGAACGTCCCTCATGGTTGTGTGCAAGCTACGGATGTATTTCAGGAGGGCGATCAATTCTTTGGTAGATAGCTTCAGCGCCTTTTTGCCCGATTCATGGGCCTTCAGGGCGCGAGCTAATATCTGATCACATTTCTGAAGCGATAATCGGTCCGACACCGTACAGCCCTCGCTTGGGGTAGGCGTCGATTATGCCTCGGGTCACGTATCGTAGTCAACTCCCCTCCGTAACACGACCAGTAACAGCCCACTAGCTACGGGCACTGCCTCATCGGATACGGGGTAAGTGTCCCGGATTATTTGCCGGATGCGTTCGATATCAGCACCTTCTACTTTGGTATCCAACCGACCAAAACCTTCGTTGTACACATCATACAGGTCTTGGTCGTCAGATGCTTCCCAAACCTCGTAAACCATCCCGGAACCCGCTAGGTTCCATCTGGCGGTCACTAGCAGGTCCGTTTCGGGGTGAGTCCTCTTGAGTGTCTTGCCTTCCGTGGCCATCGCACTGCTCCTAGCTGTACATCATTTCGAAAAAGTTGTCGGGCGACATGCCCTTGGGTCCCACTTGTTCTTCACCGGTCAATACATTGACCAACACGGGGCGCTTTTCTTCTTGTTCTTCGAGAAGCTCTTTGACCCGACGAAAAACAGCACCTTCAAGGTGGGGGCGGCTGTATTCCAGAACGCCCGGAATCTTGGCGGCGCAAAAATCGAATTCGTAAATGAGATCCATGTGCCCCTCAACATGACTCCGACTCAATTGGCGGGAGGTCACATCTTGGATGTCCACAAACTTGTTTGCAATCTCTTCGATGATTTCTTGTCGCCTTGTCATGGTGTCTCCTGCAGATCAAAGGAATTAGGACTATCGCCGCCTCACTAACTTATACCCTAGCGGGGCGGCGGTGTCAAAATTACTTTTGCAATTTGGGGTGGACATTGTAGAAACGGCGACTTGGGTCCGGGAATTGGTGGTCTTTCGACACGCTGTGGTCGAAAACGATGCCCGGCTTTTCCCCTTCCGGGACGTCCTTTTCACGGAGGTAGTTGAAACCCGAATAGACGCCAGCCCCGTGTAAAGCCGATTCCAACAGGGAGTTCCAGCCCTCACGAACTTCGGGAGCGACTTTCGAATTGCGGTTGCGGTAATTGACAGTCTCGATAAGACTTGTCAGGTCAATCGTTTTGCGGGCCACCAGTGCCTCCAAGGTCGTAGGGTCTTGTCCTCGTCTCACCAACCTATACCCTAAGATTTAGGAGCCGTCAAAAATCTCTTGGAGGTCCGACAGGGTGTATCGCTGGGGGCCGTGGATGGATAGCAAAGCTAAAATCCCAAATTCATCCGCCTGCATCCACCGCATATTGTAATAGCCGGAGTCCAGCATCTCGTACTTGAACATGTCGGTTTCAGGGTACCAGTAACCCGCTATGATCACCTTTTGGAGGTGTTCATCTACAGTATCTCGGACGGAGTAGAGGATACAAATAGAGTGTTCATCATCTTTGGCGGGTTCAGCCCTGTAGAAAGCATTCGAACCGGTCCCGAAAATTTCGGCGGGGAAGGGTAAAGACATGCCGGTATCCTGCCGGAAAGCCCCCCAAATCAGCCCTACAACTGTTTTGTCGATAATCATGGTGGAAAGCCGGGGTGGGTCAGCAACACTCTTATGGGTACCGGAAAGGTGTTTTAGGTGCAACGGGAATTTGGTACGGCTACCGTTTGTATGTACTGATACGAAATGCAACCTACCTCACACGTACCAAACCCTGTTTTATGTTTGACGGGGGAGGTGTCCTGTGGTAAAGGTGGTTGTACCATTTGGGGACGCACTGGTTTCGACCGGAGCTGACGAAAATGGACGTCGCGTTCTGGCGGGTGTATGTGACCGCCACAAACAAAGACATACTCGTTCAACTGACGAAACTCAGTACGCAGCGGCAGCATAGCCGTTCGTCCCACCTCGGACTCCGATAAAAGGACCGGGACGTAAATGGTCGGAGATCCCGCTTTACCCTTCGGTGACTAGGGTACCTCATAGAAGCCAGTCTATAGGTGGAGGTTGTAATCACTAACCCCTTGAGGGTAGTAGACTAGAGGCAAGCAAAGACGACCGCTCGACTTGCCATCAAATCCCTTCGCAGGGTAATAGAGCAAATGGTCGCTATGTACGTAAGACGACGTTTGTGAGTAGAGTTCCGACACGAGGGTTCGACTCCCTCCGTCTCCATAATCCCCTTGTAGAGCTTCTCTTGTAGAGGTTCTACAAGGGGATTTTTTGTGTCCGAAGTATCTGTAAAATGTGATCATTGTGGCGAGGAGTTCCTCCGGCGCTTGGGGGAGCATAACCGCGCAGTGAAACGGGGATACCAACAGTTCTGTTCTAAGCCCTGCTCCAATAAAGGGAAAGATCCCGTAACCAACCTAAAAGGCAAGCCGGAGAACCTGAAAGTAGGCTCCCAGCGGGACGAGTATTCTCCTTTTAGGTACTTCACTGCAGCTATACGCAGACGCCATAAGTCCAAGGGCCATAAAGTGTCCTCGCAAGATAAAGCTGTAGACCTTCCCTACCTCAAAGCCTTATGGGAAGACCAAGAGGGGAAGTGTGCGATTTCTGGCGTTGAACTTTACCTCCCTGCATCAACAACAGAATGGGAGGGTAGGGAGATCACCCCTCGCACAGCCAGCCTTGACCGAATCGACTCAAATAAGCCAGCCCTACGTACAGTCAAATGTAAGGTACGTGAGCTATATAGCTAACATATGCCGCAATAAGTTCACAGACACAGATGTAATAGCCTTCTGTAAGGCCGTTGCTACGTATCAGACTTGACAGGACACACAAAGTCAGTAAAATAGCCACTGGTCTGGGGGTGTGTCCTTCAGCTTAGCCTGAGGACCACCCCTAGACTCATTTTAATTTACTACGAGCTACACTACGATCATGAACCTGTTTATCCCCACCATTGGAACCAAGCTCCGTCTTACCCAAGACTGGAGTCTTCGCGTACAAAACGAGCGCCGGAATAAAAACCTGATCGAAGGGGCAATGGACGTCCCTTACGACAAAAGGTACGGTAAAGGCATCAAATATGACCTCACCCTGCCTGAAGGGACGGTGTTGACCGTCGACCGGATCTACATCCGCCAAAAAGCCGGGGACTACGATTCTGTCACCTTCTTGATTGACTCATGCCCGGATGAAAATTACGAATCAAACCGCCACCTCTTCGGTAAAAGAGGCTATCGGTTCTGGGCCGAACTCGAAGACGTCAACACAATCGAATGCGATGTGGTGGATGAGTGATGAATCCCAAAATCATCAAAGAAGCAGCCCGTCAGAAACGACTAAAAGAGGAAACCCGTTTCCAACGGTGGCGTCGGGTCAGTAAGGAGTACGCTATCAAAGCCTTGCGCAAAGTTGTTACGGTTTTTTGATGATCTGCGGTATCATCTTGGGGGCATTCCTCAACGCATTTGACTGGACCAAAGATCAAGTCAAAGAACTCTGGGAAACCGGTACGGGTCGGGTAGTGCTCATTTCTGTGGGGTGCTGCATCATCATGTGGTCCACTTTATTTGGTCTTCAAGAGGCTGGGGTCGTTTCGTCTGAACCAGAAAGCGCTCTTGTAATTTCAGGGGACCGGTGCTGGCTCCTGTATGGTCAAGAGACGGTTATTAGTAGCTCGAACCGCCTCATGTTCGATGTGGAAGACACCGAACTGTGGGTTGATAATTGGGATGTGATCGAATTTAAGGGGTCCGATTGGGAAAAAGCAAAAAACACGATTGGCCGCGCAAACCTCGACCTCGATAGTTGCATAAAAGACGGAAAGGTTTTTGACGAATACGAGCATTAAGGGTATAAGGGACCAGTACGAAAGCTAACCCATACGAAGGACGTCATGTATCTGAGTAAGCTCTACGGTCATTCGCTTACGCTCCTAACCGACCTTTACCAACTCACGATGGCCTATGGCTATTGGAAACAAGGGCGGCAACACGACGAAGCGGTCTTCCATCAGTTTTTCCGACAGAACCCTTTCGGGGGAGGTTACGCAATCGCTGCCGGGCTAGGCACGCTCGTCGAATACATGCGTGATTTCCATTTCGATTCCGAAGACCTCGAATACCTGTCGAGCCTTCAAGGGAACGACGGCAAGCCCCTGTTCGAACAGGGATTCCTCGATTACCTCAAACACCTCACTTTCACCTGTGACGTTGACGCCGTACCAGAAGGTTCGGTCGTTTTCCCACACGAACCTCTGGTCCGCATTCGTGGCCCGCTCATTCAGTGTCAGTTGTTGGAATCGGCCCTCCTGAACATTATCAATTTCCAAACGCTTATCGCCACCAAATCAGCCCGCATCTGTGAGGCCGCCAAAGGTGAGCCGGTGCTGGAGTTTGGGTTGCGTAGGGCGCAGGGGATTGACGGATCCATCATGGCGTCGAGGGCAGCTTATATCGGAGGCTGCTCTGCTACGTCCAACGTACTCGCTGGAAAGCTACTGGATATTCCGGTCAAAGGGACACACGCTCATTCGTGGATTATGTCCTACGACTCGGAAATGGAAGCCTTCGAAGAGTACGCTGAGGCCATGCCCAACAATTGCGTGTTCCTTGTGGACACTTACGACACGATCGAAGGTGTCAAAAACGCTGTGAAAGTGGGCAAGAAGCTCCGTGAACGCGGCCATGAAATGGTCGGTATCCGGTTGGATTCCGGGGACTTGGCCTACCTCAGTATCGCGGCTCGTCGCATCTTGAATAATGCCGGGTTCGAAAACGCTAAAATCGTGGCGTCGAATGGATTGGATGAGCACACTATCAAGTCGCTCAAGTCACAGGGCGCTTTGATTCGCCTCTGGGGTGTAGGCACCAACCTCGTCACAGCGAAGGGACAACCGGCGTTGGGTGGTGTGTATAAGCTATCCGCTATCAAGCGGGAAGGGGGCGAATGGGAACCCCGCATCAAGCTGAGTGAACAACGTATCAAAATCAGCAATCCCGGTTACTTGCAAGTGCGTCGGTTTTTCGACGGCAATGAGTACCGGGGCGACATGATTTACAACGAGCACCAAGGCGATCCCGGTACGACTATCGTCGATCCGATGGATAACACTCGCCGCACGAAATTGGATTTCGACCAATCCATAGACATGCTACAGTCGGTCTTTAGAGGCGGCTTGGGCGATTCTGTGGTTGAAACGTACCAAGAAGAACCGTTGGATGCTATCAAGCAACGTGCCCAGCGTGAAAAGGCGCGTTTCCACGGTGGTGTCCGCCGTTTCACCAACCCGCACCAATACCCGGTCGGTCTGTCTAAGCCGCTCGACGAATTGCGTACCCAACTTATTCTTGAAGCCCGTGGTCACGGAGACGACGAATGAAGTACGTCCGTATAGGAGCCGCTTCCCTCAACCAGACACCTCTGGATTGGGAAGGAAATATCGACCGAATCATCAAAGCCACGGAAGAAGCCTCCGCCAAAGGCGTCCAGATGCTGTGCCTCCCTGAGCTTTGCATCACGGGCTATGGTTGTGAGGATATGTTCTTATCCCCCCACGTCCATCAACGAGCACTTAAAGCCTTGGATAAACTCAAGGATCTCGGGGACTTCGGGATGCTTACGGTGGTGGGTCTTCCGGTCGTCTACGGCAACGGGATCTACAACTGCATGGCCGTGATACAAAATGGCCGCATCGAAGGTCTTGTCCCCAAGCAAAATCTCGCCAAGGATGGTGTGCATTATGAGCATCGCTGGTTCAAGCCGTGGCCTCCGGGGCAAATAGGTTCTGTTTACATCCCCCAAATAGGGAAAGTTCCTATCGGGGATTTCGTATTCGAAACGCGGAACGGGATTCGGCTTGGCTTTGAAATTTGTGAAGACGCATGGGTCGCTGACCGGCCCGGATCCCACCTTGCTCAAAGAGGTGTGGATGTGATTTTCAGCCCGTCTGCTTCCCACTTTGCTTTCGGCAAACAAAAAGTGCGGAGGCAATTCGTGGTTGAAGGTTCGAGGGCCTTTAGTTCGGCCTACGTCTATGCCAACCTCCTTGGCAACGAATCCGGGAGGCTAGTATTCGACGGTTCCACTTTCATCGCATCGGGTGGTGAGGTGCTTGTGGAAGGTGAGCGGTTCTCGTTTCGGGACCACACTACCGTATGCGCAGATGTGGATCTTGACACACTCCACATGCAACGTTTCAGCCGGGAAGGTTTTAGGCCCGAGGATGAAGACGAACGCAACGTTTTGTCGATCGGAGGTACGACCACCGAAAAACTCCGACAAAAGGCGCAGCCTGCTGTCCCCCAGAACCTGTCCAAGTTCGAAGAATTCAGCCGCGCCGTGACCTTGGGTATGTTCGATTATTACCGCAAGTCCGGCGTCCGGGGCTACGTCGTATCCCTGTCCGGTGGTGCTGATTCTTCGGCGGCTGCCGTACTGGTATACCTCATGAGTAAGTACGCAAAAGAGGCATACACCAAAGAGGAACTTGCCGCCAAGCTGGCGCATAACGGCTATACAGGCATGTGGCCCGAGCGTCTTTTGACATGCGTCTATCAAGCAACACACAACTCCTCGGAAACAACCCGTGAAGCCGCTGAGATGGTCGCTAAGGCTATCAACGCCAAGTACGTAGAGCTTGATGTAGACCCTATTGCTATGGCTTACGAGGAGCTAATAGGGGACGCCTTGGGTATCGAATGGGAATGGGAAAAGCACGATGTGGTTCTCCAGAACATTCAAGCGCGCACCCGGAGTCCCTCAGCGTGGATGATAGCCAATGCCGAAGGCAAGATTCTGTTGGCGACCTCCAATCGTTCGGAAGCGGCGGTCGGATATGCTACGATGGACGGAGATACTTCGGGCGGCCTGTCACCTCTCGGAGGCATTGACAAAGCCTTCTTGCTTGAATGGCTGCAGGAAATGGAAAAAGAAATCCCGGAACTTAGGTACGTCAACAACCAAAAACCTACGGCGGAACTCAAGCCGGAAGAGTACGACCAGACTGACGAAAGCGACCTCATGCCTTACGAGGTGCTGGACCTTATCGAAAAGCGAGCTATCCGGGACAAGCTAAGTCCGGTGGAAATTTTCGAATGGTTCCAGTACAACACGGAACACGAAGCGGTGAAGCTCGTGGAATGGATCGAAAGATTCTTTCGACTGTGGTGCCGCAACCAATGGAAACGCGAACGCTACGCACCGTCGTTCCATTTGGACGACGAAAACTTGGACCCCAAGACGTGGTGCCGTTTCCCTATTTTGTCAAGTGGTTTCGAAGAAGAACTAGAAGCCCTTCGATCGAAAATCAAAACCTCTGATTAGGAACGCCCCATGAATGCACTCATCGTAGTCGACATGCAAAACGATTTTATGGATGACGGTGCCTTAGCGGTTCCGGGATCTCGTGACTTGGTAGAAACCATCAACGAATTGATGGAAAGCCCCGTTTTCGATCTCGTCGTTGCCACCCAAGATTGGCACCCCGCTGACCACGGCTCCTTCGCTTCGAACCACGAGGGTAAGGAACCGGGGCAAGTTATCGAACTCGACGGTCTGGAACAGATTCTCTGGCCCACCCACTGTGTTCAGGGTTCGGAGGGTGCGGAATTCGTCGATGGTTTGAATACCGACCGGTTCGATACCGTGTTCGAAAAGGGTATGAATCCGCTGGTCGACTCGTACAGCGGTTTCTACGACAACGGGCACCGTGAAGACACCGGCCTTGCGGACTACCTCCGTGAGCAAGATATCAAATCGGTCTACGTCTGTGGCGTAGCAACCGACTACTGCGTCAAGTTCACGGTATTGGACGCTTGCAAAGAGGGCTTCAACACGAAGCTCATTTGGGATGCCACCGAAGGCGTCGAGTTAAACGAAGGCGACGTCGGTGTTGCCTTGTCACAGATGCTGGACGCCGGGTCCGGGATCGTCAAGAAAAAGCTGGTATTCAAATAATGGAACACGTCAACGACGAAAACCACATTTTGAAATGGGTGGATATCGATCCCGATGAACGGGTTGGAATCGTCGGAACAGCGAGACGAAAGGGTCATCGGGTTGGGATTTACGGTGGCAGTTTCAACCCCCCGCACATGGGGCACGTCTATATGCTGTTGAGCGTGCTTCAGACGCAAGATTTGGACCAGCTATGGATTTTGCCGTGTGCTGACCACCCGTTCAAAGACCACCTTGCTCCGTTCGAGCAGCGGGTCGAGATGTGTCGTCTGGCGTTCGAACATTTGAATGGCGTTCATGTCCTCACCGTCGAAGAGAAACTCCCACAACCCAACTACACGGTTCAGACGCTCACCGCGCTCAAAGAGGCGTGTCCCGAGGTGGACTTTTCTTACATCATCGGTGGGGATCTGGTAGAGGAAATCCCCGAATGGAACAATGCGGAGGGTCTGTGTGACTTGGCTCAAATCATCGTGGTTCCACGACAAGGGCATCCGGTGGTTGATGCACCCGACATTCTCGGGGACTATACCGAAGTGGATCTCGGCTTTCAGTTGCCTGCTATTTCGTCGTCAAGGATCATCAAAATGATGCGGCGAAAGGCTTCAGTGGCGGGGTTCCTCGACAAGATGGTGCTGGGATACATCAATTATTACGGTGTGTACGATGATTCGAAATAGGGCGCTCACAGGACACTTTTTGGGCCGCCTATCCAAGCAAGTACATATAGTGGCAAAACGGATAGGCGGCCCTACTTCTATTCGTCGATCTGGATACGACATCCAGATCATATTCAAATACGAGCGACCTTTTGTAAGCATCTACGGGGATATGAGGACCCACGAACGTGATCTGATTGTGAAATGTTCCCCGATAGGAAGTGTAGAAAGTATCGAACTCCGTGAAGGTACGAATCTCACTAACTATACCAGTCTTTTCAAGCTCATAAAAATTGGGGAAAATGCAGCCAATTACGGTTGGCGGCGTGTACCCGGCAAGGGCATGAGCTATCAGTTCTACAAGAAACTGGTAGAAGGGTTAACCTCTTTGTGCTCAGTCTGAGCCTTTATTTCTTGCCCTTGACGTCATCCTCAAAATCACCGGCTGTTTTCAACAGGGGCAAAAGGTGGGGACGTAATTCGGGTTTGTTATACGCCAGTTTGATCAAGTCGTCTCTGAGTTTTTTGTCCATAGCTCTTACATTGCGGGGGTTGATTTTGGAACGGTCCACTTCACCATCAAGGTCATAATTGTCTGGAACGGCTTCACCACTCTTGACGGAAATCAAGAAATGCTTGGTAAGCTCGGTGGCGACGTTTTTAATCTCGTCGACACTGAACATGTCTTTCCACGACTTGGGGGCGTACTCTTTGAAATAACCCTTCGCTGCCGTTTCAACTACGGGAAGCATCAGCCGGGCGCTGGGTTGCTTGCCTTCAAGGAGGGCTTTCATCAAATCCTTCTCCTGTTCTCGAACCGCCTTGTGAAGATCGTAGTTGTTTTCAATATGCAACAGCAGGCTATTAGCCTCGGGGGTGTCCGGGCGTGCAGTCTTGACCGAAGCAACGCGCTCAAATCCAACCTGATCAACCATGTAAAGCTGGTTGCCGAACTGAATCACATCACCCACATTCATGCTGGTATGATTCAGCTTTTTGGACCGGATCAACGAATTAGCTTGGCCTCTAGGACTCCAGATTGTCCCTTGCATCATCTGGAAAACCTCGTCCGGGTTGCCCTCGCCCACTTCACCAAGAAGGACATGCGTCTCTTTCAAGTCTTGGAGGGACGAAGGGATCAACTCCGGCATGTTTTTAGACAGCCAATCATGCCCCATCGTAATGTCTCGACTGTAATCCCGCTTGTAATACCAGATTTTAGCACCACGACCACCGTAACGGGGATCCCCGGTTACCTCGGTAGCATCAGCTATTGTGCGGTAGCCATCCATCGCCTTTTTCACAAAGGCTTTGAGTTGGCTTTGACCTTTGGCGGTCCGATAGGCGCGGTCAATTAAGCGGTCGTATTTGGACATGGAAATTACCTGTACAGTATCCAACGGGACATTTTTGATTCACATTCTCATGCACTATCAAAGGAATACCGCCCTCTTGACGGAAAGGTGACGTTAGGGTATAAGGAAGTATACTAAGGAGGAACTATGAAATTCGATCTGAAAAAACCGTGCAAAGAGTGCCCGTTCCGCAACGACAAATCAGCGTATTTGCGCAAAGGCCGGGTTCGTTCGTTGCAAGAAACTCTGCAGGCCGATAAATTTTCTACGTTTAGCTGCCACAAAACCGTGGACTACAGCGAAGAGGATGGCCGCAACACCGAAGACACCCAGCACTGTGCCGGGGCGCTCATCCTTATGGAAAAGCTCGAAACACCCACTAACTCAATCCGGGTCGCCGAACGGTTAGGGATGTACGACCGCCGTGAACTCGACATGGATTCGCCGGTGTTCGATTCGTGGGAAGAGATGGAGGACGCCTGCAATGGGGAATGAAGACCTTGTGGTCATTCGGTATCCGATAGGTGACTTGGATGACCACCGGCACCACCAGATACGTGATGATGAGGGTGATGTTCTGGCTTACGCCGTCATCTTACCCGACACACCGGAAAAAGGATTCACATATCTTGTTGGGTTGTACGTAGAGCCGGAACACCGTCAGAAAGGGATGGCGAAGGCCATCCTACAGAGCGTTGAAAAGGACTTTGAAGGGTATACGATTATTCTTCAAGCACATCCCTATACTGATTGTCCGCTGTCGGAAAAGGAACTCCAGCACATGTACGAGCGCTGGGGCTTCCGAATCTATGACGAAGATGGATGGATGAAAAAGGATCTAGGAGAAAACTATGAGTAGCGGGCGGATTCATAAAGTGCGTAGCTACCAACGCCGCGTTCCTGTTGCTAATCCCGAGCATTACTGCATCGTGGCACCTGCACAGGATCGGCGGCGAGACATTCGGGAGGGCGTACCATCCGAACAAACGGAGCCGGATGGGTGCCTCATCCTGTATGTGGTGCAATGGTTTTATGAGGGTGGGGTCTTGCTGATATCGCTCTGGTTGTCCGAGACGACGACGATATGGAACTAGAACGCCACTATCCGCCCGGTACGCCGTTCGATTATCTTGTCCGTCTCATCAATGGGGTTGCTATTTTGGACCGCCCTACGTTTCTTCAGCTAGGTCTGGCTGGGTATCACTGACTTGGATGGCCAGTTGCAGTTGGGCAGGTGAACAACATCTTTCCGTGCGATCCCGGAGGTCTTTTGGAGGGTTGGTATCACACGATAGCCCTTCCGGTTCTCTGATATCTACTTTCCCGTCAGCCACCACGAATTCCACAAGTGGTCTGCATTTGTGCGCTAGCTCCACCGGTTTGTTTAGTATCTGTGACCGCAACTTGAGGTAAGGGAAGGTCTTGGCGATCAGGATCCAATCGGCCATGAGGTCCCCAGCGGACACCCTATCCAGATTGTAACTGTTGCACCCGACTGTCCCGTCCCAACCACACCAGCCCCTAGACCCTTCCCAACAGGGCGACATGATTCGGTAATTGTGCAAGACCTTCAGGTCTAGGATCTGGTACCGTTCATGAAACTCAGTTTCGTAAACATCCCAAGGTGGTTGTCGCTGATAGCGTCTATTCCGCTCGGGCCGCCTTGTGTAAAGGTGATTCTGAATAGTTTCGACCCAATCAGTGTCGTTACACCACGTCTCGAAATCGGAGGTTCTGAAAAGGATCTCCGCCCGTTGTAATTCGGTGACGGGTTCCCCTTTTACGAGGAACCCGGCCCACATAGGAAAGGACTGTAAAACGCCTTCGATTTGTCTGTTGCGAATCATGCGTTTTCGTCTTCCGGCTTGACCCTGAAATCGTACTTACGACCTTTCGCTTTAGAAAGGCGACGTTCGAGGTTGTAGCGGTTTTTGACTTTCCCGGCAGCCATATTATGGACGTAGCCGGTCGACAAGTCCAGTACGTCCGCAAGCTCGTTGGCTGATTGCCATTGGTACTTGGCAGGGTCGTCACGCTCGGTGATGATTGCCCGCGCCTTGGGTTGCGTAGCGCCGCCTTCTCGAATCCCTTCGGATTCCCGCACCAGATTACGATACCGGCCCACGGTATGCTCCAGCACGTTGAGTTGGTTCTGGAGGTTCTCGACTTGGGTTTCCAGACGCCCCTCATACTCCATGCGGCTTTTCAGGATTTCCACGGTTTTGATTAACCGGGGCACCGCCACTTTCGTCATTTCCTTGGTAGGTGGACAGCCCGCATTAACCCATTGACCATAAAGGGTCTTGACCAGTTCGAGTTCCTCAGCCGTCAGTGAACCGCTTTTTCTCAGGGTCGTGATATTCATAGTCGTATCCTCGGAGTAGTTAGTTGATACTACCCATTTATACCCTACTTACGTCCTCACGTCAAAACATTTTATTGTGCAGAGGGTATGACACAAAAGTCAGAGGTGTTTTAGAGCACAGGTTGGAGGAGAGTCCCAGAGAGATCTGGGCTAGAATCAGGGATATAAACGTCACGAGACTAATTTATTTTATAAAATCCGGCGAACATCGAGATCACGAATCTCTCTAAGTGCTCTCTAAGTCACGAGTACTTAGCCTGCACCCTATCCCACAGGTGCCGCAGGAGGTTTTCCGGTAAGGTCGTGTCGCCGTCTGAAATCCACGGACCCTTGCCTTGCACCTTTTGAAACTCGGATATCCACTTGGCCGCCTTGCACGGGGAACCTTCATGGTAAGTCTGGATCTGATCGGTGTCGACATACCACCGCAAGCCAAAGGTCGTGGTCCCCGCCCAATCATTCAATTGGTAAACCCATTTCACATGGACGTTTTCCCCGTGGTTGTACACTTTGAATTCCCGTGGCAAGGGGAAGTGTGTTTTGGTGAGGAAATCTGAAACGCCCCCTGTCGGAGGTAGGATTTCTAGGAACATTCGGTCTGCAAACCGGTTGATGATCATAGCCTAGCCCTCACCTTTCAATGATGTTCTTGAACCTTTTAGCCAGACGGCGAACCTTTCCGCTGTCTTCATCGGGGTTTTTAGGTGCGGGTTGGTTGGGGGCCTCGACGACCGTAGCACCGGCCCAATCATTAACCCAATCGTAGGTATAGATGCTGTCTTGAAAGGGCCACACGGGATACTCAGACCCCTCTTGACCTTCGAACTCCACCTTGATGCAAAGTTCCTTAGCTTCGGGACGGTTCAGGACAGTAGACTCTGTGTCCTCACCTGTCACGGACTCGAACACTTTCAAGATGGTGGCCCGGTGAATCATCGCCGACTGTTTCATGAGCCTCACCAGTACCGCGTCACCTTCCCGGACCATCTGACCTTCCGGCATGATGTTGGGCAGATAGACAGCGAGATCATGCATTGTCATTTCTTCATGATTCATGTTCGGCCTCCCATACAGCGATCCGGTCACGGAGCAATTCCTTGTCCGCTTCCAGTGTACCATAATCTTTCCACATACCCATAACAATTCGGGCGGCAAAAATGACTCCCAACACGTGAAGCCCCTGCAGACTCTCCGCCCGGTAAAGGTCGGATAGGACCAGCAAGGGTAACACCACCGTTATGGCTATTGATTGAACCTGCATCCTCTTGGCACTGCGAAGCAGATACCGGAGGTCTTGTAGGTTCATATTTTTGATTTTCGTGGGCGTTAGGCGCTCCATGCTAATGCGTACCTCGACGGGTCGTCTTGCTTGAGCACATATTCGATCGTCTCAACCACGATTTCCAGTGCGTGAATGTACCAGTCGAAAGAGGTTTCGTCACCTTCCGCCACCTCATTTTTGTACACGACGTAAGTCATCGGGTCCCCGGTCATTTCGCTGCGACCTTCGATGAAACCGTGAACCGTGACGCCCTCTTGCAAAAAGAAATGGCCCCGGTGGTTCATATAAGGGCCGCCGTGGATGCTGTTGGCTTGTCTCTTTTGCTCTTCCGCGAACACTTCGAGGGCGATCTTTTCGTTTGTGACGTCTTCCTCTTCGATGTTTTTGAAAGGGTTGTACTCCATCTTCATCACGTTGAAATCACCCTTCGTCTCGATGTCTTTTTTGAAGTCATCAAGAAGTGCTTTGGCCTTGGGGAGCACGGTTTCCCAATCCACCTCGACGTAATAGTCACTTTCCTTTTCGAACACGTCGTACAGGTCCCGCCCAATACGCCGTTGGAGCGCTTGGTTCAGGCCGCCGCTGTTGTAGCTTGACCTCCAGTACCCAATCTTAAACATGTGGTCCGGGTAAAGCTCAGAATCCTCGGTGATTTCTATGCGGCTGTCTTCCAAGGGGTTACCGTATTCGTCAACCACATACTCTTCACGCAATGCGGTTAGCTGGTCGTCCAATTCGGCTTTCATGCCAAGGGGCAAATCCCGCCGCTTTGAAACACCGGCTTTTTTGAAAAAGGTGGACAACAGCCCATCTTCCGCTTCGGTAAAGGAACGCCTTCGGCCTTTGAATTCGCTAATTGGTTCGGTGAACCGGTACAGGTATACGTCGAGTCCCATTTGGACCACTCCAATTCGTAAGTTAATGCTACGTATCAATAGTCACTACCACCTTTTACCCTAACTATCCCCTTTGTCAAAAGACTTTGACGTAGGGAACACTGGATGTTACGTTATATATAGTGGTAATCCACATGGCTATCGCTACCAAAACAACTCATAATGAGGTTATATACCGATGTTCATGACGGAAATTGAATCTGACAAAATCACCGATCTGATGATTGAAGATTACTTCAACAATGTCCGGTCCTTTTGTACGCAAGACCTTTCCAAAAAGGAACTGGACACCGTTGAACGGACCGGCATCTTGTTGATGCAAACGATGGTACAGGCAATCCTCCAGTCGGCGACGCCCGACAGACAGGTTGAGATTTTCCATCGTATCCAGATGCGGTTCATGATGGTCCTTCAGGACTATAACCGCGATTGGATCTGGGCAATTTTCAGTGAGTTCTCGGACCGGCTGCCCGAAAAGATGCTCAACTAGAACTGTAGTTGTCGTCGTCTTCCAAAAACTCAAGCGGAACCCCTAAGCTCCTATACATCTCTTCTTCGACAAAGCCTATTTCTCCGCAGGGGTTCCGCAAGGTGCTTGGCCCCATCAAAGATTCCGTCTGTAAGCTACTGAAAGCCCGGTTCATTGAAGACATAGCGTCCGCTGTGTCTTCAATCGCTACACCTACCCGCCGCATTTGATTGGTCAATTGGCTACGAATTTCGAAAAAGGTGTTGTTGTTCCGGGGATGTCCGACGAAATGTTCAACTAGTTGGTGGACGCTACGGCCAACCTCCAAAGCGCTTCCGCCACCCCGCATCGCCCTTTCGACAATTTTATCGACGGGTATGAACTCCAGATCACCATGACCTTCCACCCAGAAACCTTCTCCGTTCAACTTCAGCCGGTTGTTGTATAGTCGGCCCAACACAGTATCAAGCGCCTTAGCGAAGCTCTCAGGCGTCCAGCGACTAAACTGCAGATGAGAACCGAGGATAGGAATCCGGGCCATATAAATGCCCCGGTCCATGTTCACATCGGCTTTGGGGTTGCAGTATATTTCAACGTCCCAATCGCCAAATTTGCAAAAGATGTTCGTGGCGGACGTCCACATCTCACCTTCGCCTTGATCATAAATGTGAAGGACACCCTCGAAAGCCTCTTCGATGATAATTTTCGGGGGGAGCGTAAAGTAATTACGGATCATCCTTCACCTCGGAAAATCATGGCCACAGCCTTGCGCGTTTTTGAGGTAACACCCCACAAAGTGAGATCCTCTATCTTCACGACCCCGGAGGGGCTAGCAAGGCGCATCTTGAAAGATTCCTTGTCCGCAGGCCGGTAAGCGATAACCGCTTTCACAAGACCACCTATCAAAAGCTGTGCGACCTTTTTGTTATTGTCCCGCTTCACCACGTCCACAGTGTGATAAGTGTAAGGTGTCTTGAACGTGTTAGCGACGATGTACGTCACGTAATTCAGGAAAATCTCATCTTCGAAATGGTTGATCCCATGTTCCACCGCATCCAGCAAGGTGTCGGCGTTAAAATAAGGGAGCACTGTCCGTTCGAAACCATATTGCATCGGGAACACGACGCGGAACGCATCATAAGCGGGGTTGTATTCAGCCCGATATCGGAAACCACGGACGGTAAACTCAATCCCCCGGACTTTCCGGCTGGCCTCGTCACGAGGCATCGAGACCTCGGAAACTTGTACGGCGGGTTCTAGAGTCTTGAGGTGCTCAGGATGAAAGCGGATAGTTTCGTGAAAGTAGTTTTTGATCATCGTAATACCTTATTTTCACTCCTCGGCGGTTTCGAAACGCTGCAGAAAATCGTCGAAATTGTTTTCGATGTAGCTATCAAGGAATTTGATCCTTGACCTCACGCATTCCCAACCCCCGTGATCCAGAAGGGTTCGGATTTCGATGAACCAAGTCATATCGTTGAGGTGTCTCTTGTTCGAACTCGAACTACGTCCCGTCCGTTTCGAGAGGTAATACTTCAGTGTACCCTCGACCGTATCCCATACTACAACAAAAGACTGTTCGCCCCTAGAGCGTCCGTTTTCTTGAAACCGAAATTGAAACTCCACCTGATCATTGATCTGATCCTTGCGTATCCCCGTGATTCGTGTCGGCGTACATCGATGTTCGAACAGGGTCTTACGCAAAGGACTTTCGGGTATCAGGCTGAGAAACAACCCGAGGTGGTATAGAGGGATGATCTTCGAATCAGACATAGCACACCTAGTATACGTGTAAAATACCCCCTTACCATACCGATCGAAAGTCGCAATAGCAAGGAGAAGAAAAGCCCCAGCAACATAGCCGGGGCCTTCTTAGTGGTCTGGAAAATGCGTCACTCGTCGGAATCGTCCAAGTTCGATATATCCGAAGGCGCATTGATAGTAGGGGATGACCCACTAAGGTCACGTACTCGGGTTTCCGTATGAACAGGGCCGCTAGCCCGAACACCGATAGGCGCTTGGTGTTGCTTCGGGAAAGGATGCTTCGGTTGAAGCTGTCGGATTTTATCCATATCAGCGCTTGAAGCCATATACTCCCGTACCTTCTCAATCGCCTCTTCGATCAAGTGGCCCGTCTTTTCTGCCGCAGGGACGCCTGATACGAACACACGTGAAAAGACGTAATAGGCTTGGAAACGTGTGAGGTCGTTTTCCTCTTGGATGATATCAAGGAGGGCTAAGGCCGAATCCTTGACTTCCAGAGACTCTTTGGTGGGCGGCGTCGGGTTATCAAACGCATCGTCCACCATCGCCTTGGTCATTTTCTCTTCTTTGCGTACCTGTGGGCCTACGTCAAAAAGGTCTTCGAGCGCATCATCAATGCTACGGCCCTTTAGGGTCGTGATCTCAAAATAAGCGTCATCGACGGCTTTGCGAAGAGCTTTGACATTCGACGGGTACTTGTAACTTGCCGTGTACGTCTTTTTCAGGAAAGGGACGGACAAACGGACAAGGTTTTCATTCTCCGTGTAGCTGTGCTCGGTCAAGTCCAAACTCAGTGAATCGTTATCTGTGCGGCGTCGTGTCCGCTTACTGAAACGCTTGGTGAACACGTTACGGTAAACAGCGTCGCCAACTTTCTTGATCTGATCTCGTAAAAACATATAACCTCCAGAAAATAGCCCCCGGTCAAAGCGACCGGGGGCTTGATGGGTTTACAGATTCCCGTTGATGAACTCGTTGAGCAATGTAGGCACCGAAGTGTTACATCCCACGATATCAATCATACCGGGATCCTTGGGGTCTGCGATGGTGTTGCGGCTGGCTTCCATCGCCACAACAGCTACCCGTGACCCATTGTTCCGGGACTGCCGGTACTGATCAAGCGCCTGCTTGGGGTGGATATCCCCATACCACGTTTCGCTATCCGTGTAAATAACGAAAGCGTCGAAGTCCTTTGCCGTCCGCTTTGCCCATACCATCGGAAGGGCACAGTCGGTACGTCCGAAAGGAATGCCAGAGATGCTTTTGATCACATCGTCCAGTCGCTGACGGGGCGAAATGTTCAGAGGGATGAAATCGTGGGAAAAGCCCATGATTTCATAGTTCTCTTCGGTCCGCATCACCGTCATCGCCATCGCGGCACTTACTTCACGGGGCGTCAGACCTTCCAGTCCTGCCACCGATCCCATACCCATCGAACCGGACACGTCGAGAGCAAGGCAAATGTTCTTGCCGGTAGGCTCCACGAAATCGAAAGCGGCGTAGAACGCATCGTCCAGAGCATCCGTGATCTTCGGAACCGGATTCCATGTCAACGAACCCCGGAAACCTCGGCCCCTAGCGTAAGTACGCTGGGCATTCAAAAGATTGAGAGGGTGAACCCGCGCACGCTTGAGGTATTCCCGGTCCGTTAATCGCTCGACAACAATTTTCGTAGCATCCGACGTGTTCGTCAGGAGGCCCAAAGAGGTCATCTTGGACAGGTTACGGATCGTCGCCCACAGAGGCATTTTCTGTAGGAGTTGCTCCCAGACTTTGACGTCGTTGAGGAACTCCGTGGGGATGCACTCACGAGGCAAATTATGGTTTTCAATCAAACCGATAAGCTGCTCGACCGAACCCGCTTGCTTCGCACGTTCGAAAGCCCACACCCTTTTGAGGACTTCATCGGATTCCGCGTCGGAAACCAGTGTCCCCTGTGCCGCCCAATGATATAGGGCGTCACGGGTATCGTTTTCCGGCTTGACATGCGCCTTGAGCAACATGTCACGGTGTGACCAACCATTGCGGTTCTGATATTTGATCATCTGATAGGCCACGTCATCGTCAGACTTAGCCTTGTACCAGTTCTCAAACGCCCGCATCGTGACACGTCCCCACCCGCCAAATGGCTTGATGAACTCTGCCAGTTGCGTGAGGTGGTAAAAAGTACGGCACACTTGTGGGACTGCTTGGGCCGCAGCACGCCGGGTTTCAACGGATTGCTCCGTGCCGTCATTGAACTTCAGCGCCAAAGCCAGTGCAAAGATGGCCGGATCGTTTCGGACAGCGCGACCGCTATCGGAAATATCGACGATGCGTTGTACCGTTGCGGGGCCAGCTACCCGGAGGCAATCGTTCACGGCTTTCGCATTGTCCACCGTCAGGTTGCGCTCGGTGACGTAATACGACCCACCTTCGGAACCGAGAATCAAAAACCGATCAAGTCGCTGCTGCATGTCGACTTCGTAACCAAAGCCTCCAGCATTGTTCTTGATCTGGTCTGCGCTAATCGGCTCATCTTGGGGAGTCGCACCCGTCTTCTGGTCTGTCTTGAAATGCTTCGAATAATCCATGAAACACCTCCATTGTTGGGTGCGGACTTACAAACGAGCAAGTCCAATGAGTTACGTAACGGCTCGTATAGGTACGAGCGAAGATACGTAGTAGCACCCAACAATGGGAAGTGTCAAACGTATTCCTTACCAGTAGAACCCTTCAATGTCGCCTTTGTAGATTTTATCGCGGGTTTTTTCGAGGATGCTTCTGATTTTGCTAGGGAAAGGGAACATCCAAAAATACATCCCACCCGTGAATTTTTTGGCGATAAACGAAATCATCCATTCCGGGATGTTCCCGTTGAGTTCATAGTGGGCTACCATCGTCGCCGTGTAACCGCGAAGCTCCCAATAGGCCCGCATCGTAAAAATGACGGGCAACACACAAATGAAACTCAAAGGGAACCAGATAGGATGCTTTCGTTGGTCGAGCAAGTGCATCACTTCATGCCGCACGATTTTGTATACGTTGGCGTCCGTCCAATCACCGTAAGTGGATCGGCTCGGCAATACGAGGGTGTTCCCTTGCAAGCCGTTCGAATAGCGTTCGTTGAACTTTTTCTTGAAAGAGGCGACGAAAAACCCCACGAAACCAACAAAGAGCCACGCAACAAACGTACTGAAATTCGTCTTGTGCCAGCCCGGTTCGTCTTTGTAAACCACTTTGAAATCAGGGATTTCCCGATCAATAAAGTCGCGAAGTTCTTGGACCTTTTCTAACGGTACCTTTGACATACGTATCTCCGTGTGCGAAAATTATCTGGTACGTACCACGACAGGTAAAACGACCATGCTACGCAACTATTTCCTATTACATGGCGCTTATAAGCGGATAACCCACACGAAAAAGGTGGAAATAGGGGATTGGGTCCTCATCAAAACCCGTGGTAAAAAGAGCCCTAGCACCACCATCTATGTGGGTCAGGTGCTAAACACCACGAAAAGCGATTCGGTCGATTTGCAAGTCGGTGAAGAAGACGTCTATCTGGTGGACACCGAAGGTTTGCTCAAGGTGCCTCGTACCAAAGCGGGCAAAATGAGGGCGAGGGTCAAAGACCCCGGAACACAGGCTTATCTCTGGCAATCCCAATGGAGGCTTTTCCGGGAATCTGACAGGCCCAAACTCACCGAAACGGTTTTGTATTTCATTTTCACGGCCCTCAACTGAACATGCCCCTATTTATCAAAAACCCACGACCCCGGCCCGGTGATCTTTTACTATTCCGCGCTGATAGATTCTATTTTCCGGCTGAGGACACGAATTTAGCGCTTGAATTCAACATCTATGTTCCTGAGATCGTGCTAGCTTTGGGGACGTATGAGTCTTTCAAAAAACAGAGCGAAGCGAAAATTAGACTGTACTATGACGTTGAATACCAAGCCAACCAAATTCAGCCGCGTAAAAGTGCCCATTTCCTCGGTGAATTCGCCCGGACAAAAGGCTGGGTAGTTCCTGAACACTTGGACCATCTGTATAAGTTGGCCGGAAGTGTAGTTGGACGCCTTAACCTCACCGATGAACATGAGGTCTGGCAATATTTGACGCAATGTGCCCGGTCACTTAAACACATGGAACGGGTGTCGAGATACCATTCAAAGGATTGATCCCCCATGCCTCTGTTTGCGCGAAAAAAGCGCTACACGGAAGGCGATCTGGTTGTAGTATCCCAAATATCACTACTTGAATTTTCATCACGATTTTCATACCTCAACCGGCTCAACCTGTTCGTGGGCCACTATGAACCCCTCCGGGAATACAAAACCAACCGAAAACTCCCGGCCTTCGTCCCTTACTGGCAACTTTGCTGTTACCTCAACAGCAGTTTTTCGTTCTACGACGTGTATGACACCGCTGAGTTTATCCTAGAAGACCATCGAGAAACGATTGAAGGCGTCGTAGTGGGTAGACTGAACGTCAACGACCGCTACGATGTACGCTCTTACTTGAAGCTGTGTGCCAAGCGTCTGACTCCGTACTACCGGGATCAAGTATTCAGTCATGCCGTTTCCCGTATCGGTTGATCGGACTGGCATGAGATCGCAAAATACTTTACTATGTATGAAATGAATTTGGACGAACCCAAATAGGAGATCACATGAAAAGACTGACAGTTGCATTCGTAGCCCTCACCGCCTTAGTAGCCTGTGAAAATGAGGAGTTACTTGAAACCCAATCCCAACTGGCGGACGCCCGCCAAGAGATCAGTGACCAAGAAACTACCATTGCCTTGTGCGAAGACACGGCTCAGAAAAAGCAAGCCGAACTTTGCGAAAAACTGAAAACGGTCGTCGAAACGTACCATGTCCAATACTTTGAAGTTGGTGACGAAGATGTAGACGTTCCGTGCAATCCTGCTGGCGGGGATTTCAGCGTGCGGGTACACAAAGACGACACCCAACGAGGATGGGCGTACCTTCGTTACGATATCAATGGCAACACCCGTTTCAGTGACCGACTCGTCTATGCGGTCAATGGTGGGACGGCGAACTACGACGGGAAAGCAGATCGAAACTCCCTCCGTGTGATCGACCCCACATTCAGCGATTCGGTTTTGCTGTCCGTTGAAAGCTGTGACGCCGACACGGATACTTGCTCACTTAGCTGCCGAGTCCTTGCAAACCACCACGAAACGACATGCACGCAATGAACGGCCTTGATCTTACAAAGCACTACGAAGACGTAGTTCGAATCGTTTACGCTAAATTCGGAGCCGAGGCCGAAGACCCCGACGACTTGGTGCATGACGTGTGCGAAAAGATCCTCAAGCTCAACCAAGGGTCCAGCCCGTATGTAGCTTCGAGGTGTGCGCCCTCGACCTACATCTATATGGTGGCGAGGGGTGTCCTGATCAAGCAACTGAACCGGGACAAAGTTCCCGAAGGCGCGGATACTGCGTCTTTAATTCCTAGATCCGGGCACCGAAAAGTGTGCTTGCTTGAATGGAATGAAGAGTTGCTCAAAGGCTTCGAACAGCACCTGAAAGATTCACTCACTTTCGAAGATACGCTACCACGGCGTGTGTTCCTTTTGCTTCGCATGGGCTACACACGAAAGGAGATTTGCAAACTCCTTGACGAAACCCTCTACCAAGTCAAGAAGCAAAAGGGGAGGCTTCGGGACCTTGCTGAGGACTTCATCGACGACCTGCATCCGTCCCGATGAAAGGGAGCACAACCAACACTTGATGCTTGCAGGGGATGTCCCGGTAATTGTGGTGGGCCGGGCAAGAGCACTTCCGGGTTCGCTCTTTCATGTCGATCTCGACATAATAAGGTTCCGGTGCTGTCCCCTGCACCCTCGCTTTCAGTACACCTTCGCCCGTGATATTGAGCGACTTGATGCGGTCTTCGGAAAAGTAACCCTTGGCCCGCATCCGTATCCGGTCTGGAGCTTGCTTGTACAAGGCCCGCATAACTTTACTGTAGTCGTAATGGCCCATAGGCACCTCGTCGTCGTCGTAATGGAATCGTAGTAGGTTCGTGCCTGCAGTCTCTTATACCTTATATACTATTCACCGTCAAAATGTTTTTCCAGCACTGACTCAAGCTGTTGAGCGAACTTTTCGGTAATGGACGGGGTGCTCTTGCTTTTGCGTTGGACCTTGGCGATTTGCCGCTTGTAATAGGCGGCCCACATGAGCGTGTGGTTTCCGGGGTTCTTGTCGTAACCGTCTAGCACTTCGATCAGCCCTTCCTTGCGCCACATCCACAGATACGACCGTATCGACTCCCACTTGTAATAGTAACGCCCCGGCCTCAAATCCTGTAGCTCATCGTGGATTTCCCGGACATCCTGATACGTGAAAGGGGTGGACTTGATGTACGTATCTCGGATCCACAACACATACCGTGCCACGTTCGGGAAAACAGGTTCCCCGGAAGCAGTAAGGCCCTCCTCGTATTCAACAATTGGGGGGAACATAGCAATAAACTTTTTATATGGTGGTTGAAGTGAATCCTTTTGATCTCACGTCAGACATAATTAGGGTAACTCCATGTCGCTAAAAAAGCAACTGATCAAATTGGGCAAGGTGCGCAAAAACCTTCGTCCCCATATCCGACCGGTTTTGGCTGAACTGAAAAAGCTGGCGTCCGTCACCGTAACTCCGAAAAGGGGTTTGCCGGATTCGCCACGCTTTGCCCAGCACCTGTCTGGCCTCAAGAGTGATCACCACTCTTTTCAGTTGGTTGAGATATCGACGGAAAGCAAAACAGTTGAGGCCGCATGGGTCACATCCACACGTCCCGGAAGACTGGATGTAGCGATGGGAGGCATGGTCTACCAATTTGAAGGCCGCAGCCCTGAAGATGCAGCTAAAGATTGGGCCAGAAAATATGCCACGACCCGGAAACAGGCAAACAACGGCCTGTATGAAAAAGCATCGGAGCTTGCCCGCAAGCATGTCGGGGCGATTGAGCAAGGGTTCGAAAAGCTCCTGAAAGACGCCAAGAAAAGCCTTGCGAAACAAGACCTAGAGATCAACATCTTTGGGCGCAACACATCATGGCTGAGTTATCGTAACCACGGTAGCGACGGGCTTCTTGTCGGCGGGCAACTCAAGATCACAGATAATGCGGAATATCCCCGGTCCAAAGAGGAGATCGGCGATGCTGTAGTAGCCTCCGGTGTCACTGATTGGGCTTATGTCCGACGTGGGAAAGGGGCAGGACAATGGATCGTGGAAATCGGCAATTCCGACCGTATCTAATCATTTCGTAGGAGATCACAATGGATTTGAAAGACCAACTCATCAAGCTAGGCTCCGATAACAAGAGCCTTCGAAAGCATATCAAACCGGTACTCGCTACCTTGTACAAGGTGGACGGTGATTCCCTTGCGGCAGTCGTAGGGGACGCCAAGCGTAAGTTTGCTACGGATCTAGCGGGCTTGATGGAAGAGAGGATCAAGCGAGAATTCGACGTCAATACAGGTCGTTCTAGGGACGGCGGTCGCATCGACACTGACGGTGGCTGGTCGGTTACCATCACCCTTGATCCAAGAAATAAGGGCAACGGTATTATTGCCTACCTCGAAGATATCGACGGTAGAAATATCAGCACGGTGACTTTTGCCTCTACCGACCTCAAGCGAAAAATCATGAAAAAGGTGGTAGCGGAAATCAGAGACAATATCACGGATTACTACCTCTAAGGGTTAGATTATGAGTCTTTCAGACTGGCACAACAAGTTCGGGGGCCGCTCTTGGCGGATCACATCCGAGGGTATCGAAACAAAGGACGAGGGACTTCTTCGTAGCCGTGGTGAGCCTATCACCATGAAAACCTTGTGGGAAGATTTCGGTGACGAGATCTATTACGCCTCAAAAGAGCTTGAAGTCCCGGCTGATATGATTGCGGCGATGATTCCCATCGAAGCTGTTCGAAAAAGTGACGGGCATTACGACCCGAAGTCAATTCGCGAAGAGCCGGGCTACACTTCCGATGAGGAAACACCTCACCGGGTATCTCCGGGCCTCATGCAGACATTGATTTCAACCGCGAAGTCAATGGCTTCCAAATACGACCTAGTGCCCGAAAATGAGGTCGACCGCGAATTTCTGTTCGACCCGCACTACAGCATTTTGTTAGGCGCGGCCTACATGGCTCACCAGATCGAAAAATACGGGGTAGATCCACCTCTTATTTGTTCAGGATATAATGCGGGATCAGTGCGAAAAACCACACGAAATAGTTGGCACTTGATCGCCTATGGTAAAACTCGAATTGACCGGTATGTATCATGGTTTAATGATTTTATTTATGGGATTGACAATGGTATGATAGAAGTCCCTGAAAACTTGTTACTAACACGGGCTTTTTTGTGAAATCAGGCATTTACCATATCAAGAATTTAGTCAACGGAAAGGCATATATCGGGAGCAGCAAGGATATCCCACGCCGACTAAGAGATCACCGGTCTACCTTGAAAAGTTCGGAGAGGGTACATGAAAATATCTATTTGCAAAGGTCGTGGGACAAATATGGCGCAAATAATTTCGTATTTGAGCCTATTGAAAATGTTCCCGTCGAACAACTAGTCGAACTTGAACAAAAATATCTTGACCGCCATAAAAATGCAGGTGATTGGAAACACCTATACAATATCAACCCTATTGCCGCACATCCTCCTATATTAAAGGGTGAGGATAACCCTAATTACGGCGGTTTATCCCCTGAAACCCGAAAAAAGCTGAGTGTAGCTCACACTGGAAAAACACGCAAAAATGATGTCCTGTAACAACCCCATGAAAGATCCAACCAAACAATTTTCCGATGCTGAACGAAAAGCGGCAGTTAAGGACTATCTATCTTCCGACCTAACGCAAGCACAGATCGGAAAAAGATATGGTGTATCCCAAGCCTGTATTGGGAAATGGGTAAAAAAGTTTAAAGTAATTATTATTATCTGATCAAGGGATTCACATGTCACACAACAAATTAGCGAACCACGTGCGGAAAGCCAAGCGAAAGGTTTACGCCTCCTTGCCCGCCGAAATTCGTACTCTCCACGCACTTATGCGTCTTGCGAGTCCCCGTCGAAAACGGGCCTTTAGTGAGGGGCAGATCACAAAGCTCGTCGAGCAAATGCTTGACCGCGAAGGGATCAGACGGGAGCTTGAAGGCGACGGCCTCGAAATCCCCACCATTGATTGGGGCAAAATTTTCAAAGTCGGTGTCAACTCGATGGCCCGCAAGCTCAATTTGGAGCACACCCAGCGTGAGGATTTCCTCAATGACGTGGTTGGGGATATGATCATGGGCCAGAGCATCATGAGCCTCCGCGATACTGGCCCGTGGAAGCGCAACCTCATGGAACAGATTGAGGATTGGGTACGTGAAGGCTACAATGACAACCGGATCAAAGCCTCGTTGACCAAATGGGTCAAGATGAAGGTTTCCAACCTGTACAAGCGTTGGAAAGCCGAAACCGGTGACGCCGACACGGGTTTTCAGCAAGGTACCCCGGATGATGGTTACGAAGGGCGGGACACTTTTGAAGATCTCTTCACCCTCGACGGTCTTAGCAGCGGACAGCTTTCGGGCTATTACTCGTTAATGCGAAGCAACCCGGCTGCGAAGCAACTGATTGAGAAGATCAAGAAGGAACTCAACCAGCGTTACGACGATCTGGGGATGATTTGGGAAGCCTACATGAACAACCCCGCATCTTCGATGCGTGAATTGCTCAAAGTGGACGTAACGTTCAAAGCTGGGGCACGCGGAAAAGTACCTCTGTGGCGGGCACTCGGTTTCGAGGAAGGCGATTCGTCCAACCCCGGAAAGCTGGGCTACCGTGTCAAGAAACTAAGAAAGTTCCTCCGCAACAAGTGGCCGGACATCGACGACGTGTTGCGTGACTTGAGCAAAAGCTGACGTACTGCTACCTTAGCAGCCGCATCCCCGAAGCCCGTACCAGTTCGCTCTGGTGCGGGCTTTTCAGTCTCAAAAGGTTTTTGACGAACCTTCGAACCTATGGTATAAGGGTGTGGAAGATAGCAGCGACGACAAGTGACGACGATTAGGAGAAACAAGATGCGAGTGATTACGTCGGGCAGTAAGCAAATTGATTTCGAAAACGCCAAGGCGGTGTGTCGGGAAGATTACGCTACTCACCACAACCTTGAGACGCACCTCGCCGAAGAGCACGATATGTCTGTGGCGGACTATCAGCGCCGTTACGGCAAAAATGCGACGGTCTTCGGGGGTCGGGTTTTCAAGGAATTCTTTGACCGTGAAATCGAGCGCAAAGGGTCCCGTTCTTACCATACATACGTGGCAGTGGGCAACATCAAGATGCGGGCGCAAGTCGGCATGATGTCCCAGCGCCCTTCCCGTCCCAACGGATACATGTATCCCGAAAAGGGGGCGGCAGGCAAAGCGGCCCAGCGTGTGGCTCGTGCGGTCAAGTATGGGCGCAACATTTTCCTGTACGGTCCAGCGGGTACGGGCAAATCGGACATGTTCCGCTGCCTTGCCCACGATCTGAACATGGAATTCAGTCTGTATCCCATGCGAGAAGACCTCGACACGGCTCTCTACATGGGCCAGATGCAAGTTGTCATCGACCCTGAGACGAAGGTCAACAAGACCCAATTCGTCGAAGGTCGCCTCCTGAAAGATATCCAAGGGCGTATTGGCAAAGATGGTATCCGCCGTGCGGTAATGATTACGATCGACGATATCGACCGTGCGCCTTCCGAATGCCACGAATTGTTCCGTCACATTCTCGACGGAGCCAAAGAGGTGTTCATCCCCGAGTTGGGCAAGTCCATCCCGGTGTTTCCGGGCACGACCATCGTGGCAACGGCCAACTCCAGAGGGCGTGGTGACGATTTCGGGTTCTACAGCAGCGTCGAAAGTATGGATGATTCGATTCTCGACCGCTTCGGTCGTTTCATCGAATACCATTACCTCGAAGTCGAAGAGGAAAAGAAAATCCTCAAGGCCAAATTCCCGTACCTCAAGAAGGTGGCTCCGCAAGCCTTCGACACCATCATGGACGTCACGAAAACGATCCGTCACATGATTACGAATCGGGAAATCCACATCGGATTCTCGCACCGTATCCTGACGGAATGGGCCACGTGCCTCGAAGAACTCATCCAAGAAAACGATGAGCGCTTCGACAAAGTTCTCGTAGGCAAAGCGGCTTATGACTGGCTTGAGCGCTTCGACGAAGACACCCGCAAGGCACTGTTTGACCGGACGCTTCGAGCCTACATCCCGCATGGGGATCGGGACAACTTCAAGTAAGCTACCTGCCGGGGTCGTTAAGTTTCTTTTGACGGCCTCGGCTCGTTAGGGTATAAGACGACGATAAGACTACGACCTTAATCCGAGCGACGACATGGCACGTAAAATTTCAGGCATCGCAGTCCGGCAAGGGCACACCGCATTGACGCGGGGCTTGCTCCGGGACAGCAAAGTCAACGTGGTATCGGCGGGTAGCGACTTCTACAACGCCAATGACTTTCCCATCCTTCCCTTCATGTTCAAGTTTTGTGAGCGTGTGAGGCGGGGGAAAAAAGAAACGGGTCAGCGGCCCGATTCCTTTTCCACTTGGGATATCAAGCAAGTCTGGTTGTCCGCTCGTAGTGAACTGCGGGGCGACAACAAAATTGTCATCGCGTCCACCCCGGACGAGGTGTCCCAAGAATACATCCGCACGTTGGACGGCGGGATTCTTCACGAATCTTTCCACAGCCTCTACACGCACAAGGGGCGTAACCTCGACTACCAACGGTTGGCGAAATTCATCGGCAACCACTACGACCCCGAGGTTCCCTACGAAAAGAAAGCCAAGCTGCTCAAGACCCTCTGGAACATCTTCGAAGATTCGATGATTGAACGGCGGGGCATGGAGCGGTTCGAAGGCGCTATCTATTCGATCCAAATGGTACACCAACTGGTCTGGGATCGTGAAACACCGGGGCGACGTGGGCCGGTCGGGGGCACTTTCTATGACGAAAACAATCGCAGGTGCAAAGCCTTCACGATGCTGGACCACGTGGTCTACTACCTGCGGGACCAAGTTGAAAACTACCTCGACGACGCTCCCCTCGACGAATACGACCCGCAAGCGCGGATGATTGTTGATGTGTTGCTTGGCGATCTCGTCGAAGAAGGTCGTCAGTCAAAAGACACCTACGAATGCTTCGAGTTGGCTTTCCAAGCGCTGAATCGTCTGTCCAAGCTCAAGGGCGCTGCCAACGGGAAAGGCGACGGTGACGGCGACCCCCAAGAGCAAGAAAAACAGGGCGATGAACAGCAAGAAGGCGGGGGCGGCGGCAACGGTGAAAAAAGCCAACAGGATGATGAGCAGTCCGGTGATGGTGAAAGCCAGAGCGGGGACGGCCAGAGTGACTCCGAAGAAGGCGAAGGCGAAGACGACGGTGAAAGTGAAGGCGGGGATTCCGAAGGCGGAGATTCCGAAGGCGAAAGCGGGGACGACGGTTCTGACGCCGATGGTGACAGCGGAAATAGCTCTGAGGACGGCTCAGAGGGACAGAGCGGCGATTCAAGCGACCAAGGTGGACAGCAAGGTACATCCGGTAACGAAAACCATTCTAAGGCCGGTCAGGACAGCCGGGACGGTGAAAAGGGTGGCGGCGAAGGCGGGCACCAAGAAGGCCACCGTGATGGTGACGCGCTCCCCCCGGATTTTGACCGCTTGGCAGATGAAATCGCCAACACTGACGAGGCGAATGGCGGGCAAGATTTGTCGGACGTCATTAAAGACCAGTGGGAAGAGGAAACACAAGCCTCGGGCGTGCCGAGTCATCCGATTCCCATGACCCGTGAATACGATATCATCCATGAGGTAACACAGTCGAAAGGCAACCTCAAAAAGTTCAGAAAGTTTGCGGGTGATGTGCGCCGGGATACGCTGTATATCCGACCCAAAATGGTCGCTTTCCTACGGGGTATGAAAAAGTCCCGTCGCAAGCACCGGCTTGAGCAGGGCCAGCGATTGTCTGGCCGTAGCATCCATGAAATCGTGTACAAGAAAAAGCCCAAGCCGTTCATGAAGCGTATCAAGGCCGAGAAAGAGCACGCGGCGGTGTCCATCGTTATCGACGAATCGGGTTCGATGAATCTCGATGAAGCGCGGTACATCCTGACCACGTTCGCCGTGTCCCTGCAGCAGCTTCGGATCCCGTTTGAAGTTATCGGGTTCCAGCAGGGGACGATTCAAGGTTGCGACAACGCCCATAACGTCCAGCAAAGATATTTCCGGGAACGGGGGATCTCCGGGGATGCCTACGAAAAGTCCAAGAGGACTGAAGAATGGAAAGCACGGTTCACGCGGATTGCGGCACGCAGGTTCAATGTGTTTCGCACCTTCGACGAGCCGCTTACGGACAAGTCCCTGAGCAAGCTAATGAACACGAGGGCCAACGGTGGTACGCCCTTAGCCGATGGGATGGATTTCGCGGCCCGGAGGCTAGCCCAGCGCAAAGAGTCCCGTAAGGTGCTTATCGTGATTACTGACGGCAAGCCTTCGGGGTCCAGCGGAACCCGGTTCGGTACAAACGCAATGGTTCAGATTTGCAACAACGAAACCAAGCTGTTGGCTTCGATGGGTATCCAAACCTTGTTCGTAGGCTACGGTGAGCGCAGCATCAATAAGTTCGATAACAGCGTGTACATCCCGAACCTCGATTCATTCGGTACGGTGATGAACGAGCACCTGTTCAAGATGCTTCGGGAAAATAGGTTTTGACGGATATGGCAAACTAGGGTATAAAGTGACGAGACGATGACGTTACCGTAAGCGACAAGGAGACGCACCATGAAAATGATTAACGGCAAACTTTACTTCAAGACGCCAGACATTCGGGCTTTCCTCGGGATTACCGATGGTCAAATATGGGCCGCCCGTGAGCGGAATGCCCTCAATCCGATCCAGTTTTCGGACGGTGGCGACTGTTACTTCAAACCCGAAGAGATTTTGGAAGGCAAGCGCCAGCTTGTTGAAACGGGACGTCTCGGGTCCAGCAAGCTCCGACGAAAGCCGGTCATCGAGGACAAGCAAGAGTACGCCCGTATCGTGCGGTATCTGGAACGAAGCGGCTATGCCGTGGGCGACGTCAGCCAGCTTGAGGCACGTGAAGATGGAAAGGGTTACAAGGTCGTCTACGACCCGACCGCCGTTCCGGTTGATGATTCCGCCACGGCCACAAGCACCGAAAATGTGTCCACCGATACGTCCGAAAGTAGCGGCGGCGATATGGCATGGAAAAATCGGCCCACCCCGGACGTCTTGCCCTTCAATTTCGCGATGGGGTCTGACGAAGTTCCCGAAGGGCCAGAGGCCAAGCACGATTTCAAGAACGTCCAGAGTTGTTTCGGGTACGCCGACGAGACGAACACTGAGTGCAGTGAAAACTGCGCCTTTTTCGAAGCGTGCGCCAAGTCCCGGTTCCGCATCATGTCCACCGTAGCCAATGGATTGGACAAGGGCAAAGATGCGGGCACCATCCGCGAAGAAGAAGCGGCGGTGCGCAAATCCGAAATCGAACGGGTTGCCGCACTTATCTGAAAAACCTTTTGACGACTCACCGTTACTTTGGTATAAGAGGGTGACGGTGAGTCGCAAGGCTCGAAACGAAAACGAAGTTTCACTACTACTGATTTGAGAGGAAAAGAAAATGGCACAAGCCGCCCAAAAGCAAGACAACGCCCAGCCCACCTTCAACGAAATGCTCGAAGAGGGCATCGAACTCTACCGCGACCTGCGGGAAAAGAAAAGCCGCCTGAGCGAAATCAAAGACATGCTCCGCCAGCACGCTGAGGCCAAGCGCAACGGCGTCAAGACGGTGGAACTCACCACCGAGGACGGCGAGCACACCGTGTCCGTCACGTTCCCGGACCCCAGCCTCAAGGTGAAGTCCGACAACGACGAGATGGCTTCCATCCGCGAAGATCTCGGCGAACTCCTGTTCGCGATGTTCTTCAAAGAGAAAACCTCGTACAGCGTCGAATCCGACTTCGAGGACAACATCGTCAAGGTCAAGGATCCCCTCCAGCGTCAAGAACTGGAAAGCGCGGTCGAGAAGAAAGCAGCCACCCCGCGTGTCAGCTTCCCGAAGTAAACTTTCGGGAAAACCGGCCCCGGTCCAGCCGGGGTCTTCATCGTCGCACTCCTTGTCGTCGCAAGGGCAAAGCCCCCGGTGGTTAATTCCATTGGGGGCTTTGCATTACCCCCAACATCCCTCTGACAATTCCCCACAAGATAGCACAGCCCTTTAGATGTGTTTGCCTACCCCACTAGTCACCTTCGCTGGACAAATAGCTTAGGGGCCGTCTCAAAGCGCACACATATCACTTAGCCAAGCGGAGTCTGGAGGCGTTACGTAGTAATTGACCTTGACGCCTTCGAGTTCTTGCGGAATCATATTGGTGATCTGCGTGTTGGCAGATCGGACGGGTTAACAACCGTCGCCGGTGCTTGACTCATAGCAACCTCGCTGTGGGCCGAAGATGGAAAGCCGGTCGGGGTACTCCGCACTCCCCCATCAACAAAGAGTGTCGATGTAAAGGATCGAGAACCATTGCCCTGTCAAAAGGGTTACTAGCTCGATGACTCCGATAGCCGCCACTTGCTTTCGTGCCTATCAAGGCATGTAGCTGACGGATTCCCCAATGACTTCCTGAGTCGGGGGATGAAGGCTGGTAGGAATCGTTTCCCTATGGATCCTTAGTCGGATGTCGGGAACACGCCCATCGGGGCGGTCAAGCACCGGGTAGTTTACCGGTCAAGAGGTTTGACCACCCGTGATACCTATCTTGGCAAGTAACAATTGGAACCTCATGGATTCCCCAATGACTTCCTGAGTCGGGGAACGACGGGCTCTACAGTTGGTAGCTATTTGGTAACGGAGGCAAGAGGTCTTGGAATGATAAGCAGTCAGGTAGTTTAGTGAGTAATGTCCTACCAACATACGTAATAAGTACTCAGAGTTATAGTACTCTAGGTTGTTCTTATTACTCTACTCTCTCTTCTTCCTCTCTTACTTTCCTTGATCAGTCTTCACCTTTACCTAATAAGAACCTAAGCAATAGCCATATAAGAAACAGTAAAAGAAACAGAAGTAAAAGAAACAGAAGTAAAAGTAAGAGCAGCAGCAGTAGAAACAGCAACAGCAATACAACCGGCAACAGGTGTAGCAGCGTAAGCACCCACGCACGTGTATGTGTCCCCTACGGGGATAGACTACCGATTTTTGGAAGTGTATGAGATAGCCACAGTGACCTTGTGAAGTATCCGATAACTGAGTGCCTTGGTGGGCACGGGGGATAGCCACCTGAAGCCTCTTGGAGCGCTTGATAGCCTCTGAGAATACTTTTGGATCCGGGCTTTTAAGGGGTAAAATACTATTGGGGACAGTAAAACCAGAGTATTTACCCTTGATGAGGATCTAATAGACTTGGCGAGGGTTGGTGAGTGAATTTCCGAACGGAATAGAAACCGTTTTTGTGGTGCTATTTTTAACGATCGTAGCTACCGGATGGAGATCTCTAACTTTTTTCGACCGGTCCAAGTGTGATCTGGGTATAATAAGTGAGATTACTTGAGGGGCGGTCCCTCAAATTGGTAGCAAAACGAATACGGAGATTCACATGATTTACACGTTTGAAGAAGGCCCTAGCATCGACGAGTTGCTTGAAAACTACATCAAGGCGCTTGTCGCTTCCCCCGATGAAGTAGAGATCGAAAAGACTGAAAGCTCTACGACCCTCATTTATACCATTGACGTCGTACATGATGATCGCGGCAAGATTATCGGGCGTGGTGGTTCCATCATCAACAGCCTCAAGACCATTTTTCGTGCGCTTGGTTGCAAGCATGGTAAGAAGGTCCTCCTAGAAATCAGGGAGTAAGGCATGTCAAACGACGATTTGTTTGCTGGCCGCAGTGAAGAGGAAACGGCGAAAAGAGCCGAACAACTTGCTGAGGCGGAAGATGAGGGTGAAGTCTGGTCACAACTAGATTTCAAGCCGCTTGATGAGACACCCGAAGACCACGACCCCGTTGATTTTGAAGCTCTTGCTAACGAAATCGGGGTCGTGGATCGGGACTATTACTGGTTCAAACGGGACATCCAAGAGGTGTACCTTGAACGGGAAATAGGTGATCTCGAAGAGGGTCATCCCGATATTGAACAGGCGTACATCGCTTTTGAAGAGCGTATCGTAGACGACAAGGCCGGGCACCAGTTTTATCTGGACAATTATGCCCATATTGGTGAGGACGAATTAGACGCTCCTCAAGCCTTGGAGGCTTTTTTCGCTTACCAAGATGAGATCGACGCCCGCCAAGATGCCCACAAAAACATGTTGGATACGCAATTCAAAAATGCGGATACGGAAGTCGTGTCGGGTTATAAGCCACGGCACGCTCAAGAGCGGCTGATTATTCGTGCTGAGGATGAGGATCCTCAGATCATCATGCCGAGGTCCGATGATGAGTAATGGCCTTTTGAAAACCGAAATCCTTTGCCACGACTTGTGGGCCGGTGATATGAAGCTCCAGTTACCGTGGCAACCGGAAGGCAACCTTATCTTTTTGCATTTCACCATGCCCACCAAGGGCAAGATCGAAGGTCTGTTCGTGGTGGAAAAGCGGTTGGATATGTACGACACCCGTGAAAACGGTTATGTCCAGCGCCTACGCATCAAACCTTTCGAAGATGACGAGGAATCATAATCTTTTGATAGCACCCTCTTGGTGTATTCTTAATACTACCAGAAGGTCTCCACGATGGGCGACAAGCTATATAATTCACATGTGATCGAGATCGAATGCAACGGGTGGGCAAAGGAAAACCTTTTGCCGCTGTTGGACGCCGTGAAATACCTATGTAACGTAGGCTCCTCGCGGTCAGTAACGATCGAAGATTACAAGGATCTAGGACCATTCTATATTGATGGGGATGGACCTGATGCTGTGACCAGCATCAAAGTCGATGGTGAAGAGGCCGAGATTTCTAAAGAGGGTGCCATGAATTTATATGATCAGTTAGTGAAAATGGGGTCGGTTCGAAAAGAGCTTCGGCCCCACATTCGTCCCGTACTGGCTACTCTACGGCGTCAGAAAATGGCTTCCGAAGAGCGCGCTAAAGAGGCGGCGGGTGAGTCGCTGTTTGAAACGCTTGCTGAGTTTTGCAACGAACTTGCGAAAGTGGGCCAAAAGATCCTACGTCGTGAATCCGAAGTCGTGTCTCACCGTGTAAACGAGGTGGAGCACTATCTGGAGGTCACGCACAAAGCGAGTCGGACTCGATACCGGGCACGTTTCGGCGTAGACGCCTGTGATCTGGATAACGTCTTGGTAGTCGTGGAGTACATGGCCGGTGACGAAGTTCTGGAAAGAGACGAATTTACCGGTGAGATGGAACCCACCGATGTAGCTGAACAAGCTGCAGATCGCCTTATGGCCGTTATTATGGGAGCGTAATCAGCTATGGACGCTCTTTCGAAAGCCACAAATGGGTTTATCAGTGGGGATACCTCGGTCACTATGACGACGGGGTACCTTTCCGGTGAAGCTATCTCAGAGGCGGAACGGCAGGTTTCGATTCTGGGAACGGCCACTTTCGGGAAAACGTCGTCCTCCAGCGGCCCGTCATATTCCAGAGGACTGTCTTACAAAGAGGGTGGTCGACACCACAGTGGCTCTTACGCGGGAAATGACGGCGTTAAATTCGCCGAATTCGTCGATCAACGGGGAAAATCTTACCCTCAGCGGTCGATGTATTACGGGGAAGCCTTACGGGTGGTGCCTATCATTTCGCTTTTAGCCGCCCGCAACGAACTGTTCGTGCGGCCCCATAAAGAGGGGATACAGGTTTCATCACGAAATAGCCGGTTCAAGTCAGTTTTGACTCGGGGGGATTGGGCTAAGATAGTGACGTTGCTATCGGGTTCGTCAGTTAAAGATGTGATTGGCGAGATTACGGCGAGGGAAGATCCCTTGTTGAACAACGTGGATGCGCATTTGGAATTACTTGAAGGTCAAATTGAGAGCTTGTTTTCCAAGTTCGATGACCGCACATGACACAGGAGTATGGTATGTCGGAAGAACAGAACGATCAACTCAACCTAGACGCTCATTCAGAGAATCTAGTCGAAGAAGAAAAGATCGAGGCGGCCCTGAGCAAGCACGAAGGCGACCTCCGCCAAGTGAATATGGGGTGCCGTCGCAATGAGCATGTCGACGGACGACCCGGAGCATCTTCGGGTGACGGTGATGTTGGTAAGAGTGCTACCACGTGCGCCAGCAAGCGGGCGTATGTTATGACTGACGTGATCGACAACGTTCAGATGGGGCATTCGATTTACCGTTGTGTTGATTGCGGCTATTCGTGGTCGGTTTCGACAGGCGGCACTTTCAAATACTAATTGATGGTGGCGGGGATAGGCACCGAGCAAGGGTGGTCTTCATGTCGGAGATCACCCTTGATTATCTCGGGCGTTATGGTAGGCTCTGATACGTTAAGATCGCACTATTACGAAGAACTATGTTTACGAATATTTTCGGCCACGGCCAAATCACAGATTATTTGCAAAGGCTCATCGAGACGGGGGATCTCCCATCTTGCCTCCTTTTTCACGGACCCGAGGGCGTAGGTAAACGAACTACGGCACTCGAAGTCGCTAAGAGACTCAACTGTACGGGCACTCGCAAAGCCGGGTGCTCTTGCGCCTCTTGCCACAAGATCGAGAGCGGCAACCATCTGGATATCATGGACTATGTGCCGGATGGTAAGACCTTCAAGATCGACCAAGTGCGTGATCTCATTAACGAATCCAATCGCTCCCGCATGGAAGGTAACGTGCGGGTGTTCCTCCTGAACGATGCACAGCGGCTTGGGATAAAAGCCGCCGATGCGTTGCTCAAGACGCTCGAAGATGGGCGGGAAAACACCCTTTTCATTTTGCTATCGACGTCGAAGACCGCGCTGGTACCTACGCTGGTTAGCCGGTCGCTTGACTTTTATTTCGGGGCCTTGTCCGACGATGCTGTGCGGAGCGTCCTCGAAAGTAAAGGGCATCGGGGCGCTAGCGTAGATCATGCGGTACGTCTCGGTGGTGGGAGCATAAGCAAGACACTCTATTTTCTGGAGGGCGAGGGACTTCAGTTGCGCAACGACGTGTTGTCGCTCCTTTGCGAATACCCACACATCAAAGATTTCCGGGTGATCACGAAAGTCAATGAATATTCGGATCAGATCGGCGAGTTTTTGGAAACCCTGTATGTCTTGCTTTCCGACCTGTGTTTGGTGGAGCGCGACCTGACAGATTTCGTGCAAAATCAAGACATTTTAGGACAACTTTCTGGTCTGAAAAATCGTTTTGGTCCAAAATGCTTTAATGCGTTCTCTTTAGTACGCGCTGTGCGTCATCGACAAGAGGACCCGATTGCGCTTGACCACCACGTGAAGAGCGTACTGTTGGATCTCAAAGACGAATTTAGAACATGAAAACGCCTACGATTGACTGGACAGATGAGCCCTCCGTTGTTGTGGTTGACGGTTCCGAAGAATATTTCAAGGACCAAATCACTGAATCAGCCAAGCGTACCCTTGACGGGTATAGCTCCGTTCTTGTATGGGCGGGGATTGATTCGGATAATGCGATCCGCAACCACCTCTTTGAGGGTTCCCTCATTCCGACCAAAAAGCTGATCATGATCCGGGATGCAAACCGGGTGGATGATTCGGGTTTTTTGGAGCGGTACTGTAAAGATCCCAACCCTAATCACGTGGTGATTTTGATCGCTTCGGGTGGACGTAAGCCGAAGTGGTTTGGAAAGCTCAAATGCGACGAAAAGGTCAAGTGTGTTTCGCCCAAGCCTTGGGAATACAAGGATTGGGTGGTGTCGTATTGCCGGAGGCGGGGTTTCAACCTCGATGAGGGTTACGCCGAAAACATCCATGCGAACGTAGGGGACGACCTTTACGCTTTATCGAATGAGATGGAAAAGGTGTTTTTGAATATGGGCGATCGAACGACCATCACGCCCAAGGATATCACTTCGGTTCTGGTCCAACACAAAACGATCAACCCCTTCAACGTTTTGAAGGCGTGGGGTGCAAAGCAAATGTCGACGGCCCTTCGAATGGCCACCATTTACTTTCACCAGTCCACAGACATCTATGCGTGTCTCCCGCTGATTTCGATGTTTTTGGGGCAGATCGAAAAGCTCATTCTTTTCGAGTCCTATTTCAAGAGCGAGTTCAGCAAAAACGATGTATGCAGCCTGATGGGAATTTCCCACTACGTCTACGACCAGTTGCATCGGCAATCGGTTCATTGGAACCTCAAGCAGTTGCGAAAAGCGTATCGTCAGATGTGCGAAATTGAATCTATGGCCAAGCGCGGGAAAAACGGTCCCCTGTTAATCAACTGGTTTCTTAGTCAAGACTTTGAGGAGTAATTCATGATTTTTAACACCCGATTGGCCCGCGAAAATTGGGCTTCCAAGTATCAGTATGATGGTGAAACAGCGCTTGAAACCTACAAGCGTGTGGCACGGTCAATTGCAGAGGTAGAGCGCCAGTATGGTGCCAGTGATCAAGAGGTTGAAGAGTGGTATGACCGCTACCTAAAGACCCTTGTGAAGTTCGAGCCGCTTCCGGTTGGTTCACAGTATTCAAAGGACGACGAAGACCTGTATACGAGCGAGATCACGGGTCAGACCTATCGTGCTGTGGGTATGAAGGCTACACCAGCGGGCCGCATCACAGCGAACGCCGGTACGGATTTCGATAAAGCTACCGTTTGGAACTGCTTTATCAACAGCCCGGTGTCCAACGCCAAGATCAATTACAGCAAGCGCGTTCCCAATTCGGATGCGGTGATTGACTGCAGCCTCGACACCGAAGAGACACCCGACAACCTGACCAACATTTTCCTTTCGCTGCTTGAGGCCGCCGAAACGCTCAAGTCCGAAGGTGGATACGGGATGAATTTCGGTTTCATCCGTCCGCGTGGCTCTTTCATCGGTGGTGTCGGCATCCGTCACCCCGGCGTTGTCAGTTACATGGAGCTATGGGATAAAATGAGCGGTATGATCGTCAAGGGGGATAACGACGGTTATGAAGACCAGATCGTCAACCACTTTGAGGAGGCGGTTAAGGATCGGGTGGAAAAAGCCCAGCCCCGTAAAGGTGCTATGATGGCTATCCTTCCGGTATGGCACCCGGATGTTGAAGAGTTCGTCCGCGCCAAACAGGAGGCGGGCCGCCTGACCAAGTTCAATATCAGCGTGATGGTTGACGATGCGTTCATGGAAGCCGTGCAAGCGGATGATTTCTATGACCTCCATTTCAACGGGAAAACTTACAAGCGGGTCAAGGCACGTGATCTATACGATCTGATCATGGAGTCCACGTACAACCGGAATGAGCCGGGCATCATGTATTTCGATAACATGAACCGGAACAACCCCCTGATTTATCTTGGACCCGTCAGCGCTTCAAACCCATGCGGTGAAATCCCCGGCACGTCGTTCATGGACCAAGGGTATCAGCCAGCGGAGTACCTCAAGCCTTACATGGAAGAGTGGGACGACCACTTGCTAGGGTTCACGACCGTTTGTTTGCTGGGTTCGATCAACCTGACGCAGTTCATTACGGACGACCGTACTTTCGATTACGAAGGCTATGCAGAAACGATTGAAGTCTTTACCCGGATGCTGGATAACGTCAACGACACGGGTACGGTACCTCTTCCGGCTTACGAATGGGCGGTATCTCAGATCCGCCAGTTTGGTATGGGCGTCAACGGGCTAGGGTCCAGTATGTATATGCTGGGGATCCGTTATGGTACCGATGAGGCTGCGGATTTCATTGATGAGATCCATCGGATCAAAGACGAAGTGACGCTTAGGGCTTCGGCATTGCTGGCGAAGGAGAAGGGTCCGTTCCCGATGTACGACGAGCGGTATCTGGAAACGCCGTATTTCAAAAACGTCTGTACGGCTTCGGAAGATACGATTGAGTTGGTTCGTAAGTACGGTGTACGCAATGCCAAGCGCCTGACGAACCCGCCGCTGGGCAACAGTTCGATTATCTGTGACATGGTGTCTAACGGCATCGAGCCGGTTTTCGCGCATGGTTACGAGCGCACGATGATCGCGTCGGCCTGGCCCGAAGGTCTGACACAAGATAACGTCAAGGACATTCTTGACGAAATCGAAGTGGGAGACGCGGTTGCTTGGAGGGGCGAGTACGAAGGTCGTATCTGGTACTATGAGCCGCACAACCGGGGGCTTTGTTTCATCGACCCCGTAGAGGACTATGGCTATTCATGGCTCAAGGAGCATTTCCCGGAAGCCCTTGAAGAGGGTGATGATTATCTCGTGACCGCACAGGATTTGCCGGTCCGGGAGCATGTCTACATGCAAGCGAAAGTGCAAGAGTCGTGTGATCAGAGCGTTTCAAAGACCGCCAACGTCCCCGAGGAGTACCCCTTTGATGATTTCAAGCAGCTTTACATGGATTCATGGAAAGCTGGTCTTGTCGGATTCACGACGTACAGGGCGGGAACAATGGAGTCAGTGCTTTCCACCGGCGAAGAAAGTGGTGCCCCGAAGCAAAGTGGTGAGCTGCTCCTTTCGCTGATTGAGTATGGATGCACGCCCGAAGATGCGGAGATCACTGATGAAAGCGTGGTGGTAAAGGATGTGAAACTGCCTGACGAATTTTCGAACGGGCCTACGCACACGATCCGTCGTGAAGGCAATAAGTATTACATGCATTTGTCATACTTGCCGAACGATCTGGTTAACCCCGTGGCTCTGTGGATTCACAGCAATTCGTATGAAACGGGCGAATACGTTACCATGAACCGGGCTTTCAGGGCCGTCACAAAGCTCCTGTTGGCAAAGGGCGTGTCGCAGGACCTCGTGCTAGATCAAGTCGATAAGCTCCATGAGGATGCGTATCACGTGAAGCTGGGCAAGGTCATTTCGATGGCGATGCGACACAATATCTCGCTCCCGGATATCGTGGCTTCAATCAGTGATATCGAAGGCGACTATATCGCCACTACCTTGACTGCTGTTCGTCAGTTCCTCACGGAGCACATTTTGGACGGTACGAAAGCCACGAATGCTGAGTGTCCGAGTTGTGGATCAGATGATATCATATTTGAAAGTGGCTGCAGTGCTTGCCGGTCTTGTGGACACAGCGGTTGTGGTTGATTGATAATCCTTTGGTATCCAACCACTATTGGTACACCTTTAACCTCCAGTAGTGGTTGGATCATGATCCAATGCGAAATCTGTAGCTCAGAATTCAAGAACAACAAAGCCGGTCAATTGACACGTCATTTGGGGGATGAGCATGATTTGTCCCTTGCAGATTATGTGATCTTGACTGAATACAACGGCAAAGAGCCTCGATGCAAATGCGGGTACTGTGAAGAGCGGCCCAATTTCTATCGAGGCTCTTTTCGTAAGTACGCCACGGGTCATAGATCCTTTGAATGGCGTGAAACAAAGTACATCGAAAACCACGGCCAGCCTATTTGTGATGAATGCGGTGATCCCGTAGGGTTCAAAAGGGGTTCACCCCTCAGTTACTGTTCGTACCAATGTAGTGGAAAGAATGCAGGATTTTCACTTGACAAAACCCAAGACAAGATCCGGGAAGTGGTGCAGGAAAAGTATGGGGTGGCTAATGTATCGCATCTTGATCGGGTAAAAGAAAAGATTGGTAATGCCCACCGAGGAATGTCTCGCCCACCACAAGACAAAGAGACGCTCCGCAAAAAGTCTGTGGCTTCACGGTAAGCGGGGTGTCCCCTTCTGGGAAGGAGGGGATGCTCTTTGGTTATCCTTACGCATGTAAGTCCGGGTTTTTCAAGGGCATGAACGATACAGGCATTGCTGTAGTGGATCGGGATAGCTCCAGAGGTTCATATATCACCTACAGGATCCAACGATGAACCGATTGATTTGCGTTTTTGAAGAATTGGAGGTGCCATGAGCAAGATTTCTTTTGACGAAGGCTCGCAGTTAGGGTATGTTCTAGAGGGCGTCCTACGGAAGAGCGAGGACGGCTGGTTGATTGAAACTTACGACGGAACCGAAGAGCGTCTCGACGACGTTCTGGACGAATATAAAAACAAGGAGATTCGCCTTACGACGGTGGATCTCAAAGAAGCCGAACACCTTCAGAATTTATTGCAACGAGGAGCCGAAAATGTCGAAGGAAAGGATCCATGAGCTAGAGGGAAAACTCGCTGAGTACCGCGAAGCCTACTACAACGACAATCCGCTCGTTGAAGATGATGTGTACGATGCTCTGGAAGATGAGCTTCGGCGGTTGGATCCCGACAATGACCTCCTTACGTCCGTAGGGGCGGCCCCTTCTGGTAAAACCAAATGGTCCAAGATGCGCCACCAGATGGCGATGACCAGCCTCAACAAAGTCAACAGCATCACGGCTTTGCGTGATTGGTTTGCCTCGGTGTCAACGACCCTTCAGCCCACGAAAGTACCCGCCAGCGGCCTTCTTAGCTGGTCGGAGAAGCTGGACGGTATCAGCATCTCTTTGAACTACGAAAATGGCAACCTCGTTAGCGCTATCACCCGTGGTGATGGTTTCGTGGGCGAAGATATCCTCGCCAATGTCGTGATGATGCGCGGCGTCAAGCGCAAGCTGCCGCACGCCCTTACCGGTTCGATCCGGGGCGAAATCGTACTCACCCATGACATGTGGAGGACCCATTTCCCGGACTACGCCAACCCACGCAATGCCGCCGCTGGTATCGCCAAGCGGGAAAGTCGGGACAAGGCGCAAGGGTGCCAGCACCTGACGGTCATGTGCTACGACGTCGCCAGCCGGGGACTGGAATTCGAAGATGACGAGGAAAAGTTCTTTTTCATCAAGACGGAGTTGGGATTGAAGGTTCCCAACCACGGTTTCGGTCGTGCGGGTCTGGAAACCATCTATCAGGAGTACGAAAACACGCTCCGTGACGAGTTGAACTACGACATCGACGGGCTTGTGATTCGCCTCCAGAAGTCCACACACTTCAAGAGGGCCGGGGAGCGTAGTGGCAACCCTTATGGGGCCGTGGCTTTGAAGTTCGCCGCTGAGGGTGCTATTACGACGCTTCGAAACGTCGTGTGGCAGACGGGTAACACGGGCCGCATCACTCCGGTCGCTGAATTCGATCCGGTGGATCTGGCCGGTGCGGAAGTCCGCAGGGCCAGCCTGTACAACAGCAGCTACATCCGGGAAATGAATCTCAACATCGACGACCAGATTATGGTCAAGCGGGCCAACGATGTTATCCCCCGCGTCGAGAAATTGATTTCCAAGAAAAGCGTGGGCTACCTTACGGCACCGACGCAGTGCCCCTCTTGTGGTAGCAAAACCAAGTCGGAAGGCGAATACGTCGTTTGCACGGGCGGAACGGTTTGCCCGGCATCGGCAGCGGGACGTATCAAGCAGTGGATCGAATCCATTTCGATTCTGGAATGGGGCGATTTCATCATCGAGGAAGTCGTCAAACAGGGTCTGGTCGAAGATGTCGACGACCTTTATCGCCTGTCCGTTTCCGACTTGAAAGACCTTCAGAAGTCCAATGGGGCGGTCGTGGGGCGTAGCACAGCTACCAGCCTTATCGAGCAGCTTGTGAAGAATTCGGAGGTCACTCTGGACGCCCTTATCGGCGGCCTTGGTATCGAAGGAATCCGTAATCGCACGGTGCAAAAGTTCATGCAGGCCGGATACGATACGGTGGACAAGCTCACGACGGCTTATGCTACCGAACTCACTTACATCGACGGTATCGGTGAGGCCACGGCGCTTGCATTCACGAAAGGTATCAAGGACCGTGAACCGGTTCTGAGGCAGTTGCTCGATCGGAATTACGTGACCATCAAGAAGCGTGAAGGCAACCTCAAGGGCAAGCGCATCACCCTGACTGGAGCCATGTCCAAGCCCCGCGCTCACATTAAGCGTGACATTCAGGACGCAGGTGGTACAGTGAAGGGGATGGCGCAGTCGACTGACTATCTGGTCGCCGCCGATCCTAATACGTCGTCAAGCAAAGCTGCGAAGGCTCGGAAGTATGGTGTTCCCATCATTTCCGAGAACGAACTCTACAACATGATGTAAGGCATAGGCATACGAATGGAATTACGAGGCACTGTAAAGCGGGTTATTTTCACCAACGAAGAATCGAATTTCTACGTATTCGTGGTGGAAGACTCGACCGACAATCGACGCCCGAAAAAGGCCAAAGGCAATTTCCTTTTCGAAAAGCCTTACCCCGGCCAAGAGGTGGTGCTCGAAGGTGAGTGGGAACAGACGAAATATGGCCTCACCTTCGACGCCGCTGCTTTCGTGCCCGGAGATCTCGACAGTAACGACGGGATTCAGAAGTATCTGGAAAACTACGTCCACGGTGTTGGACCCGTAACCGCCAAACGGCTGGTGAATCATTTCGGGACCGATACCCTTGACGTCTTGTCCAACCATCCCGAACGGCTCGAAGAGGTGTCCAACCTCAACAAGGTCCAGCGTGACAACCTTGCTAAAGAATGGGCCAAGTACAACGAGTACCGTGAAATTGCTATCCACCTGTTGGATCTCGACCTGCCTAATGGTGTGGTCAAACGCATTTACGACGAGTGGGGAACGGACGCCGTTAATAATGTGGAAGAGAATCCGTACCGCTTGATGGAAATCAGAGGCGTTGGTTTCGTCATAGCGGACCGCGTGGCCCTTGCCCTTGGTGTAGAGCCTGATTCGACCTTCCGCATCGGAGCGTGCATTGAGTACGCCCTACACAACGCATCCAACGGTACGGGGCACCTCTATTTGGAAGCCAGCGAGCTTATCAATCAGGTGTACTACCTCATCCGGCGAAACGAGGTGACAGATTTTGGGCGCAAGCTCACCACCGAAGATGTACGCACGGCCCTTCAGGATCTCAAGAGCCGTGACCGTATCGTTACGGACAAGGGTAAGATTTACCTAGCGCCCCTGCATACCTACGAACAACGCAGCGCGGAGTTGCTATCGACCTTTGTGGGGGAACACGACCATTTCCGAATGGACCTCGAAGATTTCATTTCGATGTACGAAGAAAGCCACAAGATTCAGTTTTCCACCGAACAGCGTCAAGCCATTGAATCGCTCAAGGACCACAAGGTCATCCTTTTGACTGGCCTTCCGGGCACAGGTAAGACGACGGTCACGAAAGCGATTATGGACCTGTTCAAGAAGCAAAACCTCGCGGTCCAGTTGATGTCGCCTACCGGTATTGCCGCCAAGCGTCTATCGAACGTGGTTGGTGAGGCTGCAGCGACGATCCACCGGGCCTTGGGCTATCGTGGTGAGGGCAGCGAATGGCTTTACAACCGGAACAACATGCTCCCGGTAGACGCCGTGATCGTCGACGAATTTTCAATGGTCGACCAGCAAGTGATGTTTCGGATGCTATCGGCCTTGAAGAAAGAGACGATCCTCGTATTTGTCGGCGACCATGCGCAGTTGCCTTCGGTTGGTGCGGGTAACGTGTTGCACGAACTGATTCGATCTGGCCAGATTGCTCGTACCCAACTGACGCAGATTTTCCGTCAAGAGGAAGCCAGCGATATCATCCTCAACGCCCACAGTATTAACCGTGGCGAGGATCCCCGTGTAGGCGACCCCACAGACCCCAAGACCGATTTCAGGTTCATCCCCCGTGACAGTGACGAAGAAATCGTAGATGGCATTCTACGTGTCATTCAGGGGCTTCAGGCGAAGGTCGATAAAGACGCCACGTTCCAAGTGCTGTCCCCACGATGGAAGAGCGACCTCGGCGTGAACAACCTCAACCAGCGTATCCGGGAAGTTTTGAACCCGTTGGAAAACCAGCGGGAGACGACGTTGCGCGGAGGCTTACGTTTGCGTGAAGGCGACCGAATCATCGTGACGGCCAATGACTATGAAAAAGGGGTCTACAACGGGGAAATCGGTACGATTACGGAAATCGACTCGAAAAATTCCCAAATCAAAATCCGTATCCGGGACTTTGGTAAGACCAAGCTCATCCCGATCGAGTTCAAGGAGGCCCCGGACATGCTTAATCTGGCCTTCTGTATCACGATCCACAAGTCACAGGGCATGGAGTACGATTACGTGGTCATGCCATTTGTCAAGGGCTTTTCGATCCAGCTTCAAAGAAACCTTTTGTATACCGCTGTGACTAGAGCAAAGCGCAAGGTGTTCATTTTCGGTGATTGGGAAGCCATCCAAAAGGCGGTCCGCAACGATGAAGTCGCCAAACGCAATACTCTACTAGCAGAGCGGTTGGCCGAGAGTATGGATGAACTGGATAGCTAAATACCCCACCACAGAGGCCCCTGATTTAGACGCAGGGGCTTTGGTAGCTTTTGTAAGCCCCATCGCTCGGGTAGATTGCGCGGGCTTCTCACTAAGGCGCTTAGGCTTTGAGATCCGGGATGCTATCAGTTACCAGACCGATGACATTCCGGTCGTGGTTCTGGTAGGCCGCGTCCCTGTAGATAGCACATACGTCGATCAGGTCATACGCAAGGGGGTCGGGACGTTGGATGTGAATACGTGCCGGATACCTGTTGATAAATGGGACCAAGAAGCTATGGAACGGTGTAACACCCCTAAGTCTGGTAGGATGTATGCCAGCAAAGGGCAGTTAGGGACGTTCGAACGTAGCTCAGGTAGCGGCGCACTTGATACTTCCAAGGGACGTTACCCCGCCAACTTGATGTTGACGGGAGCCACGGCGGAGATCATGGATGCTCAGAGCGGGGCTTGTCCTTCGAGTAACAAGGGGATAGGTGATGATTATGTTGGTCGGGTAAAAGTATACGGCAATGATGGGGGCATTGGTAAAACGAAAAGTCCCGGCTATGCTGATACCGGAGGGGCTTCCCGTTTCTATCATCATTTTGAAACCATCGAAGACGTAGTAGATCATTTCGCAAAACTATTTGTTGGACCCACGAAGATCACCTATTGACTAGGTGGTTCGATCTGGTAAGGTAAGGGTTACGATCCGTTCGTGATTACTAACGAGGAAGCACTACTATGAGCAAACGAACAGAGCAGGAACTCCGAGATTCGATCCGAATCGAACGGGTGACGTCTTCCTATTCACTGGAAGGGCGAAGCCCAGCCGGGATTAAGACCTCATCCTTTTTGTCGTACACCGCCAAGTGTGAAGACGACGAGGGGTGGACGATGGAAGAGGCCCGGTATACAGAGTCGTGTTTGGCCCAGAAAGTGGTCGAGGACCTCTACACCGACGCATTCATCCGCCAGCAGATCACAAAGAACAATAGACAAGCGCAGGTGCAAAAGCTCACGCCGATGTACGAGGCTTTGCAGCGTGCGCGTATTAAAGCGGTCGAGGAATCGGATACCGACAGTCAATCGTCGGCTAATGATGAGGCCATTCGTAATCCGGTCGCACAATCATGATCGGAATAGGAGGGTAATATGGACGACGAAAGAGTAGACGTAATTTTTGAGCGCATTTCGGAAATGGACCTTGAGTTGGATTACGATCCAATCGAACGAGGCCCAAAGTTCCTGAACAACATGGTCGCTAAGTGCCGTAACTTCACCAATGAAGTGCAGCGTTTCGCCCGTGAATGCCAGATGTATATGCGCCAGATCGAACGGCGGCTCCGCATGGTGGAAGCTGATTTCGAGCTACAGTACAACGACCTCATGGCAAACGACCCTGAGATCGTTCAGATGCGTGGCCTATCGAAAGCCGATCGTGAGGCACTGGCCCGTACCAAGTTGCAAGAGGAGATCGGCCAGATCAATGATTTGCAGCTTTCCCTTACGGACGCCGGTCACGTTGATACTGTGATCGAATCGAAGCTCCGTGAGCTTAGGGACGTGAACCGGGACATTCGCTTGCAAAAGCAACTGATTCAGGCGGAGATCGAAACCGGTGCCATGTGGGGCAACGATATGGGGGACTTTGATTCACCCCAGATCGAAGCCGAAGATATCGAAGTTGACTCCGATAACATGTTTGAAAACCCGGACGAAGATCCCGAAACCAAAGGGAAAGCCGAGCCGGACTATGAGAACCTGTTCGTTATCGGCGAAGATCAAGAAAAGAGTGATCAAGGGGTTGACAGCGCAGATCAAGATGTTAAAGTAGAGTCTAGCGATACGGATCAGTCCGTATCGGACAAGCCGGATGTGGGGGAGGCTGACAAGACAGCGGTTTTCGAAGAGGAATCCGAAATGGACCTCGATTTCGAAGCGGCACTGGAAAGCCTCGCCTGAGATTCGGTATTCTTTTGATAATTCCTTCTCTATAGAGAAGGCAAGGTAACGGAGTTAATTATGGCTAGCGCCTACGAAGATCTCGTAAAAGCCCTCCGGGCTTCCGAGGAAGACGTTGTGAAAGGTTACGGTGGAAACCGTGCCGCAGCAACCCGAGCAAGAAAGACCCTGATGAATGCCCGTGAGGCACTCAACGATTGCCGTAAAGAGCTTTTGGCTTGTGGCAAGGGTCCAGACAAGGGAGGCACTGAGCCTCGCGATGTGACGGCTCAGTTCAACGTCGAAGACGCCGAATAAGGCGTTTTTAACAGCTAGATCACAGGCAGTGATCACATAACCTACCTTTTACACACTGCCTGATATCTTCCCACCTAACTTCTCTAGGCCCTCACCAAATGGGTTGGTGATCGGCCACTTAATAACAACTGACGGTGCTAAAGCGCAGCGACCATCGCACCTTATTGGATGCCAAAGTAGTCCACGCGCTGGTAGGCCGTCTAAAACGATGAGGACATACCTATGTCTGATGCAGAACAGTTGATTGGTTTTGGGCAAGACGACAAGAAAGTTATGACCGGAGGCCGCGTTGAGCGGTACAAAGGTAAGAAGAACCACACCGATCGTCTCGCGATCGTATGGTTTTTCAAGGACGAGGAGGGTAACCGTCGCATGGCGGAGACTGACACCCCCAAGTTCAAGATGGCTAATTACCACTACGCCCCCGGCCTTGGATACATCAATGCCAAAGGGGAGTACACGACGCAAAAATTCGGACCCCCGAAGCGTCGTATCGGTACTTTCGTCCTGAAGTACAAGACCGACCGCAACGGATCACTGCCGAAAGGCGCAGACGGAAAGCCGCAACTGGACTTCGAAGTCTTGGAGTGGCAATTCGGTGAAGACAAGTACCGTCTTCTTGCTACGATCCACGAGGAATTCCCCCTCACCGCTCATGATATCAAAGTCACTTGCACCGACGATCAGTACCAAAAACTGTCGTTCACCGCGTGCAACGGTCAGGCTTTGTGGCAGCGCAACGACCAGATCCGTGAAAAGATTCTGGAGCGTGTTGCCGAACAGGAGCACACCCTTTCTCTTTGCCGTGATCTCTCTGTTGATGAGATCAAGCAGCACTTCGGCGAGGATACGGACGTCGTACCCGACGTTTCCTCAGACATCGACTATGATGATCTGATGGAAGACATCGACTAATCGAAGTCTATCGGGGTGGGGCTTTCGGGTCCCGCCCCTTTGCCCCCTATATAGCCTATGATTGTACTTGGACTGGACCCGTCTATAACGGGTTACGGGTGGACTCTGATTGACACTGATAAGGATGGGATGGATTCCGTTCTTGACTATGGTGTCATGAAGACGACCGCCAAAACCTTTATGCCACGTCGCTACCGCATGTTAGCTGATGGTCTTGATGAGATCATTAAAGACTGCGGACACGACATTGATTTCGTTGGGATCGAGCATCCGCCTTACCGGGCGAGCTATGCTATGGGGCTTTATGCCCTCTATATGTATACGATCGAGATCTTGATGAATCACCGGCTCCCTTTCGTATATTTCATGCCGACGCAACTGAAGGCTTTTGTCCGAGACGTTTTGGACGATAAAGGCAAGATGTTCAAGAGCGACATGAAAGATGCGATGAAGGATCTACTCGATGGTGAGTGGGAAGGTCGCCTCAATAACAACGTGGCTGACGCCTATTTGATCGGGTACTTTGCTGCCCGATTCAAGTCGCTCCTCGACGGTGATATCACCGAAGATGATCTATCCTCGAAAGAGGCACAGGCGTTCACCAAGACAGTCAAAAAGCGTAAAACGGGGAAGATCGAGTACAAAGGCTTGATCTATCAAGAGGATGAAAAATACTATTTGTTGAAAGACGAAAAGTACGACTACCTCTACGAAGAATAATGGAAGTTAAGTCGAATGAAACGATTACGACGACAAGGGGACAACCCACATGTCCAATCTAGCAAAGGCCCGAGCGGCCTTAAAGAAGAACAAGAAGATCGACTTCAAGAACCGAGTCGAACTCGACCCCAATAACACGACGCCGGTTGATGCAATTTCGACCGGTTCGCTTGTTATTGATTTCTTGATCGGGGGCAACAAGCTCCCTAACGGTCAACGACAATGCCCCGGACTTCCCCGTGGGCGCATGACAGAAATCTACGGTCCCGAAGGGTCCGGTAAGACGACGCTTGCGCTTGAAGCGGCTGTGAAGTGCCAGAGCGAAGGAGGCAGTGTTTGCTTCCTTGATTATGAGAACGCCATTGCTCCCGCCTATGCCCAAGCCTTGGGTGTGGATTTTAGCGACGACAAATGGGACCTGTATTCCCCGATCACATGGGAAGAGGGTGCCGAGATCATCAAGATCATGGTCAACGCTAAAGTCGACCTGATCATCATTGACTCAGTGTCGGCTATGGTACCGCAGGCGACTTTCGAAAAGGATGTGTCTGAAACGGGACAGATCGGTTTGCTTGCTCGACTTCAATCGAGCTTTTTGCCGAACCTTGTTCACGACCTCCGCCATTCGGGAACGTCGCTTATTTACTTGAACCAGCTTCGCTGCCGGATCAAGACGAGCAAGTACGATACGGGACCGGACGAGGATACGTCGGGTGGCCGCGCTTTGAAGTATTACGCTTCGCTCCGTTTGAAGATCAAGCGGGTGAAAACCGAATACTCCAAGATCGAAAACGATCTCACTGGCGATAGCGAAAAGCAGCCGATTTGCAACATCGTTCGCGCCCAATGCACCAAGAACAAAGTGTCGATGCACCAAGGCCACAGCACTGATTTTGTGCTACGCTACGGCGAAGGAATCGACAACGTGCGTTCTATCATGGACATTGCTGAGAATCGCAATCTGATTCAACGTGCGGGCGCGTGGTACAAGTTCGTGGACCAGCAAGGTGAAGAGCAGAGCTTGCAGGGCAAGGAGAACCTTCGGGATTACTTGCTTGAAAACACCTCGCAGTTCATGCACCTCGTCAATCAGATTTCGTCTTTCTCAGCGTTGGGCGGCGTCACTAAGATCGGCGAGAACGAGGATGATACCTCCGAAGCTACGGGTGAAACTACGTCTGAAAAGGTCGTGGACCCTGCTATCGAAGCGCTAGTTGATCTAGCTCTTGAAGAGGGATTGATCGACCAAGCCGGTCCGTGGTATAAATTCACCGATGAAGATGGTGAAGAGCAATCAGTACGGGGCAGAGATGCCGCTATTGATTACCTCGACGAAAACCCGGCCACAGCCGTATTCCTCGAAAACGAGATGGATGATACGTGAAAGTTCGAATCCAGAACTTCCAGTCCGTTGAGGACGCTGAGATCGAAATCGACGGCTTTACCGTAGTAGTTGGTAAGTCCAACATCGGTAAGTCGGCGATGGTCCGGGCAATTCAAGGAGCCCTCGTTAACCGAGAGGGCGATGATTTCGTAACGAAAGGCGGAACCGCTGATCACGCCGAGGTCGAATTGGATTGCCCGGAGTTCAATCTCATTTGGAAAAAGGGCGGCGGTCACAATGGTTACGTGATCAACGGAGAGGTTCTTGAAAGCGTGGGGAGGGGCAGCCTTCCCCACGTGGCCGAGGCCGGATTCGGTGAGATGAAGGTGGGACGTGATTCCATCAACGTTCAGATCTCCGATCAGTTCCACCCCCTATTCCTTTTGAATGAGGTTGGCAGCCTTGCAGCCGAAGCCATTTCCGATGTGGGCCGCCTTACTGACGTCCAGACCGCACTTAGAAATTGCGATAAGGAACGTCGGGAAGTGCGGAGCACGCGGAAGGTCCGACGCACGGACCTCGATGCTGTAAAAGAAGAACTAAATCGCTACGAGAATTACGACGACGATATGGCACAGGTAGAGGAAGTACGGACCTACTACCGAGGCATTACGGCTCTTAACAAGGAGATCGAAGTCCTCGATGGGTTCGAAAAGAAGCGTTCCACTTTGGGCACTACACTCCAACATTTGGATGGGGTCGAAGCTCTTTCCGTTCCCTCATGGGATGGCGACGATGCTGTTAAAGAGGTTGAAACGCTGGCGCGGTATGCCCGGCGTTTCGATCGTGGTCGCACCGAACTCAAGAAGTTCGCGGGTGTAGAAAAGGTCGATATTCCTGAATGGGATGACGATGGGTTGCTTGGTGAGATCAGGGAGCTAGAATCCCTAGCCGCCAAGACCCGCCGCATCGGAAGTGTGGTAAGGCGTTTCAAGGATCTTGGCAGTTTGGAATTGCCGACGCTAGGCGACCTTGAAGATGCCTATATCGAATGTAAAGACCTTGACAAAATAGCAACCCGTCTGGACAGTATCCTTTCGCTTATCCCCGCCACTAAGGCTGAGATCGGCGACCTTGACAAGCAGATCGAGGCCAATAAGGATGAGTTGCATGTAACCCTGCACGAGGCAGGTACCTGTCCTACTTGTGAACGGGATGTGTCCCCATGATTTCATTTTTGGTTAGAACCGACGTCCATATTAACGATCGTCCACCGGAGTCTAGGTGCGACGATTACATGGAAACGCTACTTGGTAAGCTCCGACAGATCGGCGACATGGCCCGTGAAAAGAAAGTGAATGCCGTGTTGGATAACGGCGACTTTTTTCACAACAAGGCGGCGTCACGAAACAGCCATTTGTTGGTACGTAAGGTAGCTGATCTGCACCGGTCCTATCCCTGTCCGGTTTATGAAAACCCCGGCAATCATGACTTTCCGTATGCCAACGTCGATTACGTAGAAAAGCAACCCCTTGGCGTTTTATTCGCAACCGGGGTTTTTGAACGTATGGGAGACGTCCGGTTCGAAGACGACGATGGTCTTGTGGTCCGCGTCGTGGGTTTGCCTTACAAGATCGATTTCGATGTGTTTGACTTTGAAATTGAGCGCGGGGACGAAGACGTATTGATCGTGGCCGCCCATACGTATGCTTCACCTACCGGGACGGAAAGTTTCGGGCGTGAGCAATTTTTGTCATACCAGCAACTAGCTGAATGCTCCCCGGACGTTTTCATTTTCGGGCACTACCACATTGATCAAGGCATTCAAGAGGTGTTGGGGAAGCCCTTTATCAACTTGGGTTCCCTCAGCAGGGGGTCGCTTACCAATGACAATCTGAAGCGCATCCCCCGGATCGGTTATATCCGCGTGGAAAAAGTGGAGGGTGAGGTAAAAATCCACACCGAACCGATTGAAATCGAAGTAAAACCGGCTTCCGAAGTGTTTGATCTAGAGAAGCATGAGCGTATCAAACAGGAACGGAAAGATATCGACCATTTCATTAAAACGCTATCAGAGTCTGCGTCCGTGAACGAAGAAGATAACATCCGCCAAGCTATCGAAGGCTTGGAGGATTTCGATCACGAGGTACGAAACCGGGCGCTCCGCTACTTAGAAGCAGCAGCGTCAGGATAAAGTATGGGAAAGCAATACTGGTTATCGTACTCAGGGTACAAGACGTACCGCGAGTGTCCTAAGAGGTACCGCCTCACACGTGTAGATAAAGAGGAACCACCCGAACCGGATTCGAAGCATAATGCGGTTGTTGGTAGTGTGGTCCAGCGTGTTTACGAAGATTTCTACAACGATGAGTTGTGGCGATCCGGCAAAGGGACTTCGCAAAAGCTACTTGATTTGGTGCCGAAGTATTTTTACGAGTTCCTCGACGAGGAGCACGTTGACTTCAACGATATCAAGTGCCGGTACGAGCCGCTAGAATTGCTTGAGACGTGTTTGGAGATCGTACCCAAGGTGCTGGAAGGTATTAAGCGTGAAAAGCTCTTAGGGCCGTATGCGCGAAGCGAGGTGGTTCTTCGCACGCAGCTACAGTCGAGCTATTTTTTGTACGGGATCGCCGACTTCTTGATCCGCAAGAAAAACGACGAAGTGCTGTTGATTGACGGCAAGTCGTCTAAGCACCGTGAAAAGTACGTAGACGAAGAGCAGCTCTTGTTCTATGCCTTGGCATTCAAGCTATTGCACAATCGTTTGCCAGACCGTCTGGGCTTTTATTACTACCGTTTCGCCGATGACCCCGAGAAAGCGTTTGACTGGATCAAGCCTGACCCGGAAAGTATTGCGAAATTGCGCAACGATCTGGTAGCTGCGTTTACCAACATCCAGAAGAAACGTTTCAAGGCAAACCCGGAACCGTCCCACTGTAAGTGGTGCCCGTGGGAAGCGGTATGCGTTGAGCGACAACAACAGAAAGCGACCCGCCGTGAAAAGCGTCGATGGAACCGCGCCGAGCGTGGTGAAGAAACGCTCCCAAGCCTCTCGCAAAGTAACGAGGGATCTGTTATGATAGGCTTTGGCGGTAAGATCGAAGATTCGGATTAATACGAAGGAGTATCACTATGAGCGACATGACCGATCTTGAAGCTCGCATCAAGAAGATCAAATCACAGCGTGAGCAGTTAGTGAGTCAAAAGGCGGAAAAGGTGGCCCGCCTTAAAAATGCGCAAGAAGAATTGCGCAACCTCAAGGAGGAGGCCGCCGAAAAGGGTTACGATCTTAAAGAGATCCCGGACCTTCTTCCCCAGAAGCGTAAAGAGCTAAACGGCAAGGTTGCCTTGGCTGAGTCCGCTTTGGAAGAGGTGGAAGAGAAACTCGCCAAGTATGACGATTGAAATTATTAGGAGTTACGGTATGAGATTTAGTATTCAAAAGGACGCTTTGAAGGCGGCCCTCGATGTAGCAAGCCTCGCTGTTACCAACGATGCGGGTGTGATCACTTCTTCGATTCTTTTCAAGGTCGAGGAGGATAGTCTCGTCTTGTGGGCTACCGACCGCCGAATCATGGTCAAGGTACCTACTACAATCGTGGAAGATTCCCTTCATGGTGAGGGTAGTTTCACCGTAGAGGCCGCACGGCTTTCTCAGTGGGTCGGTAGCGTGTTTGACGATGTGGTTGACGTGGAAGCCGACGCTAACGGCGTGGTTATGGAATGCGGCGAAGCTAAGGGCCATTTTGCATCGCTCGATGCAGCCTCTTTCCCGGACTTTTCCAAGCGCCTCGAAGACAAAACCAAGCTCTTCGATATCAACCCCAACGCATTCGTGGATTCCCTGAAATTCGTGCGCCCTTTCATTGGGGAAGCTACGACGAACAACGAGCTTGCGAACAATTTGCAAGTGACGGAGTTGCGGGGCCGGGATATGCTGGCGACCGATACCTGTTCACTGGCCATGTTCAAGTTGGCTGAGGCCGATGAAGACGATGCGCTGGCTGAGTATGTGGATAGCGAAGAGCGGTTTAAGATCACAAAGGATGAAATCAAAAAGCTGATTTCGTTCCTCAGCAAGACGTGTGACCTTTCCTGCACCGTGTCGAAGTCCGACCTTTTCGTGGTCGAATCCGACGACGGATCCCTTTTCGGTTATCCCGATACGCATCTGGCGCTCCCGAACATTCCCGGTATCCCGGTTGACCTTTCCGAGCCGGAAGTGTGGTCGGTAGATAAGACGAAGCTCCAGAGTGCCGTTAAGGCGCTGGGAGCTACGGCAGACCCGGACGACGTGGTGCTTGAAATCGGTGTCGCTGGCCCCGAGGGTGCTGAGGGCGTATTGACCTTGAAGATGAAAGACGCCTTAGAAAAGCATGATTCGGTGGTTAAGATCCCGGTCGTTCGTGTGAAGTCTTCGGGCGAGTCGGTATCACTCAAAGTCAACCGGCACTTCTTGACGAACCCTCTGTCGTTGTATGACGATGATGAGGTGACGATCGGTGTTAGCGCCCATGACGGTGCTCAGACCAAATACGTCAAGCTCTACGAAAAGACCGAAGACGACAATATTCGCATTTGCCTCGTGACCTTACGAGTCGATCTATGATGAAGGATAGAGTAGCGGAATTTTTATCCGATCTTCAAGATCTCACGGATAAGCACGGTTTTGTGGTAGGGGGTTGTGGGTGTTGTGGTAGTCCTTACCTTGTGAAAAAGGGTAAAAAGGTAGCTCAGGACATTGAGTTTGGGGATGGGCGTTACGTGATCCAAACTTTTTGTAGTACCTGTGAAGGCTATGGTGAGCTTGAAGTTGATGGGAATTTCGTACCGTGTGAATCTTGTGAAGATTGGGGTTACACGACCGTGGAGGTTTCTGATGACGCCTGATTTTGAAGCGAGATACGAATCCGTGATGGATCAAGCGCGTAAAGTGGAGACGTCTTACGCCATGCTCCAAGAGCGGCAAACGGAACTTACGGGACAGATCGAGCATCTTAACCAAGAGGACGTTCTTTTGGAAAAGGTGGGCGAGCTATTCAAGCACCTCCTGAACAAGTACGTGTACGAATACGCTGAGTCCTTTAGCCGGATCGTTACGGAAGGTTTGCAGTCGATTTATTTCGACCAAGACGTCAAGTTCGATATCGAGGTTGAGCAAAAGCGTGGGAAGGTCTACGCCAATTTTGTGACCGAGCAGAACGGTGTCCGGGCTAACCCCCTTGAATCTTTCGGCGGCGGCGTAGCGTCTGTTGTAAGCCTTCTGTTGCGTATTCTAGTCCTCTTGAAGGCGGACCTAGCTAGGTACCTGGTTTTGGACGAGGCGTTGGGCGCTCTGTCCACGGAGTACGTAGAGACTTGCGGCGATTTTTTGCGCAAGCTGTGTGACGAACTGGACGTGAACATTTTGTTGGTGACGCATAACGCCGACTTTGTAGATCAAAGTGATAACGCATACATGGGATCCTCTGACGCCAATGAGCGTCTACAACTAAAGAAAATACGATGACAGACATAGAACACAATAACTGGAAGATATTGGTGGGGGATTGTCGTGAACGTTTAGAGGGGCTTCCTGATGAATCGGTTCACATGATCTGGACGAGTCCTCCTTATTTCGGACTTCGTGATTATGGTGAAAAGGATCAAATAGGGCTTGAGCTCACCCCCGATGAATTCGTCGAGGCATTGGTTACTGTGTTTGCAGAAGCACGGCGTGTTTTGCGGGATGATGGTACTCTTTGGTTGAACCTTGGGGACAGTTATGCGTCGTCATCCACAGGTTCGGACACCACAAAAACTGGTCTTAAACCCAAGGATCTAATCGGTATTCCTTGGCGTGTGGCTAAGGCTCTCCAAGATGACGGATGGTATTTGAGGTCAGATATTATCTGGGCAAAAGGTATCAGTGGTCATGAGGGTGTGTCCAAAAGGGTATATCAATCGGCGGTAAAGAACGGGGTGAGTACTTCAGTTGCCAAGGCGATTGTAGAGGATCTTGATCTGTACGTGGGTAATCCCATGCCAGAGTCAGTGAAAGATCGTCCATCTTCTGCTCATGAACATATTTTCCTCTTTTCCAAAAACAAGCGGTACTTTTACGATCATATTGCTATTCGAGAACCTGTGAGTGCTGAGTCCGTAGCACGTGTACAGAGGGGGCACCACCGAAAAGGTCACAAATGGGGAGATGGTCCCGGAAATCAGACCATTGCTAATGATCTTTCTCGTGCATTGCATCCTGCAGGACGTAACCGTCGTGATGTGTGGTGCATCCCCACAAAACCCTTTAGGGGTGCTCATTTCGCGACGGCTCCCGAGGCTTTGGTGGCACCGTGCATCAAGGCAGGTACTTCCGAGGCGGGGTGTTGTCCCGGATGTGAAGCTCCTTATGTGAGGAAAAATTCAGAGTGCAAAACGAGTTGCGCTTGTAACAACGACCCTTTTTTTGTTGCATCTTCGGACCCCGTACCCTGTACGGTACTTGATCTTTTTGCAGGGGCGGCCACAACGCTTCTGGTAGCAGAAAAGTTAGGCCGAAGATCCATAGGTATAGAGTTAAATCCAGAATATGCTGTTATAGCTAGTGAGCGACTTGCTGAGTATTCACGTAATACGAAAGCTCCTTGGGAAGATGGGTATATACCTAAAGAGATTGAAGAGGATTCTGTGATAGAAGAAATGAGCTTTGACGATCTTTTAGGATAAGCTTATGAAAGATGCGTCAGAGATTAATAAGAAGCTTCGTGATCTCAGGTACCGCTATTTAGCGCGTTACCTTGATGATCGATTGAGCGTTAGGCCGTGTAACTGTGTTCATAACCATGAGCATGTAAAGGAAGACGGCCCCCTCCGGCTATGTATGCTTGGTGCGGAAGACCCGGAAAATTGGCCGGGCAATATTTGTGACACCGATGAGAACGCTCAGACGTGCCCGTTTTTTGATAACCAGCACGACAAGGCGACGCTCAAAAAGGAATTCGACGGGCAACTTCAGGACCCGGAGATACTTTTCACTGAGTATCGCGATGTGGCGATGCTTCAGTGGACTTTAGGTGAGGCCCCTGAAGAGGTCACTACGAACTTGTCGTGGTGGCAAAGGATTAAGCTATGGTTTACGCGGGGTTGATATGTCCTCTTTGACTAAATTGCTATTTGTGGACCGCCACCGGCGTGATATGGCTGATCAAGGCGGCCTTAAAACGCCCATGATTATGTCTTATCCTGTGTCGGGAGACTTTGAAGAGGCGTGTATCAGTCTTCGGTCCGGTGACTTTCACATGGTGCGTGTGGCCCCACAGCGTGAAACCCGCACCGGATTTTTCGATTTGGATTTCGATGATGAGGAGGCACAGCACGCTGACCTCATTGATTTCCTTTACGACCACGGGTCCAAACGGCAGTGGGGTGGTGTGGCTGAAATAGCACTCCCTGACGAAACTTTGCTGGACACGGTAGCAACCTATTTGAAGTCGTATGATCTGGAACCCCAGCACGGCTTTGTAGGCTTGGTAGGTTTTGCGGCTCTTGTAACCGCCGATCTTATTGATTTGCCGGAAAAGGTCGATAGCATTAGCGACATAACCAGTGACCTTCTTAACGAGTGGATGGCCGAGCATTTACACGTGGGTAAAGTGGGCGAGGTTCCCGTCTATTTCAATCCCCACATGTCAGAGCATATCGTATTTTCGGGCGAACCAAAGTCGGTAGGCTTGATGACTAGAGTGGGGGATTTTGCTAGCATTTTGGTCCACAATGCGGAGCGAAGCATGATCATACTACGAGTAGGATTAAACGACCATGACGATGTTCCTGAACCGGATCTTGACAGCAGCACAGAAACACGTGCGGAAGAGCCCAGCGATTGATTACCTTCGAGCGAGGGGCGTTTCAGACGCACAGATCGAACAGATTGGCATTGGGTATTTTCCAGAGGATGTGTGGCCCCCGTACTTTTCCGGCGACGACGAGGATATCCAGAGCTATCTGGAATGGTCGTCTAAGGGTTACCGCCTCCGGGGCAAGTTGGTTTTCCCTATGCGGAACCCGCTAGGTGTTTTGCGGGGTCTTCAGTTGCGGTCCCCGATCCAAACAAAAAAGGACTATTCGAAATTTTACTTGAATCGTTCTCGCGTGGATGCGATCTTTTTCGGGGCGGAGCTTGCGATGCCCCGGATTTGGGATACCCGCGAAGTGTATATATGCGAAGGGTTGTTTGACTATTTCCCGTTGCAACGTATCTTTCCTAATACGATATGTACTGGTACGGCGAATGTGAGTAAGCGCCAGATTGCATTTCTCACCCGGTTTGTAGATCACGTTAACGTGGTTTTCGACATGGATTGGGGCGGCAACCATTTCTGGCAACGCTTTGAAGGTGAGTATAAAGACTCCTTCAAATCCCTACGCCGCATCGAACTCCGAGGTAAGGATGTGTCGGAGGTGTGGGAATCTATCGGTGACGATGGACTCAATGAACTGTTAACACGGCGACTTCTTTTCTGAGGTTGCTTTACGTATCGGATTGTGGTATCAATCCGTAGGGTGTGATCAAAGCCCCTTTTTACTACGAAACACTAAGGAGACCGTAATGGCTCAGATGTATTGGAAAGCAGCAGAAGCCGAAGATATCGCAAACGACTATCTCAGGTACCACCCGGACCTCGTGGGCGCTAATATCGCTTTCGTTTTCAAAGAGAAAGCGACCAAGAGCGATGGACGCCCGATCGTAGGGAAGTCTTTCAAGGTGCCCGCCAAATATCAGCCGTTGATGGAAGAGAATGACGACGGCACACGCGGTTACGATTTCATGATTGTGCTCGGGGCCGATATTTGGACCGAACTGAACAACGACAACAAGGAAGCATGGGTCGATTTCCTGCTTGAGCAATGTTACGGTGAAGAGGACAAGCAAGGGAACATGAAGTGGAAGACCCGCAAGCCGGAAGTTCAAGCCTTCCCGGTTATCCTTGCCCGTCACGGAACCAATTGGGATCAAGGGGTCAACAAGCTGTCTGTGATCGACATTGGCCGCAAGCAGACGAAGGTGCAAGAACCTACGGTCCGGTCGCAAGATACGGATGCTGACACGGACACCGAAAGCGACGTTTCGGTCAATTCGTAATAGAATCACCGGAGGGGCTTTTGCCCCTCCACCTTGAGGATCACACTGCCACATGTCTTTCGATACGAAATACCGACCAGACCTTTTCGAAGATGTAATCGGCCAGCAGAGCACGATTCATGTGCTCCAAGAGCTACTTCGAAGGGGTGACATTTTTCAAAAATCGTATGTCTTTTCTGGGCCTTCGGGCACAGGTAAGACGACGACCGCCCGTATTCTAGCACGGGCAATGCTGTGTGATAATTTCGATCCTGATGTGGCGGAACCTTGTAACGAATGCAACTCCTGCAGGGAAATCCTTGATCGTGGGGATAGTCCCTCATTCAAGGAGATGGACGCGGCCAATCATACGGGTGCGGACAACATTCGCAAGATCGTCGAAGGGTTGAACTATTACACATTGGACGGTGGCGACCGTAAGATTTATCTTATTGATGAATGCCACCGGCTATCATCGCAGGCGATGGACGCCCTCCTGAAGCCTATGGAGGATAATGTCCCCGGCACCAAAGACAAGCGCCTCGTGTGTTTGTTCTGTACTACCGAGCCGCAAAAGCTACGGGGTACGATCAAAGGCCGTTGTATGGTCTTTGGTATTAAAGAGCCATCGAGGGATGAAGTTGTCCGTCGCCTGCGTTACATAGCTGAACAGGAAGAGATCGCTGTCGAAGACGACGACGCGCTTGATCTCATCTTCGGTTATGGCAAAGGGCATATCCGAGACATGGTGAACGCCCTTGAACGAGTAAGCCGGGTTGGTCCCGTTACAGAGGATACCGTTCGGCAGCAATTAGGATTGGATGTAATTTCGAAGGAGTATGAAATGCTCTTACATCTTCGGGATGATCCAGACAAAAGCATGGCCGCTCTAATGGAAGCCTTGACCCAGACAGATCCTGACTCGATCTACGAGGGTATTGCCGACGCGGCTATGGCATCATATAGGTTGGCAAAAGGCATAACTATTGGTCTGAGTTACGTGGAGAAATCGCTTGCAGAACAGATTTCTTCATGCTATGAAGAAGAAACACTACTTACTCTAGCGCATCGCATCTTGAATGCGAACCGGAAGATGGATCGGAATGCGTTGGTCTGCGAGCTTTTAATGCTACAGAACCAGCTTGAAAACGGTACCGTACAGATGGCTTCCCAGCCACAAACGATCACCGTCCCGGTCCCCTCGGAACCTTCGCAAGAAGTTACCGAAGATAAAGCACCCACAGGGTCCAAGCCCAAGTCGAAACGCGACGTAGAACGTGAAAACAGGGAAATGGCTGAGAAAGCTATGCCCTACGGTGGTAAAGCCGCACGTGGAACACCGTCAGCGACGGCAGATGCTGTTGAAGATCCTATGGACGCTTACCGGAAGAAACGTAGCTCAGTCAAAGCTGCGCCGCGCCCTATTACCCCCAAAGCACCCACCGGAACAGATTACTCGGAGCAAAAGAAGCTATTCGAATCGCCTGATGAGTGATCAAAAAAGAAAGTGGGTCATCTTGGAGCTTAGTCACCAAGGGGAAAAGAAAACCCCGCCTGAGCTTCAAAGCCTTTTACAACCCGAGATCGGGGAGGGGGTCGAGATTTTCGTCCCTTCTATCACCTTTTCAAGACGGGAAAGTAATGTTACCATCTGTTTGATGGAGGGTTATTTTTTCGTCGAAGCGGTGATACCCCCATCGACGTTCTTCACGCTTGAAGAGCTTCCTTATGTGCGTCGTGTCTTAACCCACGATGAACCGAATGGACGGTTCATTTGCTATGTGGAACAGGACACCGTAGACGAACTAAAGGAAAAGCTCCACCGTCAAGCGGCCCGTGATATTTGTGTAGGAGACTATGTGAAGGTTTGCGAAGGGGCGTACTCGTCACTTAGGGGTAAGATCCTTAACGTGTTCGCCGACAAGGAACGGGCTTCAGTCCATATCGTGGATCTGAAGAGCATGGAAGTGATTGTGGAATTACCTTTCCAATTTTTCGAACGAATACCAGCTAACTCCGATGAGGACTACGAACTATGAAAACCAACGTGATCGTGGACGGGATGAACATCGCCTTTCGCTGCTCTTACATTTACGACAAGAAGCAGGGGCTACAGAACTCCGAAGGGTTGCCTACTGGAACTATCTATGGCTTTGCCCGTCACATGGTCAAGTTGCGTGATCGTTTCCCCGGTGCTGATATCTGGGTAGCGTGGGAAGGCGCTGGAAGCCGCGAGGAACGTCGAGCTATCTATGCCGACTACAAAGGCAACCGGAAAGATGAAACGTCGGAGGGGCCGTCTGAGACACGTCAGTTGGTATTTGACCAAGTGTCTGTGCTGCAGGATTTGCTTGAAGCCACGGGTATCCACCAAGTGAGCGCTGCAGGCTACGAAGCCGACGATATGATTGCGACACTTGTGCGTGACCGTTTCAGTGACGACGAATACAAGAACGTCATTATAAGCAGCGACCGTGACCTACTTCAGTTGGTGGGCGACGGGACTGTGCAAATGACGCCGCACCCGGAAAAGTTTTTTGACGCCCTTAAAGTCGAAGAGGAATACGGTGTGCCGCCCCGTCTCCTTTTGTCTTACCGGGTGTTCGATGGGGACAAGAGCGATAACATGCCGGGCATGTATCGTTTCCCCCGCAAAAAGATTGCCACCATCGTCCAAGAACACGACGGCGATCTGGAATCTATTTATAATGACTGTGAAGTGAAGCTAACCGAGTTCCAAGAAAACACCCTCACCGATTTTGAGGACCAAGCCTACGTCAACCGGGACATCATGTACCTCCGGTCGATCGAGGATTACGACGAACGCGAAGGACGTCATGACGAAGAAGTCATTGAGCGTTTTTGTGATCAGCTAGATATCGAATCCATCCGCGCCGACTTGCTTTCTTTTACGGCCAAGACAGGGTTCGTCAAGACAGGAGATACAAATGTCAGTACATTACATCCAACCGCTGGATCCGCAGGAACTGGCGAGTAGATTTTCGACCGATGATACGCTTGAGCCCCTTCCCCGGCAAGACGAACAATGGAAGGAGCTGCACCTAGATAAGATCAAGGCCGTTTTAGATAGGTTGCCAGACCGTGAGGAGGACTTGATCCGTCTTTACTTTTTCTTGAACAAGCGCCAAACGGACATTGCGGAGATTTTCAACATCACTCAAGCCGCCGTGTCCTACCGGCTAAAGCGTGCCCTTGATAGGATTCGATTTTTGATCGAAATCCCCGAGGTGACAAAAGACGAAATTTACGACGACCTCCTTCCCGTCATGCCTACCAAGCTAGACGCTCGCATCTTTGCCGAGATGTTTGAGTCCACTTGCCAAAGTGAAGTTGCTGACATTCTCGATATCAGTCAAGGGCGTGTGCGCCACCGATTCATTGCGAACCTTGCCCGGATGGGTCAAGTGCTTGTGGACCGCGTGTATGCGTGGGTGCGCCGTAATGATGAGGACCTCCAAGAGGTGGCTGTCGTCAAAGGCAAACTCGACACCTTAATGGAAGCGCAACGTCAGAAAGAGTTGGAAATCGAAGAATTCGAAGACGGCTTAAAGGAGATTGTTGACCTCCTCGTTGACCTCCCCGACGATCTTGAAGATGAGGACCTAACCCTCTTCGCTCGTTACTATAAAACGTTCGTCAAGATCCGCTACAATTTCAACATCCTCCGCGAAATCAAGCTACCGAAATGGTCCAACCGTAGCAAGAAGACGATCACCTAACCAATCAGTAATCTGTTTATATGTTTTCTAGGTTAGAACTGGTACGTCTATTGCCCCTGCGTGTATGCGATGAAAAGTAGCCTTCGAAAAGTCATTATGTCGAAGAAGGTTGCCGCAGCTTATCTGGATGAGGTTTCCAAGGTCGCTTCGACCGTTACGGTTTACTTCCTAGATGAGCAGGGGCTTACCGGATTCATGAGCACCGCCAAGTCTAGCTTCGGCAAAAAGCTCTCATGTAGTCGTGGTTTTGATTACGTGACCTTTCTGTCGACGGACCATGAAGTGGTCCAGAAGATTCAAGAGCGGGCCAGAAAGAAGGGACTCGACTTTTCGGGCTTTTAAGGGGCACACAATGGACTATAAAGATTTTGATCTCGGCGAAGTAATGATGCAATCCTCGGGGATGGATGCATACCTTGGGGACGATGCTGAAGCCGTTGACATTCGTGAATTGGTGGGGGCGGAGATTGAAGAGCCTAAGCGAATTCGCATTGCCAACGTAGAGCAACTTCAGGGCTTCAGTCGGGTCGCAAGTGATACGCTGATCCGTAAATCGGAGCGTGATCTCTGGTCGCTCAAGCAGAGCGAAGAGGGCGATTGGGTAATCGAGCGCCTTTTCGACGATGAAGGCAATCCCCTCAAGGTCTGATATGAGCAACAAGCCATACAGCAATAGGGAAAAGCGGATTGCGGAGCGTGTGGCTTCTCAGTATCTCTTTGAGAAGACCGGCATGGTTCGCACTGCGGGCGAAGTCCGATTCATCAAGGACACAGGTCCTGATGGTCGTGCTATGCCGAGGAACTACGACTTTGATCCAAAGGCTAAGAAGCCTCTGGCAAAAGTCTTGTGGTCCATTTCGTGTGCTCTGGGGCACATGGTTTCGGCGTACAGCAGTTTCACAAAGATCAAAGCCGTGTCGATCAGCCCGGATGGTAAGTTGGGTGGAAAGGGCTACATCCAAGATATCAAAGATATGCGGTCCGACCTCAACACTTCGCTTGAAACCCTTTCCGGTATTCAAGATACGATCAATGACGAACTTCGCGGCCCTCACTGGCAGCCAGATGCTGTCGATGTAGACGAGGATGATGAGGCCGAAGTCGAAGAGATGCTTTCTGACTCCCAAGAGATTACTGACGACCCGGAAGGGTTTTTCGAAGAGGAGTACGAAGAGCATGTTGAAGACGACGTTGCTGAAAAGCAAGGGAAATGAGGTTAGGAAACGAACGTCGTACCGGGTGATCCTCGCATATTTTCGGAGTTCAGAAGGTTGATGTTCGAGCGTGCGTTAAAGAATCTGGACTTTGTAGATAAGGGAATGGCTTTGCTGGTTTGTCTGGTCGACGCCGAATCCTAAAGGAGATCACACATGGCAGATTTAGGAGACATCGGAGCTATCCTTGAGGATGAGCCGGTATCGGATCTTGATTGGCTTGATGTTGATGAAGATGAGTACCGCGCTACTGAGGCGCTACCGAAGCAAAACTTGGATGCTGTTCCTGAGCTTGAGGCACAGTGGAAAGATTTGACGGAGGCCGATAAGTATCGGCTGTCGCCAGAAAACCGCGAACCCGCAAACGCTCGTACCCCTTTCTGGAGTGAGCGGAGCATTCCCGGTGAAATCTCTGGTGATGATGCGGTTGCTATCGTCGAAAAATTCGCCAAGCGCCACGTTCAGGCGGGCGTCTCCGGTCCCGATGTAATTCAGATCCTCAAGAGTAATTTCGATGCGGAAGTCCTTTCCATGTCGAAAAAAGCCGTCCGTGGCGTCCTCAGTGAAAGGGGCCTCCTCGGTTCGGTTTATATTGATTCCGAGCTTTTCGAAGACTGTTACAAGGGCGGCCCTCAGAAGGGTCTGACGGCGAACACACGGAACGCCAAGTACGTTCTGGCAAAGAGCCAGTGTGGTGATTGCATCCACAACCGTAAAGGTCGCTGTTCGGTATTCCAAAAGGAAATCGTCCTTGAAGTCGATTACACCAAAGACCTGTGGGAAGAGTACCTCGATGGTATCCACATGGAGCGCAAGGATCTTGATGGTATCCAGAACCTCCCGGTCAAGGCCCGGTTGCAAAAAGCACTTCTAGCTTCGCCCATCCCGGAGTCCGACGCACTCGATGGTAAGCCCATCGTACCGGACCCCACGGCTGGCGTAACCTACGAAGATGCGATGGATCAGTTGCGGTCCGCTGATATCAAGCGTGAGATCGTAGCTAATACTGTCAACCGAAAGAAGGTGCTTCGCCTCGCTGTGGACATGATGCGCGGCAACCACGGACCCGCTGTTCGTGATCTTCTTGCCTCGGACCCCGCAGTTGCTTCGTTGAAGGATGAGCTATATGTCCTCGGGCAACTGTACCTCGACCTATCGTATTTCCCGACGTACAAGGTGGCTTCGCAATTCATCGACCTTTTCGAAAAGCAAGGGGCCGCAGATAATCTGCCTCCACTGATCGTGGGAATCCCTTTCGAAGAGTCCGAGTTGGATAAGCGTTATGCACATGCACCGTCTCTGGACATTCGTTCGGACAAGGCGCTTTTGCATACGATCAGTCGGTTTTTCCTTACGAAGCAAGGCCGCAAGCTAGACAATACGAAAAAGGCCCTGTTCAAGAAGCTGTTCGCTCGCCTCAAGAAATCCGACGAAGCGGATGTTCGTGCCTTCGCTCAGAAGGTCTACAAGAAGCCGGTGCCGAAGGAAGTAAGCAAGTATCAGGCAACGGTTATTTACGACCCGACACACGGTATCTCTTCCGAACAGGCTGATAGCCAGCTTCGGAAAGCAGATCGTAAGCGGGTGGTCGTCGAAAACCCGACGAAAATTTCCAACACTAAAGATCTCGTTGGGCGGATGCTTCGTGGTGATCACGGAAACAAGGTCGCGACCCTTATTAAGCAGGACGACCGGCTTTCCAAGCTAAGTAAGCACTTGCACTTGCTGGGCCGCCTGTACGTCGACACGTCTCTTGCTACCCCTCGGGAAGTAGAGGCGGCTGCAGCGGCGAATCCGGCAGTCAAAGAATTGCCACTCCTCACCCCGAACAACCGGAAGGGCTTTTTCAAGAAGCCCGAGGTCCACGCTTTGATTGCGAAGCGTGTTGCGAAAATTAAAGGGATTGATACCGACCCAGCATACACTCAGACGCTACGAAACGTCGTCTCCCGGCTTTCGCAAACTTCCGAAGGCAAGGTAATGGCCTTCGCCCGGAAAGCGTTCTCAATGCCTGTGAAGGGCAAAGCTGCGGTCCACAATACACCGTACCAGATTAATCCACAGGTTGAAGTCAGCGACGAGCAAGTCAACGACTTTATGGATTCGCTCAAGAGCAAGAAACAGGCGCGGGCGTTCGAAACCCTTGAGGATTACCTCAAAGAGGAAGGCGGCGCGCACCTGTTGGCTTCCCTGCAAAAGCGTATTGGCCTTGATCGTATCAAGCGTCTGTATATGCAAAACGACGGTAAGGTTGCATCCAACCTCGATACATCCAAGACGGCGAAATCCGATGCTTTGGAAATTCTATCGGCGGTTCTGGACGACAACTACAAACCGAACGGACTCAAGCCTCCGTCTCGTCGCATGGCCCGCACTAAGATGGGCAAGTGGCTTCGGGATCAAATGATGAAGGGCAAGTACGGTTCGGCATTGGCCGATGCCCTGAAGTTGGCTTTCCCGTATACGGACCTCCTTGAAGATGCGCCGGTCATTATTGCTTTCCGCGAAGAGGAAGGGCTTTACGGTCGTGCCTACAGCACGGCGGACAGCTACGACTCTTGCAACGAAGGTACGCAAGATATCAGCGCTTCGGTGCAGCAGATCGTAAAAGGGTCCAAGTGCCAAGGGTGTATTTACAACAAAATTGGCCGATGCTTGCTTTACAGCAAGAAGCTCGTAGACGATCCGGTCTATACGGATGAAACGGTAAACGCGGCCCTCCAATATCGGGTCAGCAATGGCCAGCTTACGGAGCGGGACGCCAAGCGTATCCGTATGATGGATGTAGATCCCCGGACCAAGACCCGGATTGCTTATACGTCCGAACCCGCTAACGAGGTTCAGATGCACGAGACGGGTCTACAGGCATTTTATGGTGATCAAAGCGAAAAGCAGGTTAACCATGCCGCTGTCCGCGAAATCGTCGAAAAGAAAAAGGCCGCCGAGAAAAAGGCCCTCGAACAGATTGATACGCCATCCGAAGGCGGCATCGACGGTAAAGACCAAATGTCCGAGTTCGAACTTGGAGGCGTTGCTTCCGATGGTTCGATCAACGAGATTGAGTTTCACGGAGGCCCATCACCGACACTTGATGTGGAATTCGGTGACGGTTTCAATATCGAATAAAGGGAGTTACGTATGAGCGACGATCGGACCAAAGAGCTACAGGTGCAAGTCGTTACGCTCGAAAAGAAAGAGAAGAAGCGAGGGCGGGGGCGTCCACCTAAGATTCCTATCAAGCCGACGACGCCTGAAGTTGCCCAACTCATGAAGAACAAGCAAAAGCACCGGGAAAGCGACCCGCTTATCCAGCAGATTACTCAAGATGCGGATAGCTTGGACGTTCTCGATGTGGCGATGCTTGAACTTGCTAAAGAGGCTTCGAGTCTTGATTTTGAGCGTGGTGAAGCGGAGCGCAAAGGTAACGACACTACCGGGATCTCTTCGAAGAAAATCAACGCCACGAAAGCTATCATTGACACGTACCTGCGAAAGCGGGATTCGGTAGTCAAAGACACGTTCGATTTCAAGAGCAAGAAGTTCCAGAAGCTCTTTGAATTTTGGGCGATGAAATTCAGAAGGTGTTGTGAAGGGGCGGGCATGTCAGAGGAGCAAATTCAGCGCCTCTTTCAGGTCGCCGGTGAAGAATTCGAAGATTGGGAAGACGAAGCACTCCGCTATATCAAATCTGAGGTTTGAGCTAGCGACTACTATTACTACCTACGATTGAGGCTCTATGGAAAAGGTGATCACTCATGTCGATGGCAGATCTCTTTCGTCAAGTCGGACGCAAATCCTCTGAAGGGGATTACGACACCCAAAAAGTACTCAATATTATTGAGTTCGTTGAATCGCCGTTTGGTCTGGGGTTTTCCCAAGAGATCTGCGGCATGTCGCTATTCCCTGTCCAGAAGTTTCTCCTAAAAGCGTTCTACAACCTCCCGCTCGACGACTCAACCCGCAACATCAAGGTACCTAAGACGTGGCGTCAAGCACAGAGCGCCAAGCCCGACGACTATTACAGGTTCACCGAAGTCGAATACATGCGGTACCTCTATAATGAGGGCCGGTGTAACATCAAAGAACAAGACCACGACCGACACGAACTTGTCCTACCCATCGGTCGTCGTAGTGGTAAGTCCACAATTTCTTCGATGATCGCGGCATACGAGGTGTACCGCCTCCTACGTAAAGCCAACCCCCAACGCTATTACGGGATTCAAGATGGTGCCGAGATCACAATCTCCACCATTGCTACCACCAAAGATCAGTCACAGATCCTTTACAACGGTGTACGTAACCACTTCCAGAGTTGCGAATTCTACGCCCCGTACCTGAGCCACGACACGCAAAGCTACGTCCGTTTCCAGACTCCCTATGACATCGATCAGACGGGTGAAGCTGACGATGGTGGTCGTGCCAGCGTACAGATTAAGTTCTTTTCGTCTGTTTCCAGCGGTATTCGTGGTCTGGCCAACATCGTTATCATCCTTGATGAGGTCGCTTTCTTCAAGGAGAAGGGCAACTCTTCGGCCAATGCTGTGTACCAAGCTGCCTCGCCTTCCGTTGCGACTTTCGCTCCCGCAGATCCGAATGGTCAGCAGGAGACCTTGAATCGTGATTCGGAAGGACGTATCATTATGATCTCGTCCCCTTTCAATAAGGACGGATTGTTCTATAATAAGTATGAGCAGTCTAAAGTGGGAGGGTCCGCATCGCGTGATATCTTGATGGTGCAGGCTCCCACATGGGAAGTTAACCCTCAAGTACCTGTTGGTTTCCTCGAGAATGCTCACGGTAAAGATCCGGTAGCGTTTGCTACGGAGTTCGGGGCCGAATTCACCGACCGCGTTATGGCGTGGATCGAACGTGAAAAGGACCTCATGGTTTGCCTCGACCGTGACCTTCGACCTTCCCCTCGTGGGAAACCGCGTACACCCCACAGCCTCGGACTTGACCTTGCTGTTAAAGGCGACCGTACTTCCGTTGCTCTGACACGCCCGGACGGAGACAAGATCCGCCTTGTGTACCACGAGGAGTGGCAGGCGGGGAAAAGCTGGTACGATCTTAACCCGCACCTTGAAGAGCCGATTGTCCCTTACGCTAAGGAACTGCACACGGTTGATATTCTCGATTTCGATGCACTGGCTGAATGGATCAAAGAGCTTTCGCGGCGGTTCTATATCGTCGACGGTGTTTTTGACCAATGGCAGGGCATTAGTTTCAAGCAGACCCTCGACAAGATGGATATGAAACAGCTTGAATCGAAACAGTTCACACGGGACGAGTCCTCCCAGATGTTCGATGCGTTCAAGACCTTGATGTATCACGGGCGTCTCATGCTTTACGATTATATGCTCCGTGATGTGGATGAGGACGAGGATGAGGATTTCGGTGTCGTCAATTCCGCACTCGATGAGGGTACGGGCCACGTTAAACACGCACCCTATATCAAGCAACTGTTGGAGCTACGCGCCGAGCGGAAGTCTAAGAAGGTCGTACTTGTTGAAGCACCCAACGGTCCTAACAAACACGATGACTTCGCGGATGCGCTTGTAAGATCGGTATGGTTGACACTCCACCGGGTCGGGAACCCCAAATACATTTCTGGTTCAAAGAGTCGTATGCGTGAGATCGCCGAAGAGATGGGCGCAGATCACTACAAGTCCATGTCCTCACAACAGTACCAGCGCAGGCGTCAGCGGCGTCACAACTATTCTAACAAGCGGGGCGACCGTATGCCTCCGGGGTGGAAAAAGCGATGAGTGACGACACACCAGATCGGTTCTGGGAAACCTGTGTGGTGCAGGTGCTTGGGAAGCTGGGGGATAAAAATCCCAAGCAAAAAGACCTCAATACCATTGGCTGGCTGTTCGAACATGCAGGTGGTTTATGGGAGGGGCTAGCCGCTGGCGATACCGACCAGTGGGATCTCCTCCGAAGAGCGTGCAAAGTCTATTTGAAACGGAAGTTAAAAAAGAAGGACGAAGATGAAAAGCAGTGACATACCAAAGGTCCAAGATCACTTGGGCGAATTAGATGAAGCCTTACGACAGATACGCTCCGAGGTGAATAGCCTTGGCGAGATCCTGCAGCGGATAGCGAAAACTTGCGAGGACGAGCCTGAACTCCTTGAGGTGATGAACCGGGAGCGGCGGTATTTTCGTGCCTTGCGAGGAATGATCGACGATTTTCCGATTATCCGCCAGATGCGTAGACGCCTCCCTGTTGTGGAGGCCCGATTACGTAGGAACGAGGGACAGCAGCGGGAAGAGGACCAGTCAGTGCAGCGTCAGGCTGAAGACGTCCGTAATTCCCTTGAAGATGTTCTTCGGCGTTTCCTTCGGTAAAGGCGACGGGGTGATCTATGCCTAGAGGAAGTAAAATGAGAGATCAAAATAAAGATTCAGTAGTTGTGTCGAGTGTCTCACAAGTCCAGTCCCTTTTGGGTAGCCAAAAGAAGGCCGAGGTGAACGAGATCCAACCACGAACCAAGAAGATCTCATCGAATGCGGTGGGTATGTTTGGTGGTGGTGGTATCGGGAGCGGTGGGGGTGCCTTCGGTAACGGTGGCATGGCAATGGGTACGGCGACGAATATCTATTCGCCGCACCTGTCAACCGACTTCTTGGAGTTGCCTCAGAACCTTGTAGAGATGCGGTCCTATTACCGTTTTTTCTACAACAACGATCCGTATGTGGGGCAGGCGATTGATCTCCATACGGAATTGCCGCTTTCCAAGTTGCGCCTTACGTTGCCGAAAGGCCGGGACCCGGACAAAAACAGGGAAATCCTCAAGTTTTTTGAGGACATGGTTGCACGCACGGACCTTCTTAACGCCCTGATTGATGCTACCCGTGAGTATTACGTCGTAGGCGAGGCATTCCTTTTCGCCGAAGACACCGATATCGAGGTACCGGAATACGTGTATCTTGAACGGGTTAACCGCCTTGACCCCGAGACCGGGGAAATCTCGACGTCGCTTGAACGCCGGGACAACGCTGAAAAGTTGATCGAGACTTACAAGCAACAGAATTACAAAGGGTGGGATCGCGTCATTCTATTGCCGCCTGATCAGGTGGAAATCGAGACGTTCCAGTATTCAAGCAAGGTACGAATCGAACTGGTCCCGGACGCTAAGACCAAGAACATGGTCAAGTCGGCACTCAATGGTGATCCCGCAGCAGCGGAAGCCCTAGAGGATGTGCCTGAAGAGATCATCGATTACATTTCGAATGAAGAGAACCTTCCCTTGGGTTCCGACCCTTATGAGGGTTCGTTCGTATTCCATTTGGCCCGTAAAAAGCCGCCCGGTGACGATCACGGCGTCAGCATCTTGCAGAGGTGTTTGCGCACCTTGGTTTACCGGGACAAGTTGCGACAGACACAGACGTCTATTGCATCCCGTGCAATGACTCCTAAGCGCCTTATCTGGGCCGAGGACATGGATGAGTGGGATGTGGAAGACCTACGCGAACAGGTAGACTTGGCGTTGCTTGACCCGGACTACAGCATCATCACGAACTTCCAAGTCAATTGGGAAGAGATCAGCGCCCGTGACCGTCTGTTGGATCTCAACAGCGAATACGACATTACAGATCGGCAGCTATTTGCTGGTCTTGGCGTAACTGAATCTATGTTGACCGGTGAAAGTTCGTACAGCGGCGAGCGAATCAACATCGAGGTGATCAACACTCGGTATATGCTTTATAGGGAACGTATTCAGACCTATGTGGAAGAGTCCATCTTCAAACCGGTCGCTGAGAAGAAAGGTTTTTGGGAGTACGACGAGTTCGATAACAAAGTTCTATTGTACCCTCAGTTGAGCTTCACACGATTGGCGCTTCGGGACAACCGAGACACTTTCGATGCGATGTTCAATCTGTATCAGAAGGGATCGCTATCGGTCGGGTACATTTTGGAGTTGTTCAACTTGGATCCGCAATCCGTCGAAGAGCGCTTGATGGACGATTTGATGACCGTCAACGACGCCATGTTCAATGAGATTGTCCGAAGCGCATATTCCGAAGTGGGCCGTGCGCTACCCAAGCAGTCAGACTTGGTAGAGCGTCTGATTGATTACCTTAATCTGGAGTATCGTCCGCCCGAGGACGAAAATGATAGATGGTAAAACACGCTACAAAAGATGAGGCTGAAAAGGAGGAGGAAGAGGCAGAGCGCCTCGTCCGTAAGTCACCTAAGAAAAAGCCTCCACGCCGGGATAAGGAGCGGGGTCGTATTAAAAAAGACGACCCTGATCTGGACAAGAAGGATGAGGACCTTTCGATGAACTATAAGGACATCGGAGGGTCCGTCATTCTTGCCCGGTGGGTTGCGTCTGAACATGCGTCGCGTGTGGCAACAGCTTCCGAAGAGGAGTTCCTGAACACAGAGGTCAAGAACCCTAATTCGGAGGGCAAAGACAACGTTAAGCTCAAGTCACTCCAGAAAAAACCGGAGGGATCTCCGGGCCGCAAGAAATACGAACAGGAACGCAAGAAGTGGGAGAAGGCTAAAAAAGACGACGAGGGTAAGTCCAAGAAGAAAAAGAAGAAGACCAAGCCCAAGTCTAAGCCTAAGAGGCCACCACAGGACGATAGCGGCGTTTCTGAAGATCGTATGGATGAGTTGCAAGAGGCGGGTACAGATGAACTGTACGACCTTGCTGAAAGCTCTGACCCCTCCGAACAAGAGGCGGCCTTGAAGGTTATCAAGGAGCGCAAAAAGCCACTTCCCACAGGTTTCCCCGAACCTAGTAGTTTCAAGGGCACCCTATCGGGCCAGCAAGTATCACAGTTGAAGGAGCAGATCAAGAACTGGGACTTGATGGATTACAACACGAACATGAAGTCCCTGAAAGAGAATTGGTTGGAAGCCAACATGTCCGGGAACGACCGGGAGATGGATTACTTTCAAGAGGTGATGGACACTTACGAAAACTCTGCGGGAGCTATCCGAAGCAAAACGCTTCGGGATGCGGAAAGTCCCGAAGACCTTATGGAAGGTGAAGAGGATCTGAATGAGCCTTTCACGGATGCGGACAAAAAGGGCCTGCAGCGTAAGCGTAATGCTTGGTACCAGTCGGCGATGTTTTCGCCGCTGAACTCCGTGCAGGATATGCTTGAGAAGGTAGAGGCCCAGCTAAATGGGGAAGCGCAGGAAGAGGGTGGGGGCGGTAAAAACCTTGAAGTCCAGATAGACAACGACGGCAATAAAAAGGTGATCGACCACAGCGAACCGGACACGGTGGAAGAGGGGTCGAAGAAAGAGGTCTATCTCAAGGAGATGCAAGGGCTCCTTCAAGAAGTCCGTGACCGCAAGATGTTCGATAAGAACTCAAGCGCGGATCGCTTTTTGATGACGGTCCGGGATGAAAGTGAAAGTGAGGCTATCAAGGATTTGGATCCCGGTTCTTACGATTTCACAGATGATGAAGACATTAACAATTTTTTGGGCAAGGTCCGCAATCTGGGGTCGGCAGATATAGCTAGATTGGTCAAGGATGAGCCTATTTACCGGATGTATTTCAGTTTTGATGAGTCGGAAGATCCCGAGAATGTATCTATAACTGATAGAGAGAAGAGCGAGTTCATGGATAGTTTGCACGAGGATCTGAAGGTGCGCGGCTTTTACGAGCAGCTTCGGTTCCATAATGACGAGGATAACAACGTCTTTAATAAAGGCTCACTCCTCGCATACCGTGATCAGGCTATAAAAGACTTGCAGAATTCGGGGCACAGCCTCGAAGAAAGTAAGGGCAACAAGAAGACGAAGCACCGCAGTTTCTGGGGCATGTTCTTAGATTGGATGGACGACATGGTAAAAGACACCAATAAGAAATCAGCCGTGGAAGGGCGGTCCGTGCAGGCGGGTATCGCATCCGCATTCAAGAAGGCCGGGCTAAAGACCGCTCAGTATCGCGGATTGCCCGGTCCACTTGCGGAAGATGATCCGTACAAGCCGCAGGCACCTAAGTGGCGTTTGCCTAAATCCAGACGGGATTTAGACCTCGACGATTACATGGAGATCGTCAAAGAGGCCCGTGTCTGGCTCAAGGATTCGTACCTAACGCACGAACTTGTAGAAAAAGACTTTCGAATGGCGTGCAGCTTGGCTCTCGACTATTCCATCTATACAGCGTCTGATTACAAGTATAACGGTGCGGTAGGGGCACCTGAGTACGATCGCTTGCTCGATATCCTGCTTAGGATCGAAGGCAAAGGCGATCACTAATCCTTTTATACCTACGGATTGATAGCGTGGATCAACTGTACCATAAGTAACCCCCCGATCAAGGGAGATTTGATATGCTGACTAAGAAAGAGGCAATTGCCCTCACAAAGCGTCTTGACAAGATCGCGAATCATGTCCAAGGCAATTTCGACCAGATGGGCCTTTCCAAAAAGGCTGCATACGACTTTTGTCTGTATCTGGATCAAACGGCTGACGGTCTTGAAAAGGCTGCTGGTGTTGAGCGTAGTGCCAAGACGCTTCAGCGTGCGCCGGATGAAGAGTACATGGACTCGTTCAACTCGCCGAAAGGGCCGGTCAAAATCGACCCGGACGAGCAGTACATGAACGAGTATGAGAATGACGACGATTCTCAAGTCGTGGAAGACGACCAGATCGCTCCGATGAATGACGGAGATTGGGAAGTCGACGCCGGTGACGAAGACGATTGGTACACCGAAGCGGGCGAAGACGACTGGCACCTCGACCTGTAATTCCGTTTTGTTTCAGGTGGCCAGCATGAACCTTCGTGACCGACTTATTCGCCTTGGATCGGCGAACCCTAATTTGCGCCCGCATTTGCGCCTGCTTCTTCGGAAGCTGGCCATTAAGGCGCTGGGGTCCGTTGCTACACAAGAGGCGAAAATGGTCGGTACGCTCATCAATGAGCGTATGGAGGTTGATTGGGTTACGGATACTCGTGATCCACGGTGGAAAGATGCGATCGGGACGGAAAGGTACGATGAGGCTTTTGCCGAATTCGTATCCCTGAACGAACGTATCTTGACGCATGTGCGAAAAGCGGCACGTGAGTTCTATGTTTTCCTCGAAGGAGGCGGCAAAGAGCTTGGGTCGTATGGCCTAACGGTCAAGGTCGGGAAGCCAGAATACTTTTCGACCGACCCGGAAGAATGGGTAGCGTCCGAATTCGCTGTTGATGTGATGGTTAAAGATCATGTGGGCAGTTCGTCTTCGAAAATGCGTTACCGAGTGGTTGTTCGAAACCCTCTATCTGTGACGGATACGGTCAACGATATCAACTTTATGGCTTCCGGGGGAAGGGATTCGACATTATCGGCTGCTGACATGTTCATCCAGTCGATGTCCCCTTTCCGTCACCTGAAGGATAAGGATTTTGGTCGATGGCGTCAACGACGACAGGGACTTCTCAATGACCGGTAAGCGATCTTTCATAGACCACCAGCAACTGGCTACCCGATTCGAAGTTGGGGACCGGGTGTATTATGTGGATCCGCACCGGATGCGGAGATCCCCCCATGTTGGCGTAGTGACGAAAGTCCACCGAGGCATTGGGTTTGTCGATGTAGATTTCGGGTGGGGTAACGAACGTATCACCCCCGAAGAGTTGGCACCGGCTGAAACACCGGGTGCTGAAGACGGTCCCGATGACCCGGTAGAATTCATGGATGATCAAGATCAAAGAACCGCCATGTGTTCACACGACTTAGCTAAAAGCCTAGCCCGCCATTACCGCCAGCGCGTATCCCACCTTTATCTCACTGCCAATCACTTTTGTGAGCAAGGCATTGAGCAGATGGATACGTACCACACGATTTACAAGCGGTATATGGGCGAGTTTTCGGATTTCGAGATCAAACATGCCGTGAAGACGGCTTTCGAAGCTCCTGAACAAATTCGTAAAGCAATGTACTGGAAAGAGAAAGGACGCCAGTACGTGCCTACGCAACAGGAGTTGGATACCGGATGTTTTCATTGTCCCCGGTGCAAGAGCGTTGAGCTAGAGCAAACGATCTACAAAAAGTGGACGAAGCTCTATGCGTGCCGGGAATGCCTGTTCTTGATTAAGCCAGCGGACATCCTCGACTCGCTCGATGATGCAGCCCGTGAAGAGGCGGAGGAACAGCTTGGATGGAGTCCTAGTGTATCGGACCCGGCGAAAGCATTTAACGAGTGGCTATAATGATTGCGAGGCAGACGGATGAGTTTACGCGACAGTATCATCCGACTGGCCTATAGAAGCCCTTCCAGACGATCACGCCTACTACCACTAGTTAAACTAGCTACCAACCTTAGCACGCTCGATGTGCGGATTTTCGATTTCGTCAGGAACCAATTCCTGCAGGAATTGACCGATAATTTCGTCGAGAGCTTTGACTATAAAACTACGATTACGAAAAAGGATCTAGGGTACATCGAAGGCAGTCGGAGCCATTTCACGTGGCGGCTAAAATTTGACATTGTTCATCGAGGCAGTGCTTACGAGATCGAAACGACGCTTCATGCAGGGACGTCTTTTCAGGACGCACAGTTTATTAAGTTCGAAACCGGTCAACACGAGTCGCTCGAAGACCTTTTCGACAAGATCAACGATTCGCTTTCCAATTTCATGACGTGACCACTATGGACCTGAAAGATCAACTGGTCAAGTTGGGCAAATCTAAGCCGAAATTGCGTAAGCACCTCCGGTACCTGCTCGCCGCTGTTGATCATTCGACGTATAAAAAACTTGCCTCCGATTTGAAAAGGGACGGCTGGTACATTCAAAGCGTTGGTTGGGATCACGTTCGTGTTTCGCACGAAGATCTTAATGCAAAATGGGTAGAGGTCCGGTTGGAGGAAGATGTAGATCCCCCCGATGCGCTAACCATGTCTATCCATTTTGATAATCTACGTGGCGGTGAGGAATTGGCGGGGATCCGCAAGAATGCCTTAAAAGGCGCTTTTTACGATCTTCTTGATAAGACAGGCCGCTAATAGACAGGCTTAAACCAAATTGGTGATCCAATGGCTTTTGTAAAATACGCTAACGCAGTTGTTCAGTCGCCCCGTGTAGGACTTGAGGGGTGGAACACGTATCGGCAAAGCAAGCTCCTTGCGGGGGTTGACTTTGGTAGCCGTACATCTGCCATTTCGATCGAGAACTACAGCCCGGATAAGTACCTCCTTACCCACTGCACTATTATCGCCTCTGTGGACGTTGACGAGGCCCCTAACAGCAAGACGGGTGAGGTTACGACCGATGATGGGCATACGATCAATAGACCGTATACGGACTATCTGATCAAGCCCGGCTGCTCCAAGTACATCAACCAGAACGGCGATGCTTGGGAGCGCAAACTACTCTTGTCTACATACAAGACGTTTGTGGGAGCCGAGAACTATGTAGAGCATATCCAGATCCCGGAACTAAGCAAGGGCAAAATTATCGACGCCGTTGCCCGTGATCTCGGGGACAGCGTGTACGTCGACATTCTCGTCGCTACGGACCGCAAGCACAAGGATCTGGTAGCTAAGATCGAATCGGGGGAGCTTAACACCCTTTCGATGGGATGCACGATTGCTTTTTCGGCTTGCACCAAGTGCGGCAACGTAGCCATTGACGAGCCACAGCTTTGCCACCACGTCAAGTATGAGAAGGGTAACAAGTTCATCGGCCCGGAAGGTAAGATCCGCGTTGTCGCTGAACTGTGCGGCCACCACACGGACCCTGAGTCTGTTAAGTTCATCGAGGCATCTTGGGTAGGCAACCCCGCATTCAAAGGGGCGGTCATGCGCAACATCCTTGATCTGAACAAGCCGTCGACCAAAGAGCCGACGCCGTATGAAGAAGATAAGCTACAGAGCTTGATCCAAGAGGCACACACTAAATCCACGGTCAATCCCACTGAGGATTGGACCAAGTATTTCCTAAAGACCGCAAGCGCTCAGATCAGGACCGAAGTGAACGAGGCCGTATCGTCGGCATTCAATAGCTTTGCTCAGCGTCAAGCGTTTGACGACTTCGAAGAGGAAGAGGTCGAAGAGGAGGTCGAGGAAGAAGTGGGTTTGATCGACGATGTGTCGGACAAGCTGAAAGAAAAGATCAAAAAGCGTATTGAAAAAGAGTTGAAAGAAGAGCTTCGCGAGCAAGAAGAACCCAATGCAATGCCCGAAGCTGAACGCGCACCCAACGATTCGGTACACCATTCATATATGATTTTTGCGGAAAGGTACGCTAATGAGTTGGGTGGCCGTACCAAAAATGCGTTCCGCATTCTTTACATGCTTCAAGATCCAAACACCTTTTTCAAACACAAGCACCGGTTCGCGAATACAGACATTGTAACAGCAATGTACCTGCACGACCGAGACGGTAAACGAGAATCCCTACCCCCAGAGTTTTATCTGAGTCTTCAAAAGGTCGGAAGCGCCAGCAATTATGGTGATCTTCGACAGTTTTTGAAGGCATGTATACGGTCGCTTGGCCGTAAGATAAACCGCCGAGAAGCAGGAATTTTGCTCGAAAGGGCTAAATTTCTTAACTAATACGAGTTTTTTCCGGTTATTCATTTGTACGAAGCGTCTTTAGTATACCCATCTCTAGGTGGGGTGCGCAGTGCTTCGTAATTCAAGTTAAGGCTCCGGCTTCGTACTTCGCATTATTCGTAAGCACGGTACCGTGATATCAGTTTTCTGGAGGTTACCCAATGAGTAGAGATCGACTCTCGTGGAAAGCCCGCCGCCGTCAAGCGGAACGTCGTAAGAACGCCGATCCGTACACAATGAACCAAGATCGTACTCATGTACCCACAGAGGACTACATGATTGGCGATCCGGCAGTATGGGCAGAGGAACCCGTTGATGATCTTGAGGATCTCGACGGAACAGAACGTAATGAACTTGGTATGCCTGACATGCTAGACACCACACACGACCATAAGGACGTGGATGCGTGGAATAGCGGTGATGCATACGACAACGGCGACACGTTTGGTCCCGGCGATAAGCTGGACGGACGTGAGGCCAAGGTTCGTCTCGCCAAGATGCAGCGTTACTTCGATAAGAAAGCCTTTCAGTGCGTTCGTATCGCACAGGCTATTCTTCCGCAAGCTGGTGACGATGTGATCGCCGAGCAGGCCCTTGACCTTATGCCTCTTCCCGACGACGCAGTGGTTGCAACTTCCCTTCGGCTTTCTGAGCTACTGGAACGCATCGCTGAAGAAGACGCCGAGGAAGGCGACGACGAAGGTGGCGAGGATAAAGAAGCTTCCCTGAGTCCCGATGAAATGCTTCGCGTCATGATGGCCGAAGAAGAAGGGGACGATGAGGATGCTGACGAAGATGAGGCTAAAGACGCCTCGGATGATGACGACGACGATGAAGACGACGAAGGCGAAGGAAAAGAAGCCAGCGTTCGTCAGATGGTCGCCGAAGAACTCGCCAAACTTTTCGGACAGCCCAAAGTTGCCGAAGAAGATGAGGACGAGGAAGAAGACGAAGCGAAGGATGCTTCGGATGATGATGAAGAAGACGAAGCGAAGGACGCTTCGGATGATGAGGACGATGAGGACGAAGAAGAGTCCAAAGAGTCCAGCGTTCGCGAAGCGATCGCCCAAGAACTTGCTCGTATGTTCGGACAGCAGCCCAAGGTTGCCGAAGACGACGAGGAAGATGAGGACGACGCCGAAGAAGACGAAGCGAAGGATGCTTCGGACGACGAGGACGCCGATGAGGATGATGAGGACGCCGACAAGGAGTCCATGCTCGCCGATCTAATGGCGGAAGCAGGCATCGATCTTCAAGCCAACCCGGTTCTACAGCAAACACTCCGTGACATGCAGCGTCGGTCCGAAGAGGACGAAGACGATGAGGACATGGATGCTGATGCTTGTGGCGACATGGGTATGGACATGGGCGATGATATCGCCGCCGACGAGATGCTTGATGAAGATCTCGACGCCATGCTTAACGACATGGACCACGGAGCAGGTGCAAGCGAAGCTTCTGAGATCGGTATTGATCTTGAGCCTTCCCTTGACAATCTGGATGCAGAAGCTCTCCTCGAAGAGGACGATGCTACGCTTCAGGCCCTTATGAACCGTCACTATTCGGTAGACGGACAGCAGGGCAAAAAGGCTTCAAAAGGTAGTAAAGGAGTATCACAACTCGGGCGGGTGAAAGAGGCTTCTTCCACGGGCGACGATGGTTTGTCGAAGCTGTGGGATAGTGCTCCCGACGTATCCAAGGTCTTCGGAAACTAAGAAGATCACGGACACGACGTCCGCTTTCACTGATATAAAGTTCGTAGCAATCAACTAACGTTAGGAGAGGTCTAAAATGGCACTTCCCGGACAAGCGAGCGGTGATTTCACCGAAAGCAGCAGCGCCCTACGTATCCTGTATGTAGGAAACCGCAATTCGTTCGCACAGCTTACCACTGACGGGTTCACACAGACGAACCCTCCCGTCGATTCTGGTACGGCTGGCGCGACTAAATCTGACACACTACCGACTGCACCCAAGCGCGGTGTACTTGGTGGTTCCGTATGTTTCACTCGACCCGATGCTGGTAACGGCATGGTCGGTGGACCCGTATCCGCAGCACCTGCTGGTGGTTCGGTAACCCCCCTCGGTCTGTTTATTAACGACGCGGCGGGCAACGCATACGAAAACACCCCGGCAGCGGCATCCGGTCAGGCTCCGTACCTGTCCGGCCAAGGCACCTACGGTCTTCGTCTCTATGAGACGTATGATCTGGCTACCGCCAACGGCAATGTACCCCTTGATTGGCAGTCTGGAGACAAGGTTTACGCCTCTGTCAACGGTTACCTGACCAATCTCACCGATGCTGCAAATGCCTTTGAGGCAAGCACGCCCGGTGGCGGTGGTACACCCCTTGCTATGGGTGTCGTGAAGATAGTACCGGATTCGGTACATGCAGAAATCGTCATTGACCAGCGTATCTAAGCTAAGGAGCCAGACTTATGTCTGACAACACCACGCAATTGGATAACGCGGCCAAGCAAGAGATCATTAGTCGGCACATCAAGACCGCCGCAGGGCGAGCTAGACTTGCTGCTTCGATGATCCAACCGCTTCGCAGCCGCCGAGATTATTCGGCAGTTGGACGCCGCACATTCTTAGTCGAGCAACTTCCTGACGGAGCGTTGCCGATCTACGATAAAGACCCCGACGTGACCGCTTATGTGGTCGGTGAAGAAGGCGAGAACATTCTCGCTATCACCAAGCCTCGTCGTGTGATCTTCCCCTTGTTCGAGATTGCTTCGAACCCGGAGATTCCGATCACGCAGATCAAGGAACGTCGCTTCGACCTCATCGAGCGTTCACAGCAGCTTGCAAAAGCTCAGATTCAGGCAGCGGAAGACGAGCGTGTCTTCGCCGTTCTGGATTCGATTGCTACGAACGGATTCGATTCGATCCCCGGACAGGTCAACCCTGACCTTCAGGTTATTGCCCCGATCAGTTCCGCTGTTCTGGCCGATGCCTTCGCCGAGATCGAAAAGCACGACCTTCGTGTTGCTCGAATCTACATGCACGCCAAGGACTATGCGGACATCCGTAAGTTCGGTCGTGAGATCCTCGACATCGAGACGCAGGCTACCCTGCTCAAGACCGGTCTTCAGGCTACCCTTTGGGGAGCCCAGATCATCCTGAGCCGCCTCGTCCCCGCAGGTTTCGTATACGTATGTTGCGAGCCTGAGATGTTCGGACGTATCCCCGTCCGTACTGAGCTTACCGTGCTCTCCGCAGACAACCCTCGTGCCCGCACGATCGGTTTCTCTGTATTCGAGAACCTCGGTATCGGAGCATTCAACCCACGCGGCCTCGTCCGCTTGGTTGTCCAGCGATAAGCTGATGTTCCCTGTATGAGGCCCGTCTAGGGCCACTACCGACCCCGGCTGGTTAATTCCAGCCGGGGATTTTTTATGTCTGGGTGTATTCTCAGATCCTAGATCTCCAAACCTTTACCCCTCTTGATGTATCCCTCCAGATCTCGTACAGTGTGGTCTACCTAATTTAGCTATAGGAGTACGTATGGAAATCAAAGACCGGGAAACAATCGTCGAGCTAGCTGTAGACCCCGCGATTAGAGGTGAAGCCCGTGACAAAACCATCAAACAGTTTAACAAGCTGTCCAGTGCCGATCTAATGGAGATCATCGAAGAAAATGGCCTCATGGAACAGTGCTTGGAATCGGGCGTCATAGGTATGACGACGCATGAACGTTTGGAAGCCCTTACCGATCTCGAATGGTACGAGGAGTACGGTAAATACATGACCTATTTCGATGCGGGTATGGAGTGCGTGGAAATTCGTGAGGTAAAGGGCAACTGGAAAGCGACCTATTGGTGGAACATAGATCATATAGATGGTGGTGAGTCCGCGAAGCCCGAGGTGGCTTCTACACTGGAGGGCGCTCTTCGCGGTGTATTTCGTAAAGTGGGGGAACCCCTTTCCGATAAGGTATGCGAATTGGCTGGTATCGAACGCCCCGCTCTGAAAGCCGCCAAGCGTAAAGCCTATGTGGCGATTGCCGAACTAGTAGGTAAAGACCCGGATCAACCCGAAGATGTGATCTCCGCTGTGGAAGTCTTAGTAAGCCAATAATTTACTTGTCGCCTTCGTCCTATGGAAGACTATACCGTAGGAGATCCTAATGTCCGAAGCATTTGAGTCGGCAAAATTGCGATGTTTGCTGGATACCCGTCGTAACAAACGTGACGATTGTCCTCAGTACGAGGAGCATCCAGAATACGCGGAGCCGCGTTACGAGAACAAGGAGGCGTCCGTGTCCCTAAAAGACCAATTAATCAAGCTGGGGGCCTCTCACGAAGACCTACGACCCCACCTGAAGTCCATCATCCATGCACTGGAGCGTACAGGTTCTGGAATGGATGCACGGCGCATCGAAGGTATCCTTAAAGAGGTGTGGACAGCCCTTGATCGTATCGGCTTTTTCGTTAACCGACATGAGGATCATTTACTGGTCCACACGATTAGTGGTTCTGGCCCCGAAACCTTTACGGTCCATCTTTTCCTCGATCGTAAAGGGGACCTCATGGCCGAATACAGAGATGATCGGGATCGGTATATGAAGGACGAGAGTTGGGGTGATTACTATTTGGATACGCACCGGGATGCCCACGTGGTGCAAGGCATTGTCAAAACCGTAAAGAAATTAGGATAACCTATGGCTGATCTGTATACCAAGTTGATTCGTTTGGGGGCATCTAACAAAGCCCTACGCCCGCATATCCGACAGTTGCTGGCCGCCAAAAGAGTAAACGGCCTTCCGTATTGGGAAGGTCCAAGTCGTTCTTGGCGTGGTGGTTGGGCAGAAGCGGAGATCACCCGAGGTACTTGGATGTCGGCATGGGTACCTCCCGCTGATCTGTGGGGTATGCACGGGGTTGATTCCCTGAACAGCGGCAAGGTTCCCGTACAGTTCGATGCGGATAGCCCCTATCGCATCGTGCGTGAAGATTCTGTACGCCCTCTTGCAAAGCAACGAAACGCTTCGGTCAAGACAGCCATGCCCGGAGGACCGGCTTCGCTGATCGCGGAGTACCTACACGACGTACTGTATGTCGCAGCCAAAGAGGTCGTGAAAAAGGTTTCGCAGGATGCGAACGTACAGGACGATGGTGTAGACACCTCCAGACGCCGTGACGGCTACCACGAGGCGTCCGTAGTCTTTTACGAAGAAGACCCTAGTACGGGCAACGGTTTCCGCGCAGGGTTCTTTACGCTGTACTACGACGGCGCACGGTTGATTTTACAAAGCGACACGAAAGTGGTGGGTAAGCTCAAAGATAATCAAGGGACGCAAGCCCTCGCCAAGAAGGTTGCATCCATCATGATTAGCGAGATGGGCTACTAAAGCAGGTCTCTAAGCTCTGGAGGCAAGTCGTCACGGGTAATTTGCTTTACCATCCTGTGACGTTCGCTGGAGTTGAGTATTTTTTCGGACAAGATCCGAGGGCTTTCATCTTTGGTGTACTTGCGGTAAGGGGCCGCCCAACCCAACGGAAAGTCTTGGTCGGGAGCATCCCCCACACAAACCATGAGGGGATGCTTTTCGCCGTTCTTTGGTAGTTCGAAAACCAGCCGGATGTTTCTACCGGTACCCGAGCGCATGTATTTGTTGATATCCCTGAACCACCGCACCATCATATCTTTCCCGGTGTAGAGGGATGTGCGTATGTCGTCGGGAAGTCGGCTACTTTTGTTGGCTACTTTCCCGGACCCGCCACATTGTTTGCAGGGGTCTTCGAGTACACGCAAACCTGCGTAGCGGCCTTTCCCGTCGCAACCGGGGCACTTTTTAGATGCCTTGGGTTCGTCCCATTCCGGTTTCAGTTCCAGCCGCACTTTATTACTCGGGTTGTAGCATCCTACACCGAAGTTCACGCGGTTGGGAAGTTTGCGTTTTTTGGCCATCTTACGCTTGTATTTTTTGGGCATGTTCAATAGCGGGTCAGGTGTGGACATTTAGCACTACGGCACGCCATAGCTACCAGTTCCACGTCCATATCGAAAGAATGTGACCCTTCGATAATTACGTGCAGCCCATAGTCGCTCGTGAAATGCGTAAATGCAACCAGTTCGTCGTCGAGTTGTTCATTTTCATAGGTGCGATAAAACGAAAAACCCGATGAACTCGTGTGCTTTATCTGCATGTTATCGCTACAAAGCGATTCGAGGGTACTACGAACTTGCTGGACTTTCTCTTTGTTGGTCATTGCCTTTCCGGTAGCTAGTAGTATTGGACCACGTATCCTCTATACCAAAGGGTACGTGGTCCGTCAAATTAACCTTGCTGTCGGCGTTCCCACTGAGCCGTCTCTTGAAACTTCTCTTCGGTTGAACGGGTATCACGCTTACCCACTTCCCAATGTGGGGACTTTTCCACGTGGTCCCGATCCAGATCGGCGGTTTCCACATCTTCCAAAAAATCTTCGGCGACCTCTTCACAATCGAAATCGTGTTCGTGAATGAACTCGACCGTATCATCCTCGAGATCGTAACCGACTACTTTGAAGATGCGTACCATACGATCTCGACCTTCCGGGTTAGGGATGCGATCAAAGGTCTTGCCAACGAAAAACTCGATAGCCATGTTGTGTCTCCTTGGTTCGTGTTGTTTCCCTCTTCCACTAGACTATACCCTAGAGATCCCGCGCTGTCAAAAATCCGATAATGTTTTTGTCCTCTGGCTTGAGTGGTAACGTTGCACCATCCGTTGGAGTGCTGAAATGTCGGAACACCCTTTGCGTGAGCGAATCATTCGGTTCGCTTACGAAAATCCCAAGCTACAAGAGGATCTCCTGAAGGTCCTCAAGCTCGATTTCCGCTCTGAGACTCAGCCGGAACCTAGCCACGAATCCTTGGAAGCCTTATTGGATACCTTGGCGATGCTCCGTGCCCTTCAGGTGGTGCATCAAAACGGACATTGGAACGCGCATGGTGATCCTTACTACGGTGATCATCTGTTGCTGCAGCGTCTGTACGAAGCCGTGGATGATGAGATGGATACTCTGGCTGAAAAGATTACGTCTATGTATGGGGCCGGGTCGATTGACCCTGCAAGCCAACTAGCCCACATGTCTTTTTATATCAACGATTGGGAAAAGCGAAGTGACCATTACCTTACCCGATCATTGGCCGCCGAAGAGGACTTCCAGATCATGCTCAAGGACCTGTACACTTTCTTAGATGAAATGGGTACGCTTTCCCTTGGGATGGACGATTTTATTATGGCCCTAGCCAGCGACCATGAAACCGCTGTTTACCTTCTGAGACAAAGAACCCAATAAAGGAGATCACGATGTCGCTTTACCTGCCTAACATGTATGACGGTCTGTTGAAATTCGCTTCTAAGAACCCGGATCTCCGTGAAGATTGGGGTCCTGTTCTGGATTCCATCTATGCGGAGATGCGCCAAACCCGTGTAGCTTCCCGGAACAAGATTGCATATTCGGAAGATACGGTGCGTTTCATCAACTGGGTTACGCTGACCCAGAAACGTAGTCCAGTGTCGGAAAAGGATGCACAGGATATGCTGGAGCGTACTTTCAATCTGGAAACTCGGGCTCCTGCGTCGCAATCGCGTGGCGGCCCCCGTTTTCAGGTGGGCGATATGGTCAAGATCAAAGCGAAGAAGCACAAGATCGGCCATACGATGGATATCTACAAGAAGTTTGACCAGAAGGTTGGTACCGTCGTAAAGACGCCCCGTGAAGATTCGTCTCTGAGCGATGATAGTGATCACGGAGATGCGCTTGTTCAATTCGGGAGCGGAGCACCTGTGCGCATTCCAGATGCGATGAAAGCCCGAGGCGTGGGTATTTACAAGGATGATTCCAGCTACGACATGAAAAGCAGTGGCCGGATGTTGGAGATGATTTATTTCAGTTCCAAGGAGCGTCCGCCCACACAAGAAGCGATGCAAGAGGTAGAGAACTACATCGAGCGCGGTGATCAGGTTGGTGAAGACCGAGTACCTTATTACTACTCCGGTGTTCCCCAGATGGCTGCCTACAGCAAGCAAGGCAACTTCTACTTCAAGATCAACCCGCAACAGCGGACTTCGAAGTGGCGTGCTTACAGCCCGAAAAAGGGTACCCTCCTTTATCTCGGCGTGATGGGTAGCCGCCCGTCCGGTTGGGAGCGTGAGTACGAGAAACTAATGCACGAGACCGCTTAATGAGTGATCTTGACCAGCTAGCACAACAGGCGTATTCGCACCCCCAACTTCGCAAGGAGCTTGAGGGGTGTGTGCGCCGTGCTATGTCTAATTGCAACCTGCAGGGTGATAGCCGTAGACGCATGAACGCCTTGCAAAAACAGGCGGAGCGTCTGAGCAAAAAGATCAGAGGGTTTCGTCGTGAATACGAAATGTACCTCTATCAAGCAATTGGACGGAAGGTCGATTTCGAAGAGTCGGCGTTGGAACGTGGGGATGGGGTCCAGTACAATGTGGTTTCTAAATACATTGTCCTGAAAGACACCACGGAACCCCTTGCCCCGCGTTTCTATATGGACGTGCGCGTAGCCCCAAGTGACGATGAATTCGAAAGTGATATCACACTCACTCTGAATGCCGGTTTCGTGAATGCGATCGGAATGCGGCACGCCAAATTTACCCAAGAGGGTTTCGCCGAGGAAAAGCTCAAGAACCCTACCAACGTGTTTGGTTGGATCGAATACCTAGACGGTGACTTTTTGAAGGCCCGTCGTTTGGTTCGGCCATTTGGTAACGGTGATCTGGATATGGGCACCATGCACTCTTCGGTGACGGCTGCCGTAAAGGACATGGACCTCGCTGAAGACGCCCGCACCCTTCTATACACGATCTCCGATACCATGCCGGATTCGGAGGACGTGCGGTGGGCGCTGTTCACTTTTGGAACCCACACACTAGCAACTTTCCTAGATCATGCTGGACTCCACGACGTAGCTTCCTTGGTGCGTCAAAAATTGCTTTTACTGGTCAACGGTGTTCCCCAAAAAACGATCAAGTGGGTTGAAGCGATGGTGGACGCCCGCGAACTCATCAATGCGTGTGAAGTCTTTAGGGCCGCCTTTGATGAAAACCCCCAAGATCTCGTCCCGACAGCGGCTAATTCTATAGGTTGGCTTGGACACACAGTTAAGGCATTAGGCTATGATTCTGTAGCCGATGGTCTTTACAACTGCGCTCACATGATCTCCTGACGGCTCGGTACCCTCCAAAAGCGGTAATCGTTTTATAGAAAATGTAAGTGCGATTTCCGCAACGGAACTACTTTCGAGTTGAAGGAGTACATCATGGCTGAGTTCGAAGAGTACATTGCTGCAACGAAGTTCAACATCGGGCAGGACAAGGAAAACAACATCGTCGTCGCTAAAGGCACCGTCGTAGAATACGATGGAAGTATCGCCAAGATCGAGGGTCGAGAGTATAATTTCCCACGTCTTGTATCCGCTATCGAAGCCAAGTGGTTGATCTCGGCTGAGGAGTTGGGTATTGGTGGTGGATCTGATTTCAAGCCCGTAGCAGCCAATATCAACATGCGTGCCGCAACCCCTCAAGGCGAAGATGTAGTAGCCAGCACGGCGACTATGGCCGATGAGGAGCGTGAGGTTAGCACGATTGAGAATTTCCGCGAAGGCAACCACCGTCAAGGTAGCGGTGTGGTGAGCGCGCAGGGTGGCGAAGAAGTTGGTGGCGTTGCTTTCAAGACGAAAGCAGGTGAAGCCTCGAAGTCGGAATCAACCCGGATCGATAAGCTGAGTCACAACGCTATTCGTCAGATGGAAGAAGGCCCCCAGCGCAACGACAAGGCAGCCCATTTCAAGGAGCTTGAGCGCCGTAAGATGGCGCGTGAGATTGCCGACTTGAAGAAGCAGGTTGCTGCCAAGCAACAGCAAAAGCAAATTCGTGAAGGCATTCAGTTCAGCACGGACGGCGTTTCTCAGACCGCCGCTGATACCACGAATTCTTCAACCCAAGACAGCCTTCCCGAAGGTGTCTGGGACGGTAACGATGCTCCGGTCGTAGCCAACACTTCGCAAGAGGTTGAGGCGACGGAAGAGGATTTCAACGTTACCAACAAGGATTCCCGTCTGGCCTTTGCACGTCAGATGATGCCGAACTTTGATTGGGATTTCGGTCAGCACTGGAAAACCAAGCTCAAGAACCTTGACGAGAACGGTAACCCGCTTTTCGTTTGCACGGTATATGCGGTTGAGTCGAGCGCGATGAAAAAGCATATTGCCAAGCAGTTCCCGAATCTGAACCTTGGTGACTAATTAAACATGGGGGGCTCCTTCGGGGGTCCCCCATCAAGGATGTTTTAATGCACCGTAAGGTCGCCAAAAAATACCTGTCCCGTGTCCTTTGCGATCATTTGCAAAAGGCCGTCTCCGAAGCCCGCATTGATCTCTCCAAACTAGGAGATCTCACTGAGCGGGCTATTTCGCTAGTGGATGAGTCCGAGAAAAAGGACCACATCTACAAGGAAGCCGGGGACATGATTTTCCTCTATCAGGCGGCTCTAGAGGACATGCAGGATCAGATGGCGGTGATATCATACATCGTAGAGAAGCTCGGGCTTACGAGCGCCGCTGACGACCTTAACCCGGCTGTTCGCAAAGAATTGGATAAGGCCCTCAAGGGTGAAAAGGTTGCACGTCGTGTGGCTTTGGAGCACATGAGTCGCTTGGCGGAACTTACGGTTGACGTCCAAGAGATGCAGGGCCTCCCTACCTATATCGACGACAATGATAAAGTGGTGGACGACGAGGGGCTTAACTCCGAAGTACCTCCACCCGCTGAGACAGACTTCTCGGACCTATCTGTGGACGTGACTAAGCCTGAAATCACGCAAGATATGTTGCCGGAAGTTGAGGTCAGCACCCCACTAATGGATAAGTCTTTGATCCACGAGGTGATTGCGGGGTACCTGTTAAAGTACCGTCCCGTGCGCGTTTCGTTTTCGAGGCTTAAACAGGCCAAGAAGATTACTGAAATCATCCAAGGGTTGGATGGTGACATTGAACGGCGCGCTAACGACGTTAGCCTTCTTCAAAGCGATCACAACCAGATAACGAACACCCTTACGTACAAGGCGACCAGCGGGAACAAGACCTACACGGTTAAGATTCGGGCGGTCCCTCCAGAGGACGAGGATCAGCGACACTATTGGGAAGCGGACGTGAAGCTGTCTTGTTCATGTCCACATTGGCGATACGGGGGTAGTGAATACCACGCATACAAGGGTGACTACCTTTATTCGCCGAAGAACCCACGGGGCACCTTGGACACCCCGCAGATCCGAGATCCTGAAAACAACAACTTTGTATGTAAGCACATGTACAAGGCGCTGTTAGAGTCGAAGCGGATTTATTTCGATCGCAAGCCACAGGTGATATAGTGGACAAGAAAGGAGGCATAAGCCCCTTTGCCAACAAGGTTTACGAGTTGGCAAGGAACATCCGCTTGACGGCGGAGCATCTGGATTCGGTCCAGCACGTGGTGGCCTCCTTGCTCAGTCGTACAGAGGACTTGCCTTTCCTTTTGCAAGAGTTGGATTGTACCGAAGAGGAACTTTTCGATGCTGCCATGCGCTTTTATAAATTCAAGGCGGAGGCGGAGGCGATTGCACAACAAGCGATCGAATGTAAGAATAGGGCAGAAGCGCTTGCTAAAGAGATTTTAGGTGATCGCTATTTCGGGCCGTTTCTGGGCCGGGATGTGGTGAACCCACACAAAGGGGTCTTTTCCCCGGAGATGCTCTTGACCGCAGGCAAAGTTACCGCACGATATATTCAGAAGTTACGGCAAAAGAAGGGAGTCAAATGAGAAAGTACGATTTCAAGTGCAACGAATGTGATCACGTCCAGACAGTGAAACTTTCGGTCGACGATTTTGACGACACGAAAGAGGCGGGCATTGATTGCACCGAATGTGACGGAACAGCCGATTTCGTATTCGATGCGGAAGGCATGATGTTCAGTTTCAAAGGCGATGCGTGGGCCGATAAGAACTACGCGGAGAAGAAGTACCGCAAGCGACGGTCGAAGTATATGGCCCGGCGTCAAGAGAAAAACCATATCCGCCCAACCCTCAAGCCCAACTACAAAGGCGAAGAAGCCCAGAGTTGGGAAGAGGCTCAAGATGCGGCAAGGGCCGATGGCAAGAGCACCTTGTCTTATGAGCCGTTGATCCATCGTGAACGGGCAAAACAGCGAGGTAACTGATCATGTATATCCATCGGCGAGAAGACCACCTCGTAGACGCTCTGATCGAAGACCATTTTTGGTTGAAGCTCACAGTCAACGACGGCACAACTGGCACGGGCACCTACACCGTTTCTATCTTTGATGGCCTTTTCGGCTCCGAGGATACGACTGCAGGTGCGGACGATTCGGCAACGATTGTCGCTGATTTCAAAGCGCAGATCAATGCTTCGTCACAAGCAGTAACAGCTTTCGACGGTCCCACAGCAAGCGAGCTATACATCCGGTTCGATAAGTTTGGCCAGACGCCGGTGGATACTTACAATCAGATTTACAATTACGCAGCGTCGACTACAGACGACGGTGGCACCATTACATTGGTTCCCGTTAGACCTGAATCCTATGCGGTCAAGAACGCCGCCAATTGGGACGGGGCATTTGCTGCAATGGAAACAGTTTCTTTTGTGAGCGGGGCGCGGTCGGACAAATACCAGTCGTCAAACGCTATGATGGCGAATCAGGTTTACGCCAACCAGCTACAGAACCGAACCCGGTTCCTTTTTGATCCGGCAGACTATTCGTTGGACGATAAAGACGTTTTGTTTTTCCAGACGTCGCCGGTGTTTGGCGGTGTGGAAGTACATACGAAACCGATCGAAATAGTCATGTCCACGCAACAGTATAGGGATCAAAGGACTCCGTTGCTTCTTACGGGGACGGCCCCCGCAGGTGCTTCGCAAGATGATGCTTTGACCTTTGAGTTGCCGCGCAAAGCTATTGACTTTTCAATCCGAAATGTGTCGGCTGGTGATAACGTGTTTGTTTCCTTTGGCACTGGATCTTCGGAGATCTCGGTCGGATCGAACGAAAAGTTTAGTGATAACCGACCGGGTTTCGAGCGCTTTAGCGTTCGGAGCGATGGGATTGATGTTGATGTTGAAATTTACTTGGTACTTTCTCACAGCCCCAGCTTGTAAACGGGGCGTCGATAAAGTTTTGATATAGTAGGTCAAAGGATCTACTTAACGCTTCGGAGGCTTCCATGCTCATTCGACTTGTACATACCCAGAGCACCGATGGTGCGCTTCTGGTGACAGATATTGATTCCGGGCTTCCCAATGAGGAGTTCGGCTTTTACCGCAAGCAGCCTGTTTACGTGCCGTATCACCGCACGTATTTCGGCAGCGACAATCTAGTCAAGGTTGACCAGACCAAGGCTGGCTTTGTTGATCTCGTCCCTAGCGATAAGGCTCGTCTATCTGCGGATAGCGGCGTTATCAAAGGTCTGTCGGATAACGGTTTTCTTACGGTCACTGAGATTCCGACCGGTGCTCTTGCAGCTCCGACGATTTCTGCAGTCACGATGGACGATGCGACGGGTGGGGATGATAGTATTGGTACTGTGGATGATGGATCGCTCACCATCGACGGTACTAATTTCACGTCTTACGCTCCCGATGTAACTTCCATTTCAGTGACGGATGGGGCTACTTCGGTTGAGCTTACCGATGCTGATACTGGAGTATCTGTTTCGGATACGCAGATCACCATCACGGGTAACGCTCATGGCTTTGCTGCGACGGTTACGGAAGTAACGGTTACGGCTAACAGTCAGGATGTGACCAGCACTGTAACGGCAACTGTCTAATCATTAAATGGATGAGACACAGGCTAAACAGATCCGGGAAGCACTTTCCCGGCATAGGGCGGACTTTCGAGGCGTCCTATGGCAGCCGCGTCGTCTAGCACAGACGAACACGGTAGCCTTGATCATGGAAGTCGTAAAAGGTCTTGTTTCAGAAGTTAAAGGTTTACCCCTCGATGACCTTCCCACGTCGAGTAAATTGCGGCGCTATCAGCACGATGTGACGATTGCGTATGAGAAGGTCAAGAGGGATCGTTTGTATAATCAGGCCGAGTTCTTTGCGCAGGTTGGAGTAGTGTTCAATCTGGCGAGCAAGGTTTTTGAGGAGTTGGCACGGCTAGAACGCATGGGTTATTTCGACCCCAACATTGCACAGGAGAATTGACATGGCAAGAATTAGCGTAGTGGGTACGCCCTTCGATAAGGTCCTCTTGCAGGATCTCGACAAGAAGCAATCCCTTCGAGAGCACACAATTAACCCTCCCGGACAGGAGCGTTACATTCATCCCGTGGACGTAGAGGCACTGGACGCATTGCTTGATAGCCTTGGGGTTACCGAAGATGCGGCTGCAGTGATCGCAGGTACGGTTGATGCGGGTGACATTTCGTTGGCCAACATCGACACTGTAACTACTGAAGGTCTTACGGCTGATGAGCAGCAGGATGTACAGGATCTGTTGTCTTATTCGTTCGTAGAGACGGGACATTTCCTTCTGTCTTTCGACGGTGGTGTCCTGAAGGGCCTCGTCGACAAGGGATGGATCAAAGTATTCACCGATGCAGGTGACGCACTTTTCACCCTGTAAGATGGGTGTAGTCTATGCGTAATTACGATCCAACCCAACCCTTGCGGACTCGTTCCGATTATGGGGAGTGTCACGGGCCAGTGGAAGATCAACCTTCTTACTGCCCGGCACTCCCTCGGGGTGCTGAATCTGAGGACGATACCATGAGCGATAAGAATTCCTTTCGGGATGACTTAATCAAACTAGGGACGGACCGCCCGGACCTTCGGGATCATATCCGACCGGTCTTGGCACAGCTTCAAAAGGAAGCAGCCATTTCCCGTAAAATGGATCGCCTCCTATCCAAGATGGATCGGGCATCACAGGAACTGGACGGTACGTTTGATGATGCTGTTCAGGGGCTTATCCGTGAGGACGACGGACCCAGCAAAGACTTAGCAGCGGAAACCCTCCGTGATCAGTTGGAACTGGTCCTGAAGGATACCAAAGAGTCTTTGCGGTACCTGAAAAACAATTACGGGGTCTAATTCATGTCTGATCTAAAAGACGCACTTATTGGATTGAACGTGTACCGTGAAGAATCACGTCCCCACCTCCGTCCTATCCTAGCTGAATTGGATAGGGAAGCGGTAACTCCGGGCCGGGTCAAGAAGTTGATCAAGACCCTTCAGGACGTGGATGCTGAAATCAGAGGCGTGGTCGGTGAGATTAACACCGAAGGCGACCTCCAAAACGCCCGGCGTCTGAAAGACGAGCTTAAAGATCACATCCGAAACCTCAAGCGACACGTTAGTGACTTGGGGGGCTAATCGGAACCCTAAGTTGATGAAGTTATATGAGTGTTAAAAAGGATTTTCGAACATGCGATCTGTATTTCGCCGCTTTCCTAAAGGCGGCGGGCATCGTGTTCACGGGTTCATCGAAAGTGGGTCGCAAGACCTATTTCATTTTTGAAAATGACGATGAGATGCGGGGGATGCGTGACGGGTATTTTGCGGGAACGGCACAAGTGTCCGCCCTTCGACATGCCAATGAGATCCGCAACCTCAAGCGATTATGCCACATGCCTTGATCGGAGATACAAGTTATGCCCTTGGAATTGACACGCGGTTCGATTACGGAACCCGATGATCTTGATATTCAGGTAGTTGATTCCGGCAACTCCCCGATCGACCCTCATACAATCAGTTACGCCCTTTACGATGTGACGACAGGCGTCGAAGTCCTTATAGGGCCGTCTGATCGCCTCCCTGTGCGTATCGAGTTGGGCCATTATTACGCCCACTTCCAGATCCCAGAGAATGCCGCCTACGGTCTTTACAGGATCCGCTGGACCCTACAAGAGACGACCACCTCACCACAGTACACGGTGATGCAAGAGTTCGAGGTCGTACAGGAGTCCAAAATCCAAGCCCAGCTATGGACGCCCGTACAGGCGGACCTGATTAGACGGTTGCGTACTTTGCTCCGGGATAATAATCCCGATAAGCATTATCATTTCAGGCCGCCCACTTCCTCGGGTACGGTCAACGAATACAACAGGGTCTTCGCTTATATTTGGGAAGACAACGAATTGATCGAATACATGGAACAGGCCATGTTCGCGATCAACGCTTCGCCTCCCGAAACACATTTCCGGGACTTGACTCAGTTGGTCAACACTAAACGTGATTGGATCCCGTGGGTTATGACCGGTGCGACTGTTCATGCTTGCATCGCTCTAGCCCTCAACTGGATCGCCGACGAATTCGATTACAGTATCGGCGGCATTTCCTTGTCCATCGAGAAGTCTTCTAAATACGAGTCTATCAAGCAAAACGCCGAAGGCCGTTTCGATAAGATGATGGAAAACAAGAGCCGCACGGTGAAAATCATGCGTGGTTTGCGTCAGAGTCGTTACGGACTTGGTGTACGCTCCAGCTTCGGCCCTGTTACGGGTAAAGGCGTTATGACTCCCCGCAAATTCATGGGCCTCTAATGTCAGAACGAATTGCCAACCACGTCGCACGGGTTTTCTTGGCGGAAAAGTTAAAGGACACCGGCGAAGAATCCTTTTACGGTGGCCCCATTTACCGGATGAATGTACGGGACGATGAGTTCGTGCATTTCACCTATGCAGACCGGGCGCAAGAGATACTTGATTCGGGTAAGCTCTTGGCTGATCCTCCGTACAAAAAGTTTGGACTTGCGGGCGTACAGGCGGTATCTACCGTGTGGGGTCACTATAGCTCCGGCGTACAGGTCACGCACCTCAAAGGTGGGGACAAGGTTGCAATCGTGTTTCAAACCCCGGATGTGCCTGATATCGGATACCCGGAAGAGGTAATCTGGAAATCCGATGTACGCCTTGTCAGGCCCAAAGTCCTGCACATATTCAAAGGGGTGAAGATGTTACTTCGGACCCCAGAAAAGGTGCCGGAAGGTTCGGTCGTTCAGTACAAGTAAGGAGACCCTGATGTCGCATAATTCAAAACTAGCTCGACGGGTGGCCCGCCTCTATATGGCGGCTTCATGGCCTCCAGAACGCAAAAAGACGTATTACGATTTCAAGAGGGGCATGTCGATTAAGGACGTCCTTGATCGGTGGTCTGAGGACGGACAGAAACTTTACGACCCGGACAAAATAACGTTCCGGGCCGGGGGTAAGTCAAACAGCATGTACGCCCACGGCACTATCCCTATTCGGGAACTCCTAAAGTACCGTGAGTACAAACGCCCCGTGGTTGATGAGCTTGTTGATTCCATCCAGAGCGAAGGCTTCAACACGGCCATTCAGGTGATTGTGGGTAAGGACGGCAAGGCTAAGATCGGGGAGGGAAACCACCGCGTCGTTGCCGCTGAAAAGGCAGGGCTTAAAGAGTTGCCCGTCTATTTCCACTTTTACCAGAGTGGTGCTTGACACGCGGTCCGACTTTCCATTGAAAATCCACTTATGTTCTGTGTTTGGTGGAGTTGAGTGTTTCATTTCCAACACTTCGCCGAGAGGGGCTTATGTGGGCCAAGACTAATGCGTTGTATCAGTATCGTTCACCCTCCTATCCAGAGTTTGCTTTCTTTTACCTGCCGCTTCCCAAATATGAACAGAAGAGGTTTCGTCAGCGGTACAATCAGTTTATGAACACCTTCGAGTTCATGGATGATCTCGTTCGAAGCCGCCTGATTCTCATGGAAGAGAAATCCGACCACCGGGTCTTTCGATATGAATGGCCCGATGAGGAGGATATGCAAGATCACCTTATTGGCCGGTTGCCGAAAGGTCTTGTGATCGAGCTAGGTGCTGTTATCCTCGGTTGGATGCGTGCGGATAATGAAGAAGCCAATGTCTTTATGGAGCGTGTCGTGGGCGACTTGAAGGAGGCCCTCCTCTAAGTTCCATCGGTTATTCGCTTATATACGAGGTACGGTAGACACAATGCCGTACCTCGTTTTATTTCTTGGAGTTCCCGATGGATCTCGAAAGTCGCTTGATAAAATTGGGGGCCTCCCGGAAAGACCTCCGTCCACATATCCGTCCTATCCTTGCTCTAATTAGATTGGCAAGCTCTACCCTTTATGCGGTTGTTGATCAAAAAGTGGGTGGTGGGATAATCGGTGCTTCTGACAATGTACATGCCAAAAAAGAACGTTTTTGGCGAGGCCGGTTGCCTGCGGACTGGAAAAAAGCCTACACCGCTACGACCAGAAAAATGGCCGTGACCCCGATTGGGGCAACGCCAATGATCTGGGAAGGGTGCTTGATTTGCTCGAACAAGTGAACCGTTTCATGTGATCTTTATGGCTCGCGACCGCAAAACCACAACCAAAGAGCGGCAAAACCCGACGCACCCCTTGCCGCCTCTGAACGCAAATGCGCAGTGGTCGTTTGCCACGACGCGCAATGCGGTGGATTTGTATTGGGACGACCCGGCCCTAGTGCCGAATAATAGTAGTTTCGATATCCTCGGTGTGAACGTGTATCGCTCGTTCGATTCGGAGTTTGGTCCTTATCATCGCCTGAACACGAACCCGATCGGTGCGACGTATTACCAAGATATCACTTCGACGGCTTCGGTTAACCTTGAAGATGTGTCCAGCCGTTTCGTGTCTCGCAATGATGAAGCCGGGCAATGGATTTTCAAGGTCCAGAACTACCCGATCGTCAAGATCAACGACCCGAAAACGATTGCCAACAGTCTGGAAGATGTGACCATTTTCATCGACGGGCAAGAGGTAAAGGCCGCCCGTGTGTACGGTGAGACCGGCGAAGTCGTGTTGCAGACGTCTTACCGGTATGACCCTGCAACCAATGAACAGATGGACCCCATCTTACCACACGCGGATTCTGTGGTGTTGTGTTCCTACGAGTATAACACGAATTTGCTTGAGTCCGATCTATACAAGCGCACCTTTTACCGGATCACGACTGTTGGTTACGACCAGTGGGATGGGGAGCTTAAAGAGACCCCATTGGATTGGGCCGAAGCCAAGCATATCCACCAGATGGAAAACCTTGATTACATCTGGCGGGAAGCGATCAGACGTAACCGCTGGATCCTTGACCAAGGTGGTGAACGGGTCAAAGCCTTTATCCACAAGTACCGGGGCGTCCAGTGTACGTGTTTCAGGCAGTTTGATGATCCTCAGCCGTACAACCAGTGTACGACATGTTTCGGCACGGGAATCAAGGGCGGTTACGAAGGCCCTTATGATATCTTGCTTGCACCTGCGGACGCCGAACGGACGATTCGCCAGAGCGATAAAGGTCGCGCCTACGAGATGGTCTACGATGCTTGGACGGGACCTCACCCGTTGCTTTCGCAACGTGATTTTATCGTCAAGCTGAACGGCGATCGGTATTCTCTGGGTCCGGTTCGTATGCCGAACAACCGTGGGAACATTTTACAGCAGCATTTCAATGTGGCGCTTTTCGACAGTCAGGATATCCGAAGTAAGGTGCCCATTCTAGGAACTGATTCATTGGCTTTCCCGGAAACCCGTACTGCGGATTGGGATGATGATCCCGATGAATTACGCTACCCTCAGATCACAGATAAAGAGGGTGCCCCGGACGGGATTGAAGAACGTGGTCGTACCCCGGTATGGGAAAACATCAACTATTGATCGTAGCTTTATGCTGCAACGGAGTAACAGATGACAAATTTGAAGCTAGCAAAACTCGTAGCGTTTCGTGCCTTTGGCCGCCGCTTGTCTTACAAGGCGTCCGGTGACGTTGAAAAGATGATGGGTGAAATCCTTGGCGAAGAACTCGGCATTGACGATGCCCCTAAAGAGTTTTTCACGAAAGCCAAAGAGAATCTCAAAAAGGCCCTTGACGAAGCGGGCCTTGATCTCGACATGGATGATACGGACGTGTATCCTTACCTCCGTAGGAATGTTCTGGAAACAGCCGATGATATGGATATGATAAAGTGATCATCCAACGAGGATTGGTGGGCCGTGCCTCTTGGATTCCGGGCACTTACGCCACCGACATAATGATTGCCGCGTATTCGGCATATTTACAGGGTAGCAATATCCATACGGATCAACGAGTCATTTACGAATACGAAAATGTACTCCATGTTTCGTTTGGAAGACAGCGCGGGCACACCACTTCAATCGTCAGGTTCCTTCGGGACATACGACCTGATTTGGACCATGCCGTAATTGCGGGAAACCGTAGTATGTTGGATGAGTTTCAGCGCAATTACCCTAACGGTGGTGGGACTTATCTCACTGTGTCGTCACTTGGTTTTTTACGTGGGCGGCTAGCACCGGATGTGATTTTTTTAGATCTAGGTTTCCGTCAATTTGCGGATAGCATGGGCCAACTGTTACAGACGATTTCACCTTATACCGCACATGGCACTAAGATCATTTCGGTTATGAGCGACGGGTTGGATACCGAAAAATGGGTACATCCCGTTGATATAGAGATCGAAGCGAACGCTGAACTACTGTCGTCACTCAAATGCGTGGACTATGACATTGCGAGATCACAACTCAAAACTTCTGGGCAGTGAACGGCTCGAACGTGTTGCTGCCGAAGACGGTGTGCGGCTAAAGGTTCGGGTGAGTTCCAAAGTTAAGGGACCATTGTATCGCATTTTCATCAACCAGCAGGAGGCCCATGCGAAATGTGTGGGCACGGTTCGGGAGCGTACCGCTGCCCGTAACCGTTGGGCGTCTAAAGCCATCTTAAAGACCTATGGCCGGTAAATACAGACTCAGAGGCGTATACGGTAAACCCCTCGTCAAAGGGACACCCCTCAAAGACGATGAGGACCGTTCCGATTTGCTTGAAGAGACGGGCAAGGAGGCGATCAAAGCGGTCCAGAAAGAGATCCGGCGCACGTCTTTCAAAGGGCAGCCCAAGGATCTTCTGGATTCGTTCAGTTATCGGGTCGAAGGCAAAAGTACCTTGGTACTGGAGTCCGACCACCCGGCTGCAAAGTATCTCGACAAAGGGGTCAAAGCGCACCAGATGACTTATTTGTCGAAATCGGATAAGCCGATCCCTATCCTCACGGATGAGGGCGACGTGATTTTCCGTAGTGCCACACCGAAATCCATGCAAGAGGGCAAATGGCAGCACCCCGGAATCAAGGGAAAGAATTTCATTGAGCGGGGCGTAGAAAAGGCCCGTGAAAAGGTCAAGGAACGTATTGCCCAGAGCATTAAAGATCGCATCAAGAGCCGGTTGCAAGGCAAGTAACAGAGGTGTTGAGTGGAAAAGTTTCTCGTCATAGAAGGGCGCGTCCTCGGGGGACATACAATCCAAGATTTGGGGTTGGATGTGGCGTACCAGAAGGAAGAGGTCCTCAACTACGAGCGTGCCAACTGGAGCCGTGATCTTAACCATGCCCTCCAACAGGGTTTGGTAGTCAAGAAGAAGGTAATCAGCGGGCATGACCTTAATACGGCTTCGCCTGTACCTAAAAAGTCTAAACCTCGGTCGAAGCCCGTCCAAAAACACACGACACCCGCACCTGCACCTCCGCCTTCCACTACTACCAAGAAGGTTTCCGCCACTGACGATAAAAAGTCCGACTCCAAGTCGGAAAAGATGCTTGAGCAAACCCTCGAAGAGAACGCAAAGCTGCGGGGCAATCTTGAAAAGCTCATGCAACAGCAACAGCTTATGATGGAAAAGTTTTCCGAGTACATGGAACGCCCCATCAAGATCGAAGGTGTACCCTCCACAGGCACAGCGCCCGTACCGACTTCGGATAGTGGTGTTGTGGATGACACTCCTACGTTCATCCCGTCGAAAATTCGGTCGGGAAAAGCCAAAACCTCTTCGGCGGTCGAAATTCAGTCCGAAGCCAAAGAGGGTAGTGACCAATTAAATAAAGCCGCCGAAGCACTCAAAGCGCTCCGGGGGTCTAAGAAAGGTAAGAAGAAACAGGAGGATAGCGATGATTGATCTATCTAAAAAGGTCGCACGACGCTACCTCCTATCTCTAGCCTCGGGACGTAATCGTACCGCATCGAATGTTATGGAACAGGCTTTCAACCAATATGATGATTTGGTAGAAGCTATGACCGATGCACCTGACCTGATGGGGGATATTATCGAATCCCTCGTTAACATGGGTGATTTAACGTTCCGTGATGGGTCGTTCTTTTACCGGGAACAGACCCGTTTAGCTTCGAGACGTACCGTGATTTCCGAACAAGCACATGAACAGTCGATCGCCCTGATGCGGTTTCTATCCAAAGTCGCCAAGCGGCTAGGGGTTGGGGAACACGTATATGTAGTAGGCGGTGCTGTGCGCAATTTCATCATCGACCGGCCCATCAAAGATATCGACGTCGTGATAGATTCGGTAGCGCTTGGGGGAAAGGACTCGGCATGGTTCGCCAAGAAGTTACAGGGGGCGATTCCGGCTAAGACCAGCCTCCAGACGAATCAGTACGGCGTAGCTATCCTGTCCGTCAATGAATCGTGGGTAGTGGACGGCGCGGACCTCCAAGGCGAAGTTATCGAAATCGCCAATGCCCGCAAAGAGTCCTACGGCGGTGACGAGGGGAAAGGATACAAGCCACACATGGTAGAGCCTTCGACTATCGAAGAGGATATCAAACGGCGTGAGTTCACGTTCAATACGTTGCTGTGGCAGCTCTCAGAGCTTGCTCACGGGCCGGATAAGGCAGAGATTATTGACCTCACGGGTTGTGGCGTGGATGACCTTCAAGAAGGCGTTATGAAGTGTCCTAGCGACCCGGACAAGACATTTTCGGATGACCCCACCCGGATGTTGCGGGCGGTGAAGTTCTTGGTCAAGTACGGCTTCAAGATTGATCCACCTGTCGCCAAGGCTATTCGTCGAAACGCTGATAAGCTCAAGAAGGCCCCGCAAAATGCCATTAGCGAGATCCTCGTCAATGACATTTTACAGATGAGCCAGTCGAAGACCACCCTGAAAGTGCTCAAGAATCTGGGCCTGCTCGATGTGGTCAAAGAGATGCTCGAAAGCAATAAGCCTTTCCGTAAAACCCTTGTGAATTGGGCGGGTCGGGATGCGAAGGTCCTGTTCCTTTTCGACATGATGGATATCGGCCTCCCGTTGAACACACGGCTTCGTTTCCTAGACGACGCTCAGATGGCCCGGTTGCGCACGGTTGCCCTAGAGATGGAAGCACGGGAGGCGGACAAGTTCGTTGACCTCCTGAAACAGCCGGGCCGCCAGATGGATACCCAAGCGTTGATTGGTGAATTTGACCTCCAAGGCCGGGAAATCCGCAACCTCATGGAAGTGGCTCGCGACGTTTTGCTTCGGCAGCCGGGCCTGCGGAAAAGCCCTCGGAACCTTACCGAAGCAGTCAAGGTTCTGTATCGCAAGCGGTGAGAATCTACTTATATGCTCCGTTTACTGTGACGCCTATCTGTACCTAAATCATATACGGAGCTGCGCCGATGGCAGACCTTAAAGATCAACTCATTCGCCTCGGGTCCACCAACCCGGAACTTCGCCCACATATCCGTCCGGTTTTGGCCGAACTACAGCGAACATCCAAACTCAATCTGATGCGGGATATCGTGGATCTCCGGGCTTTTGGGAAGCTCAGATCACAGGCTCGTAAGGGTGGGGATGAACAGACGGCGGATATGCTCAAAGACATTTTTAAGCATTTTTCCGATCGGCTTCAGTTGGACGGTGGCGAAGAGAAAGCGTTCAACAGGCTCAACAATATGCTGGGACGCCCGCCTAGCGATGCGAACATGTTGCGCAATCAGGTAGCTAAGATTGCGGACCTTCTAGGTATCAAGACCCCGGTCAACTTTTAACCAATCATGGCAAAGCGCATAGACATACCACGTGACGACCTTCGATATCACCTCGAAGCCGGTTTGTCGTATGCTGATATTGCCGACAAGTATGGGTGCAGCGCATCCACGATTAGTAAACGGGCAAAGGAGTACGGTTTGGATAAACCTTTGGAGTCAAGTGAAAATCGGAGTGACGATATGAGTGAAGATAAAAAGCCAGAGATGGGTATCGGGTTGGACATTGGTACGATGAACCTTGTGTCCGCTCGTAAGATCGGTACGTCGGTTGAGACGAAACGTGTGCGTGATGCTTTCCTTGACCTCGATATCGACGCCAAGAAGATGCTCAAGCTGTCGGGTGTTAGTTTCATCGAATATGATGATCGCATTCTGATTTTGGGCGACCCCGCAATCGAAACAGCCAACCTGTTTAAGCGGGAAGCTCGGCGTCCCTTGTCACAGGGTCTGATTTCCTCTTCGGAAATTGATGCGCTCGAAGTCCTGTCGATTTTGATCGAACAGGTGGTAGGCAAGCCCCAAGAGGAGGGTGAAGTTTGCTACTATTCGATCCCTGCAGCCCCTCTGGATATGCCGGGTCAAGACGTCGTGTACCACGAGGCTGTGTTCGCAAAGATCCTCGACGAGCTAGGATACGACCCTATTTCGGGCAACGAGGCGATGGCGATCATTTATTCGGAATGCGCTAGCGACAATTTTAGCGGAATCGGCATTAGCTTCGGTTCCGGGATGGTCAACTGCGCCCTTTCGTACATGACCATGCCGATCATGGAGTTTTCGTTGGCCCGATGCCTGTCTAAAGATTTCCCGATTGATACGCCTTCTGGTATGAAACCAGTTTCGGGAATCCGACCCGGTGACTTGGTATTAGGTCAGGACGGAGCATATACCGAAGTCCTAGAAGTATTTAACAACGGGCATCGTGAAGAACTTTATCAACTCCAACTAGAAGGTCTGCCCTTTGCACCGGTTGATGTTACAGGTGATCACAAAATTAGTGTTCGCCGTGGCGCTCAGTGGGAGTGGGTAGCAGCACAGGATGCTCGGGAGGGGGACATCGTAGGGGTACCTCGTATCCCCTACCGTGGGAACCACAGCTCGTACTATTTTTGCCGGGAAGATGGTCAAAATGTCACGGTTACGAAGTCTCGCAACTTGGGTAGATTTTTGGGGATGTTCTTAGGGGATGGCAGCACCTGTCTTTATAAGAACGGACAGGGCAATTCTGGGGGTCGAGTTCGTTTGGCGTTTAACCGGAAGGATGCACAACTGGTCCAGAAATACCAAGATGTTATTAACGACCTCTTTGGTCGGTTTCCATCTGTGGTGTCTAGGACTGAGGTTGAAATGGATCTTATCAACCTTGAATACCATAAGATTGCAGACCATCTCAAGAGTAAATGTTATAATGGGGTGGGGGATAAGATCCTCCCGCTTCCTGTACACGAAATTCCCGATCAGATGGCAGTAGGGGTACTAGAGGGTCTATTAGATAGTGACGGGTCACGGACGGAAAAAGGTTTCGAGTTTTATAACACGTCTGAGACTCTTGTCCGCAGCATGAGTCACCTTCTGAATAGATTTGGCATCTGGCATACAATCGAGAAACGAGATCCAAGGCAAGGTGGTGTAAACTCAAGAGGAGTTCAGATCGAGGGCCGTAAGGATTCTTACACAGTTCGTATCAGAGATGCGGTAGCGGTTTCCGTGTTGGGAGCCCTTATTTCCAAGGAGGGCAACTCTTTGCGGTACCCCTCTGGGCATTTTGCGGAAAGGAAAGTGCTTTCCGTTGAGACTATCCCCTATGACGATGATGTGTATGATATTTCCATTGGAGAATCCCATCATGCTTTCGCGACGTGGGGTGCTGTCGTACACAACTGCGGCGACTGGATTGACCAGAACGCTTCGAAGGCTGTGGGTTCGACCGCTTCCCGCCTCTGTTCCATCAAAGAGAAAGGGATAGACCTCACGAACCCTCAAAGCCGCGAAGAGGAAGCGCTGGTTGTCTATTACAAGTCACTGATCAAATACGCCCTCGACAATATCGGCAAGCAGTTCAAGAACACACAGAATGACACGGAACTCAAAGAAGCTATCCCCATCATCGTGTCCGGGGGAACATCGTTGGCCGGTGGATTCCTCGACTTGTTCAAGGAAGTATTCGAAAAACAGCGCAAGCGTTTTCCAATTGAGATCAGTGAAATTCGACAAGCCGACGACCCCATGACCTCCGTGGCTCAGGGACTGTTGGTCCAATCCATGCAAGAATATGTTTAATTAATCCCTCTAACCGTGTGAGAGTATCTTATGACCGACCTTAAAGACCAGTTGATCAAGTTGGGGAACAAGAAAAAGGGGCTTCGCACACACCTCCAACCTATCCTCAAGGCACTGGAAAGTAATACCCGTGAAGCCTACCGATCAGGGCCGTGGGGCAAGTGGTCGCAAGTCCGGGAAATGCTCGGTGCCACAGAAGCTCTCAGCAATTTGATGGGATACGTGGGGGACCGTGAAAGTCGTGAGCAGTTCGAACAAATCGCCCGTATGTGGGATCTTCCCGTAGAGGTCGAGTCTCGTGATCGGGCGGGTACTCTTTTGCGCAAATTTGAACGCCATTTCCGGGACACCGATAAATTGGCTGACGAGTTCGCACAGGGCCTTGACAAGCGCCTCCTTGAGAAAGCGGTGGAAGATATCATCCAGATGTACGATCTCCATGATTTCGTAGCTTAAAGCGAATTCGTGGGGGCAGTTAATGGACACCCTAATATTGCCGATGTGCTATGTATCACTATCTATCACGTGCCGTGAAAAAGCGTCTTATGGAGACGCTCAGGTTTTGCTTCGATGCAAACCCACGGCATCGGGATGTTGTCAAGCACATTCGGGAAAAGTATGAGTTTTCAGAGCGTCCCCAGAAGGGGATCGTTCTACAGAGCGCCAGCGCCAACCCCATGTCACTGGCCGCCGACAATTACATCGGCACGATGTATTCGTACATCATGTTGGCTAAAGTAGACGACCACCGGGGTACCGCCCTTGAATGGGTACGTGAGGACACTGCCGCCGTCGAAGAGTATGGTGGTAATTTCCCCTCCGAGCCGGGCGTCTATTATGTCCAGATCGAAGACATTACCCCAACGGGTGATGTACCTGAATTTCAGTTTTGGGTGGACCCCCTCCTTTCGGTTCTAGAGGAACCGATCATTGAGTTTCAAACCGGAACCGAGACGTCGGCTATCCTAGCGTATGCTCCGGTGCTGGAGGGTAGCGTCCGCCTCTATGCTTACCCCGACCATTTGCTCCACACAGGGAAAGCCCTACGCCTTACAGCGGCCCAATCGCTGTACATCGGCGGCGGAAACACGAACATCCTTTTCGGGTTCGACGAAGGCTATGTGCCAGTGTCGGTTAAGGGATCGAATACACAGCCCTACACGATTATCAGCGGTTCCAACGACGTCTTTGCTTTCGAGATCAACGGCATGTCTGTCTCCGTAACACTGACGGCGGGCAACTTTGGGGCAGCCGATGTGGCGGATGAAATCGAAGCGGCTATCGTAGCTACGGGTTTGGACGGGACGCTCTATTCGGTAGACGTCGTTTCAAATGCGGTTGAGATCACGGCCTCCCAGAGTTTGCGCATCGAGGATGATGCAACCAGCACAGCCAACCCAACGCTTGGTTTTACCTCCGGGTATGTAGCACCGGAAGTAACGGGCCTCATGGTTCAGCCCCATGTGCCGAAGGGTTCCACCATTCGTCTGGAAGTGGATGGTACGGCTATCGAATACGATCTGAGGGAAGGCACACGCCCCGTTGAAGATATTGCCTTAGAGCTTGAGAACGGGTTCGCTGTGACTTCGCTTGCAGTGGGTACGGAAGACGCAGGGGATTACACTCTTGACGCTTCCACTGGCGAAATAACTTTCCTTCGTTCCTTTACGCCGGGAACACAGGTCATTGCGGACTATCGTTATCCCGTTGCTTCTCGGGGGCCTTATTATATTGGTGGCGGGGAGGTTTCGAATAATGAAGCGATCCCCGGCGTCGTTTTGGCTTTCGGAAAAGAGCTAGAGGGCGGTGATGCGATGGCCGTCGTTGTCGAAGAGAAACGTTCGGATGTGGCGGATGTGTATGGGGGCAAGATCGATATGTCGATTGATTTCGATATCATTGCTCGTGATTCAATGACGCGGGGCGAGTTGGCTGATCTTGTAGTTATGTACCTCTGGCAATGGCGACGTGAACGGTTGGCCGAAGAGGGCCTCATCCTGAACAGTGTGTCGTTTGGTGGCGAGTCCGAAGAGCCTTATGACGATACGGGTGACGACTATTACTACCTCGCCAATATCTCACTTTCCCTTATGACCGATTGGGAGATTTACATAGCGAAGCCGCTCTTTATTAAGAGAATCACTCCAGAATCCTTTGATCAAGATGCAAGAGGGGCCGTAGCTGACGATGGGATCCTTCTTGAAAGGCCCGATAACATGGACTCACGTGGGGAAAACAACCTCAACGGGTTCGGTTTGGTATACGTGGTAGATTCCAAGGGTGATTTAGAGAAGATCCGCTAAAGTGTTTATATACCGTATCGGTTAGTAGAGGGTCCTTATGGCAGTATTTGAGTATGGTTGTGATTCTTGCGGACTCCGCCAAGAAAAGCTCTTTAGAAAAGAGCCCCCCAAAACGCTTTCGTGCTCCTCTTGTGGGGCCGAGGCTGAACGGTTGATTTCTGACTTTGGTTTTGCTTTCGGAGACGGAAAAGTTCCGGGAAACACCGGGGTTGATTCGCTTGACCGAGATCATGATAAGCGAATTGGTCGGGATGCGGAAGTTAGGTGGGAACACGTTAAGGATCGCACTAGTCGAAAAAGAAAAGTTCAACGAGAATACGGAGACGAAGGTCAAGTACCGCTTCGTCTCAACTCGGAAGGCAATTACGAACCGATGCCCAACAAGGACGTGCAACGGTTCCAGCGTCTTCATAAAGAGAATGATCGGGTAATCCGAGAGCACAAGAAACGTGAATCGGAATCGTCTGATCAGTGACGCCCGGTATTTTATTGATATTTGCCTTCAGTGGTTGATCGCATATCATTTAAGCGATAAGTGAGGTTCGTCGTGGCATTTGGACCATTCGATAGTTACGCTCCACCCGGAGTATACACAAAAACACAAACTCAGCAAGGTTCGTCAGGCCCTCCAACGGGGAACCGGATTCCGGTTCTTATTGGTGTCGGTCGGGAGACTCTATCCCAAGACGACTTTGAGCTGGTGCGTGGTTCTTCGGCATCGGTAGATCAACGTATTGTCAATGAGGACGTGAACGACAGGTTCATCCTCGACAATGCTAACCCTGATAACCCTGTTTTGGGTGCGAAGACTGGCAGTGAAGTCAAGTTTCGTGTCCAGAATTATCCGATTGTATCGGGTAATGGGCAAGGGTTAGTGACGAGTGATACTTCCGATATCACAGTAACCGTAGATGGCGATCTCGTGTCGCCTGCTGCTGTAGACGGTGCGCGGGGTGTTATCACCTTGCAAGTGCCGCCACAGACCGGTGAAGATGTGCGTGTTACGTATTTCTTCAACCGTACCGACACGAAGTTCACCGATGACCTTTCGGGTCAGGTGGCTGAAGAGTCCGCAATCCTCCTTTCGTCGCAAGTCGAAGACTATGAGATTCTATCCGGGGCTAACGTCCTGAATCTCAACGTGGACGGTGCAGACGCAAGTGTGACCCTCACGACAGGTGCGACTCAGAGCGCCAACAATGTGGTCAACGACATTAACGCTGCGGGCATTGTAGGTCTTACCGCCAGTGTAGCTGCGGACAACGAAGGCAATAACCGAATTCAGTTGGAAGCCCAAGGGTCGATTGAGATCCTTTCGGGAACAGCTAACTCGGTTCTTGGTTTTGGTGCTGGTCAAAAAACCACGCGCAACCGTACCTTTTACGTCTATCAGGCTCCGATTGTTACGGGCGATAACGGCGGGATCATCACGACGGATCCTTCCGATGTTGTGGTCAAGGTAGACGGCAACCAAGTAGTGCCCGAAGAGGTTGATGGAACTAACGGAGCGGTCACGCTCAAGCAGGCTCCGATTGTAGGGGCCGTCGTTTCCGTTGAGTATTTCCACAACACGTGGCAAGACACTTTCGATTACCTCCCCAATACGGGAATTCGGAAAGTCCAACAGGTTGGTATCAGCCCCGGACGCACCGATTATATCGAGGGTAACGATTACGTAGTTGACGAGAACGGTCGACTTCTCTGGGGTTCGGCGGCAACGATCGAATCTGGCCTGCATACGGCAGGCACGGAGTTTTTCGACGAGACTCAGATCAGTGCATCGCTGGTTGATAACCGGATGTATTTCGAAGAGACCAGCCGATTTGTAGATCGTTCGGTCAGCCCGGCTGTGACCTCCGACACGACTGTCCTACTAGGTAATGTACCTACGACGGGTAACGGACGGAGCACGTCTCTAGACTCGAAGCTCTTTGGCAATGTATCGAACAGCCGGGTAGGCGTGAGCACGCACCGGGCCGATCTTGTTAAAGTATACCACGGAGACAATCTATCCGAGGCGATGGCTAATGGCCCGGTAGGGGTTGTGGACGTTGATCCTGAAACCCGTAAAGTGACGGTTGAAGATGCTATTCCGCCGAGTCACACGGTGTGGGCAACGTATTGGTACAACCAGCTTCAGGATGATGAACTAACCTTCGAAGTCTTGAGCCAGTCGACGGCTACGACACCCGGCCAGTATAGCGTTTACAGTTCCCGCAGAGGCGAGCAGCTTTTCGGGGTTGATTTCGGTACCACCGGAGTTAACGAAACGATCCAGTGGCCTTCCGGTGTGGAAACTAACCCGGACGCATTCATTGCGGGCGCTGATGGTGTGGACGAAACCGTGACGGTGACGTTCAAAGAGATCGGGGCCGAGCCTGCTGTATTCACGAATTACGCGGCTGACCCGTATTCGCTCTATGCGGATGCGTCTGACACCTTGTATGTGGATGTAGACGGTAACAGCCTAACGGTAGACCTTAACCAGTCTGCTTTCGGTGTGACCGTTTCTGACGGACATGACGATGGTTCGACTTACGACATCGTTGCTACCGAAAACGACGTATTTGAGTTTGAAGTAGACGGTACGGACTATAGCGTCACTCTTACAGCAGGGTTGGGCCGAACAGGTGCTGACATTGCCGAAGATATCTGGCGGTCGGTACCGACTGATGCTACTATTACTGGTACATCAACGGAGAGCTTTGCATTCACCGATGCGTCCGATGATCTTTTCGATTTTGACATGAACGGTACCCCCGTTAATGTTGATTTTGGAACATTGACAGGTCAAACGGCTGCACAATTAGCTACGTTGATTAACACCGAGATCACCAACGCAAATCTTACGGTAGGTGATCCGGCAGTTGTTGGCAACGACGGACATGCGGTTGATGATGGTTCGGGTAAAGTCCAACTCTTGGCTTCTGAAAGCCTTACGATTGGTACAGGCACAGCCAACCCGGTCCTTGGTTTCACCAACGGTGATTCGCATGAGAACATTCTGGTAGCGAGCTACCGGGATTCGGGTGCTGATGATGAGCGTTTCCTCCTTCGATCGAAAGTGTCTCCTTCGGGACCTGCAGATGCATCCCATATCAGGGTGCAGGACGGCAACGCTAACGGGACTCTCGGTTTCACTGACTTCCAGTATGCCGAGGGCACCGAGAAAGCTGTTAACAAAGGAGCTACGCTTCTTAGTGGTGCGATCTCGGCCTCAGACCTTGCTTCCCTTAATAGCGCTTCTACCGCAGACTTTGTTGTAGCGGTAAATGGCACTGAGCATACGGTGGATCTATCGAGCCTAGCCTCGGTAAGCGCAATCCAGACCGCTTTGGATGCAGCCCTCACAGATGCCACGGTGGCCGTAGAAGATACGGACAAGATCCGCATCACTTCCAACTTGGACACGAACCAGAGTCGCATTGAGGTTCGTGCCGGAACAGCTAACCAGTACGTTGGATTCAGCGAAGGTGATAGTGCCTCGCAACGACGTGTTGAAGCCCACGAGATCGCTGCTGTTCTGAACAGTCAAGCCTCGGATTGGTACAGCCCAACGGCTGCTACCGAGTACATTGCATCGGCCTTTGCTGATACGTTTGTAAAGCCGGGCGAAGGGACTTACCTCCGCTTGACTACATTCGCGGAAGGTTCCACAGCATCCTTCACGTTTGGTACCGGAACGGATTCGGCACTTAACGATACGGGCATTGGGATCGAAGCCGGTGATTCGGTTGCGGGAACAGATGCACGGGATGGGTTCGATGTGGCCTCTTCGGCTACCAACGGCTCAACCGGCGAAGGTGTGGTTGGTCAAACGTATCAGGATTCCAACACGGGACTTCGGTTCACGATTTTGGAGGCTGGTACCGGCGATTATACGGACGGACAGTCTTTCACACTGAATGTGTCGGATACTTTCACTACGGGATTCAGCAAAGTCGTCAAGGCCGTTCCGGGCACTGAAGTTCGGGTGGACAACACGACGGATATCGGAGTAGGTGATACGGCGGTAGTAACGACTTACAACAAGTCAGGTGCCGAGCCGGGAATCGGAGATTTCTACTATATCTCTTACGAATACGAAAAGACGGATTTCTCAACCCGTCTGTTCACTCGGTTCCGGGACATTCAGCGCAATTACGGCAAGCTGTCCGCTGAGAACCCGCTTACTTTGGCGTCATACCTCGCTGTGTTGAACGGTGCGGTCATCGTCGGGTGCAAGCAGGTACTAAAGACCCCCGGCTTCAGTCAAGCTCCTACAGCGGCGTTCATGGACGCTTTGGAAGAGCTTAAAAAGCCGCTGGCTTCGGGCATTACCCCTGATCTTTTGGTCCCTCTTACGACGGACCCGGATGTTATGGGTGCCTATGTTAACCACTCCGAGATCCAGTCGAGCCAGCGTTTCCGTCAGGAACGCCGGTGCATCTTCGGTGTTGCTTCGGGCACTCGTCCTGAAGACGCGGCTAACATCGCGAAGAGCCTCAAGAGCGGACGGTCGATTCTCGTATACCCCGATAGCGCAATCGTCACACTGACGAACGAGCTTGGGGAAGATGAGAGTTTCATCGTCGACGGAACGTATGTAGCGGCGGCACTTGCCGGTGTTCTGGTAAGTCCGCAGTTCGATGTTGCAACCCCGTTAACACGACGTCGCCTTGTCGGTTTCAGACGCCTTAACCGATCGCTTGATGAGATCGAAAAGAACCAGCTTGCTGTCGGTGGTGTTACAGTCCTCGAAGATCGAGGATCGTTCCTACAGGTACGTGACGGTCTAACCACCGACGTTACCAACCGGTTCACGTCAACGCCTTCGATTGTCGCTATTAAGGATCACGTCCAGCAACAGGCACGCAAGAGCTTGGACCGTTTCATCGGTTTGAAGTTCCTCACCAGCCGGGCGCAGGATGTAGAGTTGGCCCTTTCGGGACTACTTAACACCCTTATGGAGCAGCAGATCATTGTAGACTTCAAGGGTGTTCGTGCCGAGCCGGATCCTAACGATCCGACCGTACTTCGAGTCAGTGCTTTTTACGCACCGATCTTCCCCTTGAAGTACATCCCGATCACGTACACGATCGGAAGCGCGAACTCACT